GTGGTGCAAAAATGGAATAGGGGTGTCTACAATGGGAAAGAAAATTGATGCAGAAGAACTCTATCACAGAATGTATGAAGAGGCGTTTGAAAAGGATTCCGATTTACAGAAATGGGATAGTGGATGTTGGATTAGATTTAAACTCTTTGAAAATGTCTTAAAAGATATGCCTGAAGTTGAAGAAAAAACAGGACATTGGACAAAGAAAGATGTCGATTTTAATGGTAGAGTATGGCATAACTGCTCTATATGTAATGGCGTAGCAATGACAGGTGCAGACGACAATTTCTTTAATTTCTGTCCTCATTGTGGTGCAAAAATGGAAAGGGGTTAAACAGTGAACACCGAAATTTATAAAATCTATATTCGTTCTGCTTTTGACGGTTTTGAAAAATATTATTTCATAGGCACAAAAGAACAGTTGATGACCTTAATCGGAATCTTATACTCAACGAGACTTGTTCAAATTGAAAGAATATCATACGAAATAGCCAAAAAAGAAGAACCTGATGATTGTAAACAGATAAAATATGCCGTTGAAAGTAATGGAAATATATTCACTTATGTATGCAAAGGAGAATATTGAAGTAGACACCAATATATAATATTATAATTATTATATATATATTATTATTAATATATATATAATAAAATTTAATTATTTATATTATTTTTTTCTCTCCTTATAGAGAGAAAAAAATAAATAATATAATATATAATATAATATAAAAGGAGAATAATTATGGATAATTTAGATTTACTATTAAGGGAATTAAACAAAGCAGTCGAAGATAAAAAGCCGATCCTCGTTTCGATTTTGAAACCGGGGCAATTAAAAATCCATTCGGAATTTTGTCCTACAAGCATCACTTATAACGGCTGGTTAAGGATAGATTGCAAGAATAACGAATCAGTAAATTTTTACATCGACGATTATTTTTTAAACCTTGATTCATCTAGCGGAGTTCTCACGTTCGTAGCAAAAAATCAGGACGAATCTATCGGAATTTGTTTTTAAAAAAGTTGTTGACAACGCAAACTAAAAGTGATAAAGTAATGAAGTAAGGTAAAAATTAAAGGCTACGGAACATAACCAAATTTGCATTATAAATACAATCAATGTGGTTCTCCTTAAATAACACATTCGTGGCCTTTTATTTTTTACACAGAAAGGGGCATAAAATGAAAAATATCTATCAAACTATCTCAGATGTAATGGCAGAGATTGGTGCTATCGGCAAAGACAAGAAAAATCAATCCCAAGGTTTTATGTACAGAGGTATTGATGCCGTGATGAATGCACTCAGTCCCGCATTAGTCAAACACAAACTCTTTGTAGTTCCCGAGATTCTCGAACAGATCAGAGAAGAAAGAACGAACAAGAACGGAACTACTCTTATTTACTCAGTATGTAAAATTAAATATACCTTTTATGCAGAGGATGGTTCATCTGTATATGCTATCGTTATCGGCGAAGGTATGGATTCTGGCGACAAGGCAACTAATAAGGCTATGAGTATTGCTTTTAAGTATGCTTGTTTCCAAGTATTCTGTATTCCTACAGAAGAAATGGTTGACCCGGACGCTGAGGTTCACGAAGTAGCACCTAAGGCAACTCAGACCGAGAAAGAACCTAAGGTCGAAAAAGAACCCAAGGCTGAAAAAGAACCTAAGGCTGAGCAGCCTAAAAAGACCAGCGAAGATATGGCAGAAGAAAAGGAAAAGATTTCAGAGTCTGACCTTGAAACCTTAAGAAAAATGATTAACAGAGACAACGTCTCAGAAGAGAAACTGGTAGAAACATATAAGGTTACTGCTGCCGAAGAATTAAATAAAGCCCAGTTAAAAAACATTAAACAGAACTGGGATAAAGTAAGACAGAAATGCGCACAATGAGGTAACTAATGGAGTTCATAGGTCATCTCGTCGGGGCAACACGAAACTTATCGACAGGTAAATTTAATATTACCTTCGAACTCGATGAAGGAAACATACAAGACCTTGACAAGATAAGCGGAAACAAAAAGTTAATAATACAAGCGAAGCAGCATTACGATAAACGAAGCCTTACGGCAAACGGATATGCGTGGAAACTTATGCAGTTAATTGCAGAAGCTACAGACCAAACCAAATGGGACGTTTATCTTACTTGCATACAAAGGTATAGCCGAGCCTTTACACACTTAATTGTAAAGCCACAAGCCATACCGAGAGTGCAAGAGATGTTTCGTGTTTGTATTGACTTAGGCGAGATAACCGTGAACGGCCAAACAGGACATCAGTTACAATGCTATTTTGGAAGTCATACATTTACGACTAAAGAAATGAGCGTGTTTATAGATGGAATTATAAGCGAATGTCGTGATCTTGAGATTCCGATAATTCCAGACAGCGAAGTAGACAGATTAAAAAAGGAGTGGGGCAAATGACAACTATTACAGTTAACGACGAAAGAGATAATGTTGTTGAACTTAGAGATTTATGTCCGGGAGATTTCTTTTACATTAACGATCCTGAGAACATGAAACTCTTAACAGGAATGGACAGCATAAACGCAGAAGTTTTTGATTTGGTTAATTTGACAAAACAGATACTTCCCACCGACGAGGTCGTTTGTAAATACAAAGAAATCACAATTGATGCAACGCTATGAAGCCAACCCAAAGCATAATCCAAACCGAAAAGAAATGTTATATTTGCGGTTGTGCAAGAGAAGAAATACTCAGTGAACACCATTGTATTTCAGGGGACGGCAGACGAGATATTGCAGAACGTCTTGGATTAAAGGTTTGGATATGTTATTATTGTCATAAAGCGTTGCACGATAAAGATAACAATGATAAAGACTTTGATTTACAGATGAAACAAAAGGCTCAAATGGTCTTTGAAGAAAAGATAGGAACAAGAGAGCAATGGATTGAATACTTCTGGAAATCATATTTATGAAAGGTGGTATAGCTATGGAAAAGACAGGAGGTTGAAATGGACGGTGACTGATATTGAAAAATTGTATGACAAAGTCATGCAGACCAAAGAAAAACGCCAACGAAATAATATAGAATACTTTATTACCGAGTTTGAAAAACAAATGACAGGCGACTTAGATGAGCTCTATCAAACAGATAAAGAACAGTATAATATATCGCTTGCCAACGTGAAGAAACAAGGCATAAGAGTATTTAGAAACGCCGAAGGCAAACACAAATTAGACTGTACGAATATGTCGAGCAACATATTTGAACATTTATAAAACATCTGGCGCTTACAGCAATTTTACACCACATTTATGGAATAGACTTTTAATCTATTATTTACTTTGCGTCAGTTACATCGGGCTCACACAGCAATATATTTAATACAAAAAACAGCCATTGATAAGTTTTTATATTATGAGTCCGGCAAGTCACAAACAAAAATAAAATTCTGGCACTTACAGCAATTTATCACCTTGCAATTGGTTTTATGTGTCAGGGAAAAGAGGAAAAAATGGATTTCGCAAATGCTTTAAAAGAAGAAGCAAGAAAAACTTATACTGAGAATGGCGCTCAGGCATACAACACTACGTCGGATGCTTTGTTGGACCTTTTCGGTACTATCGGTTCTTTAAGAACCAGAGATTATACGGAAATTGATACGCTTGTTGAAGAAGCGTTCAAGGTTGATCCGTTATTCACAATGAAGATTATCTTCTACGCAAGAGACATAAGAGAGGGATGCGGCGAAAGAAAAGTCTTCAGACATATTATTAAATATATCGCAAATAAATACCCTTATGCTCTTATGAAGAACGTCATTCTTATACCGAAGTTCGGTAGATGGGATGATATGTATGAACTCGTAGGCACGCAGCTCGAAGATTTCATGTGGTCTGTAATGTACGACCAGTGGTTTAGAGACTTGGCTAACTATCAGGAAAAACAGCCTATCTCTTTACTCGCTAAATGGATTAAGACACCCGATGGTTCTTCAAAAGAAACAAGAAGACTTGGTTGTTTAACTGCTAAAAAGTTGGGCTATATTAATGCCAGTGACTTTAAGAAACAGTTAAGAGCGTTGAGAAGACACATTGATGTTACAGAAGTTAAGATGACCGCAAACGAATGGTCTGACATTGAGTATTCAGCGGTTCCGAGTAACGCAATGACTAAATACAGACACGCATTTGACAGGCACGACAATGAAAGATTCATGTCCTTTGTTACAAGAGCCGTTAATGGCGAAGTAAAGATAAATTCATCTACACTTTATCCATACGACATCGTTGAAAAATCATTGTATTATCAAGACAAATCAGATGTTCTTGAAGCGCAATGGAGACAGTTGCCTAATTATGTAGAACCCGGAACCAATGCAATGATAATTGCAGATGTATCTGGCTCAATGTCTGGAAGACCTATGGCAACATCAATTGGACTTGCAATGTATTTTGCAGAGAGAAATGTTGGTGCATATCATAATTTATTTATGACGTTTTCTTCTAATCCCGAGGTTGTTACTCTTAAGGGCGACACCTTAGAACAAAAGATACAGTTTATACACAATGTAAACTGGGGCGGATCGACAAATCTCGAAGCAGCATTCAAACTTATTCTTGACATCGCCATTAAAAACAATATTCCTTCAGAGGAAATGGTTAAGTCATTAATCATCGTATCTGATATGGAAATTGATATGGCAACATCAGGATGGGGAACTCCTACTTCATCAGAAACTTGGTCGTTCTACGATACAATGAGAAATTTATATCACAGAAACGGATATGAAATTCCTAATGTTGTGTTCTGGAATGTTAATTCAAGGCACGACGTATTCCACGTGGACGCTAAGAGAAAAGGCGTGCAGTTATGCTCAGGTTCATCTATCAATACATTTAAACAGTTAATGGGTTGTATAGGTATGACGCCTGTTGAGATGATGAATAAAATAATCAACTCAGAAAGATACGCCGAAATAAAAATAGAATAATAATTATGGGGGAGCCGTTAAACTGTTGTATTTGTAGACCATGGCTACGGTATAAACAGTGAAACAGATGTTGCAATAATGACGGTAAGGGCACTCCCCTGCCACGCGATATAGGGCTTTATGCTTTATATAAATAGTCCTCGGATGGACTTCTCTAAGTTAAACTATTGTACGTCAGGGTTCAATGCCTTGCGTACAATTCGGAGGTATAGCTCAGTTGGTAAAGCAAGTGACTGTTAGTCACTGGGTCAAAGGTTCAAGTCCTTTTATCTCCGCTCGCATAAGAGTTTTGGCTTTCTTCTTATGCGACTAGCATCACCTCCTTTGATGCATAAAAGTATTGTTTACTCGTTGCACGGTGGCGAAATGGAGACGCAAATGACCGAATAAGCCAGCGGTCATGTAGCAAACGGCAGACACTACGTGTAGGGTTCGATTCCCTATCCGTGCAAGCGTACATTGTGACATAGCGATGCACGTTCAAATTTAAACCTTCTTGAAAAGTTGCATAGTGGCGGAATAGGTAGACGCTATGAAAGGTACAGGTAGATTGAGACTGGGGTTCGAGTCCCCCGTGCCGCTTTGAGAAATCATTAGGTGAAGTAACCTTTGGCGGAGCGGTTTCCCGACTGGTAGGTAATATCTCAATTATGTGAGTGTGCAAATCCTCACCTATGCAAACGGAGTGAAGAACAAATGAATCGGCGACTCAGTGATATTGGCGCATCGGTACCGCGCCCAGCGACGGCTGCAAAATATCAGGCCAATAGCCGAGATGTGTGGCCCGTGGGTGACCTTAACCCACACGCTCCTTAAGGACGTAGTTCAATGGTAGAACATCGGTCTCTAAAACTGACAATGTGTGTTCGACTCACACCGTTCTTGGCGACTTAAATACTGTACAAGATGCCCCAATCTAATAAAAACATATCCCCCCCAGTTATGTTTGTAATCTATATGAAAAACACCACAAGTGATGTGTTCCACTCAAACACATTAACCCATTCGAGTGTCGCAGTACAGTTGCTCGAACATTGGGCTGTCGCCAAGCGGTAAGGCAACGGGTTTTGATCCCGTCATTCGCTGGTTCAAATCCAGCCAGTCCAGTACATTATTAAATTATATTTCAAAGGAGGAATATTATGAACCGAGTAATTTTAATGGGACGCCTAACTAAAGACCCGGACATCAGAGGGGAAGGCACCGCGCTTGTTGCTAAATATACTTTAGCAGTTGACCGTAAATACAAGAGAGATGAAGACGACAGCGTTGATTTTATTTCTTGTGTTGCCTTTAGTAAAGGCGCAGAATTTGCAGAGAAATATCTCAAAAAGGGAACTAAGATGTTGGTAAGCGGTCGTATTCAGACAGGTAGTTACACCAACAAGGACGGACAGAAAATTTATACGACAGACGTCATCATCGAAGAACAGGAATTTGCGGAAAGCAAAAAGGCCTCCGAAGAATCAAACGGTGGCTCAAAATCCAAGGCAGCAGACCCCGATGAAGATTTTATGAACATCAGCGATGCGGTTGACGATATGCCGTTCTAATTAAATTACACATTGATCGTGGTACTGAGAAGTGGAGAGCGAGAAGAAGCCGACCACTTCTCTTTAAAACCCCAAAAGGAGGTTGTATGCAATTAAAAACAAAATTAACCGAGTTAGTTAAGGCAGGCAACAACAAGATAGTTTCTATCGGCTCCCAGTCAGGATTTTTCTTTATCGGTTACCCACAAGAATTTCTTGAACAGGAAGAAGAATATAACAAGAGATGGGAATTAGCCTTTAAGCAGTCAGTGGCGGCGGCAACCACTGCATATAATAACTGTGTTAAGTCACCACCTGACCCGGACAGAGAAATTAAAAGGAAAGAACGTGACCCTAAGACAAACCGTATGACAGATATGGTTGTCCCCATCGAAATTCTTGAAAAAGAATGGAAACAGAAATGCGATAACCTTGAAATCGCTATGCAAAGAGCAAACATGAAGGTTAATAAATTTAAACCATTCGGAAAGAGAGAAGTCAAAGAGTGTTATCCGGGCCTTAACGATGATAAGGAAGTTATAATCATTAAGGGTTACGAAGTGGGAAGATACTGGATGAAATCAGAATTTGATAAAGACACAAGAAAGGACTTATGTAATGGCTGCATACAGAAAACCCATGAAACAAAAAGCGGTGAAATCGTCGGGGATGTCGCCAAATATGACCAAGAAAAAGCCGACAAAACGGAAGAAACCGAATCCGTATAAGGCGCCTCCGACAGTTAAAAGATATTATTCTGGAATTGCTTATGGAATAGACTTGTTGCGAGATGATTTAATTGAATCTTGCGACAGCGACATAGTAAAGCAATGGATAAAAGACCGGGCGCAACGCTTAAAGCAAGCGTCAAGTAAAAAACTCACAGACCTTGAGAAGAAAAAGACTAAAGAAAAACTTAAGGACTGGGAAGAAAGAGAGTGGGAAAACTTATGAATATATTTTCGATTACAGAACATGGCATCCCAATATTCGAAGGAACCATTGATCAGGTTGGCAATATGCTCAATATGACTCGATGTGACATTTATGATGCCATTGATGATTCGACTCTTATTAAGGGCAAATATTTAATTCACAAGAGAACCGAAGCAGAAATTTCAGCGAATATGTTACAGGAACATTTATATAATAGTGACGGTTCACGTAAGTATGAATATCGTCAAGGGTTTCCTAATCGTTACAGAGATGCTTCATCAAGAAGATTTACGGCAATGTAAGGAGGTTAATTATGGTAACTACAGAAGATATGTGTTTTGGCGACTGCGGTGCACCCTGTAATACTCATTGTACTTTATACGGCAGAAGCAGAACGGTCCTGATTTGTGATAAGTGCAAAGAAGAAACAGATGACCTCTGGCAGTTCGGAAGAAAACAGTTATGTAAACACTGTTTGTTGGATTCCTTTGCAATTACTGAAGGTAAATGTGATGAATGCCAGTGCGAAGATACATTGTATGATGTCGAAGGTAATCTGTTATGCGAAGACTGCGTAACCGAATTTTTTGACAAGGTTAAGGAGGACGACGATCAATGAATGTCTTAGTAGTATGCGAAGAAAGCCAAAGAGTTGCCTCTGCTTTTAGAGAGCTTGGCCACAATGCTTTCTCTTGTGACATAATTGATTGTTCTGGCGGACATCCTGAATGGCATATTAAACATGACTGCATACCATTATTGAATGGACGATGTACTTTTCAAACTTGCGACGGCAAGATGTACACTTTGCTTGGACCGTGGGACTTAATTATAGCACATCCACCTTGCACGTTCTTAACAAACACTGGAAACAGATGGTTTGACGTTGAGAAATATGGCGAAGCAGCGATACAGAGAGAAAAAGACAGAGAAGAAGCAATTAAGTTCTTTATGACCATTGCGAATTGCGACTGCAAAAGAATAGCGATTGAAAATCCGATAGGCGTTATGAGTACACGATTTCGCAAGCCTAATCAGATTATTCATCCATATATGTTTGGTGATCCCGAGAGAAAAGCCACGTGCTTATGGCTTAAGAACTTGCCAAACTTAGAGCCTACGAACATTGTAGAGCCAAACATCATTCATTACAAGAATGGAAAAGGAACTGATTCTCCTTGGCACGTAAACACAATGTCGTTACCTAAGGAAGAGAGAACAAAAGAGAGAAGCAAAACATTTCCGGGCATAGCCAAGGCTATTGCAGAGCAATGGGGAAAGTTAGGAGGCAATAATGAATAATCAAGGAGCAAAAGCAGATGCGGGCAAGTTGCCATTAACTCTTGTGCCGTTAGAAATTATCAGAAACATAGCCGCAATACGTCGCTATGGAAAAAATAAATATGGTTCATCAGAGAACTGGAAAACAATTGAACCTGAAAGATACAGAGATGCAATGTTCAGACATATGTTGCTGTATATCGAAGACCCTTATGGCGTTGACGAAGAAAGTGGACTGCCTCATTTATGGCACTTGGCCTGCAATGTGGCTTTCTTATGCGAATTGCAAAAAGATGGGTTTAAGTCCGGGAGCACTGGAGTAAATATAAAGGATATTAAATGTCTGGATTTATCAGGTGCAACAGAAACGCAGAAATCGAAATTAAAAGATATGCTTGTTGCATCGGCACAAGCAGAATTACAAGAGTATGGCACTGTTGTAACACCTAATAATGTACCAAATAGTACAGTTGATGCCGATGGTTTCGACTGGAAGGAAGGCGATTATGTTAAGCCATCCGACAAAGATTACGAAACAAATTTTGGCGGAATGACAACGAAATAAAGGAGGAAAAAATATGATACCGCATTGGGTGAATGTTGCTTGTGATGGAAATCCGGGAGCTTTGAATTTCATTATGGAAGTCATAGCGCTCGTAGGATTTGATAAAGCAGAGGAATACTTTAAGAAACTACATAATAAGCACATTGTCGGTTCCGAGTTGTATATTCTTTGGAATGATTGTTGTGACAGAAACACTTTAATCGCTATGAACATAATGAACACACATAGCCTTGATGATATTGTTGAACACATAAATGCCAAGAATGGCAGAGGAATTTCTTATTTAAGGGAGGATAAATAATGGGCAAGATAACAATTTTTGATTTAGATGCAGGTATCGGCAACGTATTAGACGCTCTTGATAATCTCGTAGACATGGAAACTGGTGAGATTACGGATGAAGAACAGTTTAATCTATTAAGGACTGAACTCGATGCCTTGGCAGAGAAGAGAGACGAAAAGATTTCTAACATCGCCTGCTGGATCAAGCAGTTAGAGTCCGATGCCGAAGCAATTAAGAAAGAAAAAATGAAACTGGCCGCAAGGCAGAAAGCAGCAGAGAACAAGGCCAACAACCTTAAGAGATACCTTGGTTTTGCATTAAACGGCGAGAAGTTTAAAGATGCAAGAGTAAGTATTTCTTATAGACCGTCACGAACAGTAGAGTTTGCCGAAGGCTTTAATTACTTTAATCTGCCTGAAGAGTTTCAGAAAATTACTTGTGAACCTCGTAGGACAGAACTCAAAGAAGCACTCGAAAACGGACTTACTATTGACGGTGTCGAAATTGTAGAGAAATCCAATATGCAAATCCGATAAACTACACTAATAGAAATGGGGCATTCAGATGTTAGTTGACAATGAAAAGTTAGAGCAAGCGAAAATAGCATTGGCTAGTGAAACGCCTGACTTAATAGCAGAGTTGATGAATCTGCAACAATATGATTCAAGAAATCATAAAGCTCTTTGCCCTTTTCATAACGAAGATACTCCGAGTTTTGTATGGGACCCGAAGCGCCACAGATATATGTGCTTTGGGTGCCACGCTACCGCGGATATTGTGACTGCTTATACATCCACCGGGCTGACATTCTTGGAGGCTTGCGAAAAGATATTCGAAAAGGCTGGAATTACATATGCCTTTGGCGAAAAGGGTGTAAAAACGCAGGCACAATACCGTTATCCGCACGAGGAACCGTTGAATGACAAAGAGAAAATAACTGAATATTTTGAGAAGCGCTGCATTTCAAGAGCCACTCTCGACCATTGCGATGTAAGAGAAGATGAAAAGGGCAATGCAGTATTTAACTATTACGACACTAACGATGTTTTAACTCTGGTTAAATACAAGCCCTCTCACAAAGTCAAAAAGGGAGAGAACAAATCGTGGTGTCAGAAGAATGCAGACTCAAGACCTCTCTTGTTTAATATGAACAGAGTTACGCCCACCCAAGCGCTTTTGATTACGGAGGGCGAACCCGATTGTCTTGCGGCTATTGAAGCAGGCTATATGAATACGGTTGCAGTTCCTTTAGGTGCCAACAACTACGGTTGGATCGAAGAGAACTGGGACTTCCTTGAACAGTTTAATTCTATCATCCTTGCATTTGACAATGATGAAGCAGGATATAAGGCCACAAAGGAAGTTATTTATCGTTTGGGAACATGGCGAACAAGCCTTATGGATATACCTGAAACGACAGAATATTGGGGCGACGAAGTCAAAGTAAAAGACATTAACGAATTGCTTTACTATTGCGGTAAAGAAGCCGTCCTGAATGCGATTATCAACGCAAAAGACTCTCCCGTGCAGTCAGTTGTTGACTTTTCCACGGTTGAGGATATTGATATTGATAATATGCCGGGCATATACACTGGGTTTAAACAGGTCGACAAAGTCATCGGTAAGATTTTCTATTCGATGGTAACCATTGTAAGTGGTCTTCCGTCGTCTGGTAAAAGTTCTTTTTTAAACCAAATCATAAGCAACGTCATTGATAGTGGCGAAAAGGTTTGGATATTCTCTAAAGAGATGAACGCGAATATCTTATCTAACTGGTTGACCATAAGCCTTGCAGGCACTGGAAACCTTAAGCAGTATGAGAACAGTTACACTGGAGAACCGTTCTACAAACTGCCGACAGAAACAAAAAGAAAAATCAGAGAGTATTATAACGAACAGTTATACATCTACAAAGACGATGCACCTAATGATGAGGATTCACTTTTTGAAAGTATGGAAGAATGTGTCCGTAAGTTTGGCATACGAACACTGATAATTGACAACTTAATGTGTATCGCATTAAAGAACGGCACGAGCGATAAATATGATGCTCAGACAGACTTCTTTAACAGGCTCTTGAGTTTCGCAAAGAAGTTCAATGTGGCAATTATCATTGTATGTCATCCGAAGAAGCTTCCGGCTGGCGTCAGAGAAGTAGATATGTATGACATAAGCGGTTCGTCAAACATAATTAACTTAGCGCATTTAAGTTTTGCGTTAAGGAGAGTCACAAAAAAGGAAAAGGAAGACCCGAAGTGTCCTTACGCTAAATATGATGTAATGCTTTCTATCATCAAAGACAGAATACAGGGACGTAACGGTGTCGACGTTCCGTTTTATTATGATAATCCGTCACGTAGGTTCTATACTAACTTTGAAGAATATAGGCGAGACTTTAAGTGGGATAGCGAACACACCAATAAAGACTTGCCGATGCCTGAAAAGTTAGTAGATTATGCAGAAGAGTTATATGGAGATAAAAAATGATTACGCAAGGAATGAAAATAAAGGTTTTTCCTGATACTAATATTCAGGCCTACAAAGATATGATTTATGACGAGGGTTATTTTTGTTCGTTAGAAGGCGAATATTTAGTAGTCGGAAGGGCATTTAAAAACATGTCAAAGAAAACTTGGTTCTCCTACCGCTTTAACGAATGGAGAGTAAGAGCAAGGTTATCTAAACAAGAAGCGGCCGAAATGTTAGGCGTATTAAAACCTACCATTGACCGTTGGGAATCGGGCGCAACACTGCCAAGCAGTGAATGTAGGCCCATAATTACCGAAATAACTGGTATAGAGTTTGAAACCATAGGGGGATCAACATGATGAACACTTTTATGTCTGCTGCCGAATACGAGAGAGCAATGAAAGAACTAGCTGGCAACAATGCTTATATGACAAACGGTGTGAATACCGAATATGATTCAGAAGCCTTTCATAAACAAGCAGATGATTTGATGTGCAAGGTTCTCAGAGGACTTGGTTATTCGGCCGGATGTGACATATATGATAAAATACCAAAATATTATTCTAAGGAGGTTTAGCAACTATGAAAAAAATGATCGTGTACAATTTGACAAACGAGAGAGGGGACGTCGTAAAGAAGTTAGGCTTTGCGTGTCCTGACTGTCAGAAAGTATATAGTGAATTGCGTATGAGATACGAAAAGACATCAATCACTTGTACTTGTGGAACGAAGTTGAAGAATCCGATGTGGGAGGTAGCGTATGAATCAGATGAAGACCGTTAGAAAATATTTAGAAGATGGCAACTCTTTAACCAGTATGGAAGCCTTTAGAAAGTGGGGCATTACAAGATTATCCGATAAGATTTTTAAGTTGAGGCAGACCGGGTTACAAATAGACTCCATCCCGACCGAAGGAAAGAATCGTTTTGGCGACACCGTTCACTTCTCAACATACAGATTATCTTGTGTTAATGACATATTAAAAGAAGGGGAAGGCAAATGATAATTACTATAATAGTTGGGTTTATTTGTTTCGTTGTTGGCGGATGTTGTGGCTTTGTTATGATGGCACTTATGGTGGCAGCAAGCCGTGAGGATCAGCGCAGAGAAAGGGAAGCGGATGATATACGAATACACGAGTCCTAACGGATATAAAGGTAGAATGTATCAGGGCGCGAGACCGGGTTGCACTTCCGTGTCTATTCGTGATAAGAACGGCAAGGAAGTGTTTCACTCGGGCTTCTCAAACTGCAAAACATTTCAAGATTTAAAAGATGAAGTAGATGATTTTCCAGAATTTTTAAAATTGCTGACTAAGGAGGACTGAAATGAAATTTTGGGGCTATTTATTTATAATTTTATTTGCCATTGTAGTGCTTTTATTTTTCAACGAATGGAGGAAATAAGATGGTTACAGTTATTTGTGACAGATGCAAAGAAACCATTGTCACATTAGATAGCACAAGCAAAATAAGCGACTATGTATCGTATGTCGAAGTACATAAAACCATTTTAGAGACTTTATATTCTGGCGGAAACAGTCGCTATTGTTTGTGTGACAAATGCATTAAAGATTTTCTGTACTGGCGACGTAACTCGAAACCAACATTTACTTCTGAAGAAGTGTGCGACAAACTTGTCGAGGTGGGGCAACATGACCATTCCCGATTTAAGTTAAATGAAACAATTATGTATAGTCCATCAGAAGTTAAACACATATTGGATGGTACATATGTCTCTAAAGGAGAACAAAAATGAAAGATTCAGGGATAATACCCATAGCGATAGCCATTGGATGTGTCATCATATTGCTCGCATTTGCTTGGCTTATAGATTCAGTTGCAGATACATACAAATGGAATACTGGACGCTGCCAATGTGGTGGCAGTTGGGTATATGAGCAAGCCGTCGGACACGATTGGTGGACAAGTTATATATATCACTGTAATAAATGTGGAAAAGCAATTGAAATCACGCAAAGGAGATAAATATGTTTGAATCGGCAGAACAAAGAGTATGGTTGCCAGTCGCAGAATCATCGATCGACAACATCAGCGACAAAATCCGACAAACGCGATATGCTATAGACACCGTGGTGACGTGTCACGAAATAAGTCGAGATGCTCATTCTTCTCTTACCCGAGCAGAAATCGATCCTAATGCTCTTATGAGCGCGTTATTAGGAATGCAAGACATCCTCAATTCGTTAGATAGAGAAAATAGTCAAACTAAGACATTGATGAATACCACAAATCAAATTGTCGGAGACAACCTTGGTTACATGAAGTCCAAAATGCATAACCACATCTCTTATATCCACGAGTGTGTTAACTGCGGACACGCGTTGGAAGTGCCTGAGAACAACGGCATATTTAACTGTAAGTATTGTGGTTCAGTATATGCTATTGGACCGACACGAATTTCTTGTGAATATTAGGAGGTAATTATGGCAGATAACGAATATATGGATAAATTTAACGACATTTTTCCGATAGGGCGTCCTGTTAAACCGATTAAAGTAAGAGCGTATTGCGGGAAGTGTATGCTAAATGGTGAGCTTAATCAGTTGGAGCAGAAAGATAACGTGCTTTTAACTGCACCAGTTAAATACCAGTATGTTTGCCCCGTATGCAAAAAGGAATATACATCCACTATATCTTATCCGTTTATAAAATATGTGGATGACGTGGACATAAGAGAGAGTGAATAAAAAGAGGAGGCCAACATGAAACAATGCAGGGACTGTATTCATAAAAATGTATGTTATGTTCTGAAGGCAAAAGCAATTCCTGAAGAGCCTTGCGCTTATCAAAGCAACAACGCTGCTATTTATGATGAAATATATACCATAGGTTACGAAGACGCGGTTGCCGATATGAGAAATATGATTATGGAACAGCAAGGCAAGAAGCATAATAAGTACCGTAAGAAATATAATACAGATTTAAGCCACTGTTTTAAAGATAAAAATATGTATTATATCTTACAAGCTTGGAAGAATTGGAGGTCAAAATGATTAGAAACGAATGTGACGATTGTATGTTAGACGGTACTGATGCTTGCGCTGGTAGAGTAGATGGTCACATCTGCCCAGACTTTTTAAGAGAGTGTCCTAAGTGTCCAGAATATGACACTATACATCATAACTGTCCATTGTATTGCAAGTTTATTCGAGATGGAATGAAAGAAGAACTGAGCGCATGGATCGAGGAACTGAGAGATAAGGTAGAACGTATTGACGAGCGCACTTATTTAACCACAAATGGCGATACGACCGGGTACGGTGTCAAAGACGCTTATCAGTTCAAGAAAGAAGTATTGGCCATATTTGATAAAACAATATCCGAATTAAGAGGAGCCGACAAATGAAAGATGAGATTTATTTTTCAGACGGAACGCCGTTTGAACCGCCTGAAGACCCATTATTTAAAAAATATCCACCGTGTGAGAAGTATGATTATCATTGTTGGTGTTGCTCTAAGTGTCCTCGTGGTTGGGATTGGAGCATTCCCGAAGAAGACAAAGAAATTTTTGAACAATATCAAAAAGAATTTAACGAATATTGCGAAAGTCACGGAGGCATTGAGAACATCTTAGTTGAATTGAACTTAGAAGGAGCACAAGAATGAAAGTCGATATATATAATACAGATAAACAATACCGTGTGATATATGCCGATCCTCCATGGAAACAATCCAAAGGCGGTAAGAAAGCGGTGAGAAAGAACAGCAGCGGAAAGCCACTTGATTATCCAGTATGTTCGATGGAAGAAATCAAAGAACATCTGAGACAAGCGGATTCCTTAACTGGCGACGATGCAATATTATTCTTATGGACTATCGACAAATACTTGTTTGAAGCTGAAGAAATCGCAAAGTCCTTGGGATATAAACTGCACGCTCGTATGATATGGAATAAGGTCAACGGCATTCCGGCAGCGTTTACGGTGAGATATGGCCACGAATACTTGTTATATATGTATAAAGGCAAGTTAACACCAGTCGCAAGAGAAGAACGTGGAAAGATACACACCGTATTTACCGAGCAAGTAAAGAAGCACTCTCAGAAACCTGAAGAAGCATATCGAATTATTGAAAGATTATATCCACACTTCAATAAAATAGAGTTATATGCGAGAAACGAAAGAGATGGTTGGGACTGCTGGGGCGACGAAGTATAAAGGAGGACGAAGATGAGTAGTTATACGGCGCAATTATATTGTGAAAGATGCGGTAAATTATTGGCAGAAGTCAACGCGTATCACGAGCCGAGAGCGGGTGTTTTTGTTCCGCAAGATTTTATGGAAAGAAAGTACAGACTTCCTAGTATGTTTTGCCAAGAGTGTTTAAACAGAGTGGAGGATGAACGCGATGAATAAACTGCGAGAAGTTTTGTTTGATGAGTCTGGTAAAACGGCAGCATTTCTTAAAAAATGTCACGAAGAATTTAAGAAAGAGAAAGGCTGTTCTACTTGCAAGAATCTAAAGCACGTCCGAGACTATCCGGGCTTTGTAGATGCAGAAGAGAACGAATGTACCGCTGGCCTTGAATGTGATACCGTTTTATTTTCGATTAAGAACTGTCCCAAATGGGAAGAAGGGGAACTGCTATGAATGATATGATTGCAAAAACACCTGTCTTAGAACTAATTGACAAAGTAGTCTACAGTCAAGAATGGGCTGAGTTTAGATTAGATTATGGTTCACGCGGACAAATCGAACTTATAAAAACCTTTATCATGGAATCGTCTTCGGACAATTTCAAAATAGGTTATTGGAGAACCAGCCATGTGCCGAACGAAGATTATGTATGTTCTGAGTGCGGTGGCGCTTGTTGGTATTACGACGTAGAAAAGGATGTGTCTAAAAGCAGATACTGTCCGAACTGCGGAGCGATGATGTGGGGATTTCATAAATGAAAACGTGTGCAAATTGTATTTATAAAGACAGAGACTGGGGAGATAATCCCTGCCGTACTTGTTTTGGTGTTACCAGTGATTATGAAAATTGGACTGGCGTCGAAGATGACTATGATCCTGTGATATGTGCAGAATGCAGACACGCTGGGCCATGTACATACATCAAAGGTGTAGCATACTTGACTTGTGATTTAGAAAACCATAAGCCAATATTTAATAGTAAACCAAAATGGTGTCCGTTACATAAGGAGGAAAATGATGAATAAACAATATGGAAGTTATACAGATGCGGATTTAAACGATTGGCAGATGTTGCCTGAGAATAGCAGAGTTTTAACATCAAGTGCGTTTGGTGCGTGGTTGTTAAGACGCGACGAAAGAAAAGGCAATAGAGATTTAATAACAGAATTTGAAAAGGCAAAAGCAGAGATGGAAAAGAGAAGAAATGCTCTTGATGATGGTAACCTCAATGATTTCAAGAAATGCAAAATGCAAGGATATAGCGATTCAATGGGCATCTTAGACCATCGTATTGAAGAATTGAAAGGCGAGAAACAATGAAATTGGACGAAGCGGTCGAAAGACTGAACAATGTAATCATTTGTGAGAAATGTCACATATCGGGCAAGGAGTGTAATGATAATTGCCCAACTCAATATAAGGCCGGGACCGTCGGCGAATGTGTAGAAGCAATGGAAACAGTTCTGAATTTTGTTAAACATAACAGGGGTTCAGAACAAGAAAGATGGCTGAGAGGAGAATAAAATGATAATCAAAATACTTTGTATTAGTTTGTTGGCCACAATGGGGATTTGTATTATTTGTTTAATAGCAAAGATATTGGAATTAAAAGCGATAAATAAAATATTGGCTGACGAAAATGAAAAAATATATGAGCAATATAATTTAACACGTGGCACATATCACGATACAGTACAAATGTTTTGTCAGATGTGTGAACTGAAAGCAGAAGAATATAAACCAGACGATTGGGATTCATTAGCAAACGCAGAGCGTGACCATTAAGGAACTGAAAGGAGAACAGAAATGATATATGTATATGAAAATGATATTTACGATAATCCGTCACGCGAAAAAATAAAATACAGTTCCGAACACATACCGAGAGTCGGAGAAATTTTACACTTTCCACATATTGGTGGCTTTAAAGTTAAAGATGTTGCTTACGAAATATCTGATGACAGCGAAGAGAATACAATAATGTGGGTTGAAGTATATGTTGATAAACTGAAAGGAGAAAACAAAAAATGATGAACGGAAGATATACTTATGATGACTTCGAAAGAATGCGTGAGCAAGACAAAAAGGAAGGAGACTCTATAGCCAAAAGGGTGTTGAGATATATTGGTTATGGCATAATCAGTGTGATTATTGTTTTAGTAATAGTATGCCTTTTTAGTTGCTTCTATTCAGTGGATGAACAGCACAACGCAATAATCACCCAGTTCGGACAGATTGTCAAAGTGAACACCGCTGGATTTTATTTTAAAGCGCCATGGCAGTCGGTTAAGAAAGTAGACATGACCACTCATGGCACATCTATAGGATATGTAATTGAAGATGATTCACAGAAAGGATCATATCCCGTAGACGAAGCGAACGGCATAATGATAACTTCGGACTTTAATCTTTTAAATATAGACTTTTATATTGAATACAGAGTGTCAGACCCGGTCGCTTATGTTTATAATTCCAAAGAACCCGAAGCCGTGTTAACAAACATAGCATTAGCGAATATTCGTACCATAGTTTCAAATTATACGGTTGACGAAGCTATGACTACGGGTAAAAATCAAATTCAGGCAGACATTAAATCGGCTATTCTCGATTCGCTTGAAACAAGAAATCTTGGATTATCAGTTGTAAATATAACCATTCAGGATTCCAGACCTCCCGTTGAAAGCGTAGAGTCTGCATTCAAAGCTGTTGAAACCGCAAAGCAAGGTGCCGATACTGCAATGAATAATGCTCTTCAATATCAGAACAGCGAGATACCCGCCGCAGACGCTAAGGCCGATGCAATCATCCAGCAGGCAGAAGCCAAAAAGACATCAAGAATTGCTGAAGCCACTGGTCAGGTTGAAAGATTTAATCAAATGTATGGACAGTATAAGCAGTTCCCTTTTACAACAAAAAAGAGACTGTTCTATGAGAAGTTAGAAGAAGTAATTCCGGGTTGCAAGATTATTATTACCGACGGCTCTACAGAAACGATGTACCCTTTGGAATCATTTATTAGCACCGAAACGGAAGGAGAACAATAATGAATAATCTTAAAAAGAAATTAATTATATTATTATCGGTTATGAGCGTGGGCTTTGTTGTGTTGTTATTATTAGGTATCATCACATTCTTTTCTTCAACATACACGGTTAAACCCAATGAAACTGCCATCGTTGTACGATTAGGCAAGGCTCAATCATCAGTAAATACCGCCGGACTTCACTTCCACGCACCGTTTATTGAGAGTACAACGAAGATTTATACTGGCGATATGCTTTATGACATTCCTGTATCGGATGTTATTACGGCTGACAAGAAAACAATGATCGCTGACTGTTATGTTATTTGGTCGGTAACTGATTCTGTCAAATATTATCAGACGCTAGGTGCCATTCAGGGAAGAGGAGAAGAAAGGGTTGAAGCGGCCGTATTTAATGCCGTTAAGAATACCATCTCTTCAATGACTCAGGACAACATTATCGCCTCCAGAGGTTCAACACTTACGGATGAAATTACCACAGCGTCCAACTCGGATATATCACAGTATGGTATCACTATTGAGTTGGCAGAGATCAAAACTCTTGATTTACCAGACGATAATAAAAATGCGGTTTACGAGAGAATGATTTCGGAAAGAAATAACATTGCCGCAGGCTATACCGCTAAAGGCGATGCTGAAGCACAGAAGATTAAGAACAATACAGACAAGCAAGTATCTATTACTGTAGCAAATGCCGAAGCCGAAGCAGCCAAAATCGAAGCGGAAGGCGAAGCTGAGTATATGAAAATCTTGTCGGATGCCTATAACGACCCCGACAAAGCAGACTTCTACAATTTTGTAAGAAGTCTTGACGCTCTCAATTCTCTTAAGAGCAGCGATGCAACAATTATTTTAGATAAAGATTCTGAATATGCCCGAATACTTTACGGCGCAGAATAAGGAGAACAGAATGAATGTTAAGCAATGTGAGGCGTGTGAACATTACAGAAGAATAACATGGTCGGCGCCTTATCAACCAAAGGGTTATCACACAATTGGAATGACTCACGCTTACGGATATTGTGCATTACACAAGAAGAGATGCTTAAATATAAAAAAATGCAATAATAAGGAGGACAAATAAGATGTACGATATTGATACCGTTGTTAGATTTAGAATACCGGGCTACGGCATTCCGGCCGTTGGATGTGATAAAGGCTTTATCGAAGCGGTAATTTTACACAAGAATTACACATCCTACATAATTAATTCAGAGCACTACGGCGTGCTTATCGTTGATGAGGTTGAAATCTACGAGACGTACGACTGTTTGACCGTTGAAGACATTAAGAAAAAGCAGGCTGCGGCAAACGTCTTGCATTATAACGATGCAGACCATTTTCTCTTAAGAGATTTTTACAAAATGTCTGCTCAAAATCAAGAAATAGTAAGAAGCGTTATTAACGCGTTGAATTAAGGAGGTATGCTATGCCGAACTGGATTGAAGGAACTTTAAAAATACGTGGAAATCTTTCTGACATTAAACGATTTTTTGACGAAGGACTGGACGCTTCTTCATATTTTGGCGAAGCACATCAATCAGACATAGATAAACAACGTGTTTTTACTGGGAATATCGAAGAAGGATGGATAGAATATACATTTTCCGATGAACCGCACGTTAAAGGCACTCGTAGAATGTTTATTACGGATGATTATGTATTCGCAGATACAGAAGACGATGATCTATTGGTATGCTGCGTAGATATCAAACAGGCTTGGTCGTTTATTTCAAACGACACCGATGAACAGAAGTTAATCGAAATCGCAGACGAATATAACGTGGACTTAAGACTGTTTGGTATTGAATGTGGAATGCAATTTTGCGAAGAAATTATCGTATGTCATGGAGATAATGGCGACAAAGGCAAGATTGTACTAAATAAAGAGATTCAATACAAAGACTGGATGTGGGAATGTCCGTTCCCGCGAATGGGAGGCTAATATGTACATTTTAAAAACTTGGCGTGATCCGTACGACGACGGTTTTAATGTTTGTACTCGTAGAGAGATAACATTCAATGAAGGACTTACAGTTCTCGTCGGCTGTAATGGCTATGGCAAGACGACGACGCTATTAAACCTAAAAGAAATGTTGAGAAAAGAGAAGATACCTTGCTATATGTTCGACAATCTGCACGACGGTGGCAGTAATTCTCTCAGTTCTGCCATTTATTATGGCAATATAGACATGGCGTGTGGACTGATGTGTTCGTCTGAAGGCGAAAGAATCACTGGTAACATAAGTCAGGTCGCTGGCGGTTTAAAACAGTTCTTAGACACTGGAAACCATCCGATGAACAGAAATCCCTTTGCTGCGTTTTTCGATAAAGACGATGAGCCTATTACAAGCAACAAAAGATTTCTCTTAATGGATGCCGTTGACTCTGGCTCAAGTATTGACAACGTCATTGAACTTAAAGAGTTATTCGATTTAATACTCGAAGACTCCAAGAAGCAGGGCTTAGAAACCTACATTATCGTTTCTTGTAACGAGTATGAGTTAGCAAATGGAACGCCTTGTATGGATATTCGCAATGGCAATTACATAAACTTCAAGGACTACAATGACTTCAAGAAGTTTGTTCTTAAGACGCGTAAGATTAAAGACGTGAGATACGAAAAAATAAATGCAAGGAGGGAAAAAGAAAATGCCTGATTATACAATAACTACAGAAGCCGATATTGATAAATTATTAAAAGGGACCGTTAAGCTGGTCACGAAAGACTATGTCATCTATAAGCGTGACTGGTTGGGCGAGCATATCGATCAAGAAGCCGAACTTATTAAATCGTATGCACAATACAAAAAAACTTTTAATCAAATCGAACAGTCGGAAGAGCAATTTAAAAAATGTGACAAGAAAATATCTTGCGAGAATTGCTTCACAAGTAATCAATGCAAGTTTTATTTGAACCTGATTCAGAAAAAAGTCAAAAAGGTTATCGAAACCCACGAAAGATACAAAGACTTCAAACTCGTTGAACCTACGCCTCTCAAAGATTTGTATGAAGGACAGAACTTTGATGTCATTCAATTCCACACAATTCTGGGTGACAGTTGTATTACTGGTTTTTGTGGTCAATGTTCGTGGAAAGATGGTATGCTTGAATCGTTAGACGGCGATTCATACTATGCAAATACTATTGTGTATGCTGAAAGTAAATTCCAGACCGATGAAGGAAAGAATTGCGTAGACATATTGGTTAATGAATGGTAGGAGGTTGGCATGAAACAATTAAAGAACTGTCCGAACTGCGGTGGCATCCTTGATGATGAAGGCAGATGTATGTACTGCAAATCAAAGGTATATGACCTTACGGGTATGAGAATTGACTTAGACACCAGAGATATTGTCTTACTTAAGTTTAAATCGCAAGGGCGCGAGATAATATACAAGGCATTTCCTACAACAATAAGCGTCGAGCATCATATGGACCCGATTTGCTGCGCTTCGGGGTTCGGGCCGCAATATATAATGACCGCTCTGCCTGACATAGATTTAAACCTTGAATTTAGAGCGACGCCTTATATTAATGAGAACGGTGACACCGTTGTGTGCGAATCAAGACTAGTGGAGGAATAAATATGAAATGCCCAGACGTAAAGAAATTAAAACCTCTCGTAAAGAATGGTCAAGAAAAACACAGAAGAAAAGTGTTAAAAGATACCATCAGTGGCATCAAGTGGAGTGCTTCTCAAGGCGATATTGATAGAGAATTTCTAATGAGTTCTGATGAAGATGTTCAATATTGTGCTGAATTTTTACAACAGAGAGGTTATAAAACAATAGCCAGTCGCGGTGCTTTAGGTTGCCCATTGTTATATGTCAAATGGGGAGAAAAATAGGAGAGAGTATGATAATAGAGTTTAACAGACTAAAATCACAAAACATACATTGTATGCATTGTGGCAAAAAAATTGCCACTTGGCATATACAACTTGCTGGACATTGTTGTTTATGTGACGGATGTGTGAAGCTGGTCCATAGGGCAACAAATCAAATCTTGACCAATCCACCAACAACAGACGCACCAGTAAGATTGACAGAATAAGGAGAACGCCATGGAAAAAGAAAAATATATGATAAAACTTTATAAGTGTCGTTTATGCGGAGAAGTTTTTGATGAAGGCACTGCTCCTCAAAATAAGCATCATATTTTCATGTCAGATTTGGCCGTAGGAAAACATACCACACAACTGATAGCAGACAGAAGTGCGCACTATACAGATGATCACATTGGTCTGGCCGACTTTATCGGTTTTAAGTATGTATTCAAGGAGGAGACAAACGATGTTTGATTTTAAGACAAATGTATCATGTGTTTTAGAAAGTATATTTGCCGGGTTTAAAGATGAGAACATTAAGATGGCGGCAGATAAAATTACAGAACTTCATACAGATGAACTCGAAAGTTTAAAGACAGAAATAAAAAATCCAAAAACGTGTTTGTTTGCAGGAACTTACGAAGCAGATTGGATAATAGAACAAATCGTAGACAAACGCATTGCAGAACTGAAAGGAGAGAACAATGAATAAACAAGAAACAATAGACGGACTTGAAATGTTGTTATTCTTTAATCAAAGAGCAGGTCGGGAACTTTGGCAAGAAAAATCAAAAGATGTTCAAGATAAAGATATAGCAAAAGCCGAAGAAATATTGCAAAGTGCTATTGCAGAACTGAAAGGAGAATAATCTATGTCAAATAACGAAGTGAGTTATAGATATATACATCATAACAAATGTTCGGGTGGTAGAGCAACAAGAGAAGTTGACGGCAAAGATTATTGTTTAGGACTTCTTGATATGGCTTATGAATATAAATTCTGTGATGAATGTTTAGAGTGTCCAAGATTTATCAACAACAATATAGACAGGATTGCAGAACTTAAAGGAGAGAACAATGAGTAACATAGTAATACAGACATTTCCCGATGGTTCTTCTTACATTTCAAAAACAAAAAATGAGCAGACTAAAGAAGAATTTGCTATTGCCGAACTTGAGAAATTAAGAGCAGAAATTGATGAATTTATGATTATCTCATTTTTTGACGATGATGAGATTGATTATATAAGACATTGTTTTGACCAGCACATATCCGAACTGAAAGGAGAAAAGAATGGGTAAAATATATTGGGACGAAGGCAACGGAAAAGTTACCACAGATTCAAGTTATGCACCTATTATTAAGGGGCAAAACATTTACATTGAAACCTATGAGATTTACGGAACTAACGAAAGAATAAGTATAGCATACACACAAAGTATCAAAGACAATGAAAATATGTACTATTTCAGAAAACGAATACTGAATGCTCACAGACTTGAATATTGTGATTTGGGAAAATTAGTTAAGTTTGAAGTACCAAGTAAAGTCTATAAAATGTTGGCGAGGAACTGAAAAGAGAAAAGAAATAAAGGAGTTAAACAAATGAAAAAAGATTGTTGGAACTGTAAAAATGACTATCGATATGAAAAATTTCCTTGTGATTATTGTCATTCAGAAAATATAAACGATTTTTGGAAGCCAAAAGACGAAATGAAAGATTTTGCTATTGAAGAACTTGAAGAAATAAAGACAGAAATACATCAGATAACTATGAGTGGTTTACTTGGAACAACATTGGTTAGAGTAGAGAAAGTTGACAATATTATTGATAATCGTATAAAGAAGTTAAACAATGAATGAATTACCATATAAAGAATGTCAGTATTGTAAACATAAAGAGTGGTGCGAAAAACATAGACCTATGTGCAAAGGAGTTAAACAATGAAGAAACCGAGATATAATGCTATGGCAAAAGCAAGAGAAAAATACCTTGCAGACAAAAATAAAAAACGCAGAGCAAGGGGAAAACAAAAGAAATGCGATTATGATTGCAAAAAATGTGTTTGGAAAGATACAAATTGTTCGGTAGGAAGGAGTTAAACAATGACAGCACTAAATAAAAAACGCAAATGTCATAATACTCTTTATGATAGGGGCGGCGAAAAAGGAAAATATCAAAAAGGCAAAGGTTTTCTTATGTTTCATAAAAAAGACCGGGTGAGATTAAATGCAGAAGTACACAAAGGAGAATAAAGAATGAATAAATACTGTAAATTCAATGATGGGCACTTTACCTATTATGTCAATACTTTGACAGGAGAGAAGAAGTTTGAACTTGAAGAAGGAGACATTGAAGTAGAGTCAAATCTTGACGATTTTAGCAGAACAAGAAAAAAGGAGCAACAGAATGAATAAAGGAATTAAGCAAAATTATTGTGTTGTGATCGACTATAAGGACGGTAGAGAATGGGAGTGGTGCTCAACATTACTTGAAGCAATAGGCAAAGGTAGACGGGCCGTTAAAGATGATAATGTTAAAAGAGCACACCTGACAATCAATTTTTGGAAGGAGAATAAACAATGAGCGATATGCCAAGGGAAGAAGCCATAGAGATATTAGAAGGCGCAATCAAAAAACCAAATACAAAAGACGGATATTTAGGGCAGGCTTTAACAATGGGAATTGAAGCACTTAAAAATCAAAAGTCATTACAAACTGAACTTGAAGAAATAAAGGCAGAAATACACGATATTAGACTTGAAATTGATTGTGATAGTCACACAGGCGATAAAGTAATTCAGTTAATAGACAAAAGAATATCCGAACTGAAAGGAGAGAACAATGAAACTGATAATTGATATAGACGAAAAAACTCTTAATAGGATAATAAACACTAAACAAATATCACAAAGGGAAGAAGTATATCTTGTGAATAGTATGATAAACGGCACACCACTTCGAACAGGACATTGGATAGATAAAGGTTCATTGTCTTGCAGATGTTCGGAGTGTGGTTGTAAATCAAATAAAGAAACAAGGTTTTGTGCTAATTGTGGTGCAAAAATGGAAGGAGATAACTAATGAAATATATAATTGATATAGACGAAGATTTATTTAATGAATTATTACAAGGGACAGCATCTAATAAGCAAAATGATAAAATTCTTAAATGTGTGAAAAAAGCCGAACTTTTACAGGAAGAACTTGAAGAAATAAAGAAAGAGATTTTCGATTTGCCGACATTTCCTTTTGTTTATAATCGTGAAGCAGAGTGTATTGTAAAATCACATATAGCATTTTTAATGGATAGAAAAATAAAGGATTTAAACAATGAAACTGATAAATAGACTCCTAAATATATTCAAACATAAAAAAGATATACAAAATGTATTTTTAGAAAGATTTAAAAGTTCTGATGAAAGTCTTTCGCTTGAAAATTTGAAATTGACTAACAGTATAAAGGAGAATAAAGAATGAGTGATATTTTAATTATTATAGCCTTATTCATAATCGCAATAGTCGAAGTAATAAGAATGGTTCAGAACTGTATTCAGATTCATTACATAAACAAAGATACAGGGGCAAGAGATAACGCATACAATGAGTTTGTTAAAAGCCTTAAATATACCGATAAGGAATTTGTTGAAAGAATGTTAAGAGAGTTTGAAAAGGAGAATGAAGAATGAACATAATATATGGTAGAGACGGAAATGTTTATAAAACTTCAATTAGTAATGGTAAAGAATATATGTCGTCAAAAAAAGAAAAAGAAGAATTTGCCATTGCCGAACTTGAAAAGATAAAAGACGAAATGAATGTCGAATTGTTTGAAGAATATTCGGCAGAAAGAGAATTTGATAGGGGTTATGAATCTTGCTTAAAACAACAAATTAACAGGATAGACAATCACATTAAGGAACTGAAAGGAGAGAACAAATGACAAATCAAGAAGCAATAGAAGTATTAAAGTTAAACAATCCGTTTATGGCGGGCAAAGATAAAGAAAACTTTTCAAAGGCGATTGATAAAGGCATAGAAGCACTTGAGAATCAGAAGATAGGACATTGGATAAAAGACGAAATGAGCATAATGTTTGACATTTGGGTATGTTCTGAATGTGGCGGTGGTGGAGATAAACATTTTAAATATTGTCCTCATTGTGGGGCAAAGATGGAAGGAGAGAAGAAATGAGAACAATAACAAAAACACATACAGGAATCATCGTTTCAGATGAGGAATTAAAACTGGAATATCTTTACGTGGGAGATTACGGCAAGGAAAACAACATCAAGGCAGACTTCCTTGGTTATAACAAGAGAATTGATAAGGTCGAACATAAAGACGTCGACATAACCGATAAGCTGGTTGTTACGGTGTCTTCTCAAAAGGGTTGCCCTATGAAGTGCGACTTTTGTGACTGTCCTAAATATGGTTATCACGGTAATGCTTCGTTGGGTGAGTTAATGTCTGAGATTTCAACCGCCGTATCGTTGTCCGGGATTCAACACGGTAAGAGATTGAATATCCACTTCGCAAGGATGGGAGAACCTACATTCAATCCGAATGTTATTCAGGCAGCGAGAATAGCCTATTATACTTTCAAGAGACAGTTTGACGAATATCATCCCGTCGTATCTACAATGTGTCCAAAGAGCAATAAAAACTTGGCAGACTTTTTATACAAATGGGTAGATGCAGGTTATGTGTTTGGTGGTGACGACGGTTACGGCCTTCAGTTTTCTATTAACACTCTCGACGAAGAAGCTCGTAATAAAGCATTTAATAATATGTCTCTTTCTTTACAGGAAATCGGCGATTTAATCCAAGAGTTACCCGACCCGAAGAAAAGAAAATTTACTCTGAACTTTGCCGTAACATCCGAAAGCAATCTTGATCCGGTCCTTATGGATAAATACTTTGACAAAGAAAAATGTATCGTAAAGATTACGCCTATTCACGAAACCTTTGAAGCCATCAGTAATGGCTATGAAATCATAAAGAGTTTTGATGTGTATGAGAAGTTTGAAAAGCCACTTGTCGACGCTGGCTGGGACGTTATCGTATTTGTTCCTTCGGAAGAAGAAGACGCCGACAGAATCACTTGTGGAAATTCGTTAATCGCAAAGGAGGGTTAGTATGAAAAGAATATTAATATTTTTATGTATGATTTGTGCTTTAGGGTTTTGCGGATGCGGTAAAGCAACCGAGACAGACAAGCCCAGTGACAGTATGTTTGTGATTGTCGAAGGCGGAGGATTAAATTCTTATATAATTGCTTATCACAAAGAAACAAAAGTGATGTATGCCGTTTCAAACGGAGTCAACAACAGCGGTACATTTATGGTATTGGTCAATCCCGACGGGACACCTATGATATATGAGGAGTAAATAATATGAAACTTTATAGAAAACAAATAAGACCTATGTTATATTCTCCTGCCACTCAAGGTTTTAGTGACACTTACGAACCTTTAGTAAAACAGTGGTACAATGAAGAAGATGTGACACCAGCAAAAATAGAGATGTGGAAACAATCTATAGAACAAATAGATGCTTGGGGCTCATTGAGGCTCGCAGAAAGATATGTAGAATATGTCGATTGTAAATTTACTCATCAAGAACCATCGTTTGAAGAAGAATACGATATAAGGAGTGAATAATATGGCTAAAAAAGATTGTTATTTTTACAGAGCAAGCACTGTTGCGTCTGGAGGTTTCCCTGAATGCTGCATTCACCCGGACACGCCCGATAAACCTAAGTGTTCTAAATGTAATTTATATATAGACAGAAATGGGTTATTCCCTTACGTTGTTGATATGAGCCGAGAAAATAAAAAGAAACTGGAAGCTCAAGAAAGCAGCGTAACGGCCAGTCAGATAGTTGCGAGTTGGTACGAGACAGAACCACGGCCAATAAAAGACTATGTTGACAACACAAGATATGTCACAGCGATATGCAGATGTCCTGTGCCTCTTACGATGGGCATAGTAATAGACAAAGAAAAATGTATAAGTGACGACGGATGGTATCATTTCCGTTGTACGAAATGCGGATTGAGAGGAAAAGTTTATGGATAAAGACGAAATATACGAAAACATAGGTTTATTATATGAGCAAGCCGAATATGAAGATGAACTGACTGGACGCATCAATAGTTATCGGTGGGAAATGGGCCTTGGTGTTTTTGGAACATTGTACTCGGATTGTGTAAAAACATATAAAGAGTTCAAAGAACAGACAGGTATTGACGTACAAGGAACATTGTGGGGTTATCCAGTAGATGTAAATCCTAACGCACCTTTTGATACATTAAAACTTTGGAAAGAGGTTAAGTAAATGGATGATTTTATGCAGGCATTCCGTGATATTGTCATAGAAGAGTTTGGAGGTAGACCCTCTCCATATCGTGACATAATTTCGCAAAGATTCATCAATCAACTGGAAGAAATGTATCGTCAATCACGCATAAGACAATGCGGTTGTGACGATTATGATGAATATCTGTATAAATATTCTGGTGTCATTTCTGAAATTTATGAACACGTTTGCAGAGATATTGTAAATTATCAACATCTTATCAACAAGCGTGGATATTTAATTGACATAACATTATACGAAAAAATGGTAAAGGACGGCTTGATAAAAAATGATATAACTCGTATATTAAATATGTTAGACAAGATGGCTGATGTAGCACCAGTTGAATTTGACCTTGAAAATTTGCCGAGAAAGATACCACGTAAGAGTAAGAGGAAACCGTATGAGTAATTTTATTTTTCAGAATTATCACAAGCATACATATTGGTCTAATATTAAAGTCCCCGATTCAGCAACTTCCCTTGAAGAATATTGCAAGCGTGCCGTTGAATTAGGCCATGGAATTATCTGTTCTCTTGAACACGGCTGGCAAGGACATTATATTGAGTGTCATCAGTTAGCAGAAAAGTACGGTCTTAAGTTCGTGTTCGGTACTGAAGCCTACTGGGTTAAGGACAGACACGAGAAAGACGGTTCTAACTGTCATATTTGTATCTTGGCAAAGAATGAGAACGGAAGACAGGCGATCAATGACATTCTGTCTCAGGCAGCTATTGACGGTTATTACAGACAGAGTCGTATTGACTTGCCTTTAATAATGACATTGCCTCCCGAAGATGTTATCATCACAACTGCTTGTGTTGCGTTCTGGAAGTATGACGATATTGATTCAATAATTAAGCAACTCTTTAATCGTTTCGGAAAGAACTTCTATCTTGAAGTTCAGTATCACAATACACCTTCCCAAAAACAAACAAATAAACACATCCTTGATTTGAGAAAGGAATTAGGCATCCAACTGATGATGGGTTGTGATAGTCATTACATAGACCAGAAAGGCGCTTTAGACAGAGATGAGTTTATCAAATCTAAAGGTATGGAATATCCCGACGAGAATGACTGGTATATGGACTATCCTGACGGCGAAACTGCTTACAGAAGATTCGTTGAGCAGTGCGTTCTTGACCACGAACAGATTATGGAGGCCATGAATAATACAAATATCTTTCTTGAAGTTGAAGAATATGACTGCCCTATCTTTAATCACGACATTAAGATGCCTACTTTATATGCCGATTTGACGCAACAGGAGCGCGATAGCAAGCTCGAAGCGTTGATATGGGATAAATGGTCAGAGTACAAAAAAGAAGTGCCCACAGAGCGCCACAGTGAATATGAAGAGCAAATCAAATATGAACTTGACATCGTAAAGACAACTTTTCACTCTGATTATTTCTTACTTGACTATGCAATTACTCAGTTAGGTAAGAAGAAAGGTGGACAACTTACGCTTACTGGCAGAGGTTCGGGCGTGTCATTCTTCTTAAATAAACTTTTAGGCTTTACATCTGTTGACAGAATATCTGCCAAAGTAAAAATGTACCCTGAAAGATTTATGTCACCCACTCGTATTCTTGAAACACATTCATTAGCAGATATTGATATGAATGTGGCCAGACAAGAACCGTTCTGGGAGGCGCAAGAAGAATTATTAGGATTCGAGCATTCCAAACAGATGGTTACATTCCAACAGTTGAAGCCTGCTGCCGCTTGGAAAATGTATGCGAAGTCACAAGGTGTTGACTTTGAAACATCGAATGCGATTTCCGGGCAGATTGCAAAGTACCTGAAGGATTATGCCAAGGCTAAAGAAGAAGCAGACGACGATGAAGAAATTGACATCGACATTCTTGACTATATTGATGAGAAATATAAAGACATATATTTAAAGAGCGAAGATTATCTCGGTGTAATATCTGCCGTTTCCAGTCATCCTTGCGGCTCTTTAATATATGCAGGCAATATCCGTAAGGAAATCGGATATATTTATGTTAAGTCACAATCCAGTGACGGTATGCTTTGTTGTTGTATGGACGGCAAGTGGGCTGAGAAGTACGGCTTCTTAAAGAATGACTGGCTTAAGGTTAATGTAGTGGAAGTAATCTATAAAATCTTTGAGCGTATAGGCATGGAACCGTTCTCATCCACGGAACTTATTGAGAAATGCAAAGATGATCCGTTGCCTTGGAACTTATATAAGCAACAATGCACCAAAGGACTTAATCAGGTTGAACAGCCTTCAAGTTCAACTAAAGTTGGCGCGTATGCGCCCAAAAATATATCCGAGTTAACGGCTTTCGTGGCAGCAGTCAGACCGGGTTTCAAATCTATGTATGACATTTTCGAATCGAGAGAGCATTTCGATTACAAGATTCCCGCATTTGATAATTTGTTACAAACAGATGAAATGCCTAACTCATTTGTGCTTTATCAGGAACAAGCGATGCTTACCTTGAACTACGCTGGCATTCCTATGAGTGAATGCTACGCGGTTATTAAAGCCATTTCGAAAAAGAGAGTAGATGAAATCACAAAGAACAAACCTATCTTCATTGATGGCTTCCAAAAGAGACTCAAAGAAGACGACGGCAGCATTTCAGACATTAAGGCCGAGGAGGTAGCACATCAAGTATGGCAGATTATTGAAGACAGTTCTAAATATTCATTCAATTCCGCGCACGCTTATTCTGTTGCATTAGACAGCTTATATCAGGCATGGCTCAAATCGCACTATCCGTTAGAATTTTATGAGACATATCTGAATATACTTAACAAGAAAGGCGCTAAGGACAGATTAAATAAATTCAAAGAAGAAGCAGAACATTACTTCAAGATTTATTTCCCGCCTTATAAATTTAGACAGGACAACAGAAGTATTACTATTGACCACGAGAATAACGCCATTAATAACGCGCTATCATCCATTAAGGGTTACAGCAATATTGTTGCCGAAGAATTATATACAGCCAGCGCTTATCACGATTTTATTAGCGTGTTGACATATCTGGATGGCGTGTCTATTAAATCAGCAAAGATTATACCGTTAATCAAAATAGGTTACTTTAGCGAGTTCGGTAACGAGAAAGCGTTGCTAAAGTTTATGGATTATTGGGATATGCTCAAGCAAGGCAATGCAAAGCAAATATCCAAAGACAAGGTTGATGACATCATAGGAAAATATTCAGCATATTATGGTAACGACAAGAATAAAGACGGTTCTGAATCAAAATCGTGGAAGTTAGATGCGGACAGAATGCCCGACTTCCTTCAGGACATTCTGCAAGATTGCGTTGATAACATTCCGGCTCCGACGTACAAAGAAAGAATGGCTTGGCAACAAGAAATTTTAGGATATATTGAACTCACTACTGGCAAGAAAGAAGATACTAAAAAGATTTTGGTACTTGACGTTAAGCCCTTAATCGGCCAGTATTCTCCTAATCCTTGGTGCTACAAGGTCGACACTCGTTCCATAGGTACTGGAAGAAGCGCTACGCTTAATGTAGATGCAAGAACGTGGGACGCTTACGGTCCGTTGAAATGTTTTGACATAGTAGACGTTGGTCGTCTGGCTAAAAACAAAAAAGGTTATTGGTATATGTATGATTACAGAAAGGTGGCAGAATGAATTTATTTGACAAAGATTCCCGAGAAACAATCGAAATTATTTTAGCAAGAAGAAAAAAAGCATTCGAAGATTTTCTCTCAAACAGCGGATGTCACGATTGCCCCAAGATAATGCATTGCCAAAGAAATGAATTTGAAGCAGAATGGTGTTCTCGTTTTGCTGATTTTTATAACGAGGAATATGGCAAGAATGGAAGGAGATAGAATGAAAAGAAATTACAAAGACGAACCAGTTGTAGAGCTTGTGTTTGAAATGAAAGACGGAATGACATATCACGCTTTCGGAACGCCAATCCGCGAAGAAATAGGATTCTTGAGCGATATATGCCTGCTCTGGACAAAGGATGAATTTATGCGATTACCGATCAAGCAAAGAATGGTGTTGCCGTTTGCGTTTTATCTGCCGCATTCAGACTTATCCTTTAAAAGTGATGGCGGTTTTATAAGTATATTCAGGAATAATAATCTTTTATTTATGCTTAACCGCAACGAAATCAAAAGAATTATATCGGGCATAAACGACTGTCTTGTTGACTTTCGTGAACAAACGTGATATATTAACCATACGAGTGAGAAGATAAAGGAGAACAAATGCTTCACGAAATCAAAATCACGGAAGAACAATACAACCACATAGAATCTATCAGGTATGACCTACCTCAAAAATTCCGATACGTCTCAAAAATATTATCCCCAAAGTACAAGATAACAGAAGAAACAACCTTTATCACATATAAAGACCCGTGGCACTTCTATCTTGTGTTTGAGTGTGATATTAATGAGCCTGCTAAAACGGACGAGACTGAAAAGAAAAAGGAGAACGACGTATGAGTTTTGTAGAAGATTTAATTTCTGAAATGAACAAAGTCAAAGTCTATGACGTAGTAGACAATGACAAGCCTATCAAAACGATAGAATGTAGTGTCGTATGCGACATCATCACGGTACTTTTAGACAAGTACGGAATTGGGGTGGACAATGATTTACATGGATAATGCAGCCACCAATATGGGCAACATAGGAATTTTTAATATTAACAGTCCGTATGCGGACAATAGTGAATTTGAAAACGCAAGAAAGCGCATAGCAAATTGTTTGAGATTAAAAGTAGAAAATATTTATTTTACTTCCGGCGGTTGTGAAGCAAACTCGTGGGCATTGCAAAGATGCGGTTGCAAAACAATTATTACAACCAAAATCGAGCATCCCTCTGTACTGAAATGTTGTGAGTGGTTAAGTAAGAACGGATATAATGTCATTTATCTTGACGTTGACAGATATGGCAGGATTGATGTGCTTGAACTTGACCGAACTTTATCGAAGATTACATTAGCGCCTACGCTCGTTTCGATTATGGCAGTCAATAATGAGATAGGTACGGTTCAAGACTTGAAGGCCATTAGAAAAGTTATTGATTATCACAACGAATTACGACAAAGAGCAAGTACAGAAACGGGAACCAATTTCTGTGAGCCTATTTATTTTCACTCGGATTGTGTACAAGCAATAGGACATTTAAAACTTCCTTACGACTGTTTGGATATGTTCTCTGCTTCGGGCCATAAATTTGGTTTTAATTTCGGTGTTGGCTTTTTATATAGCCGAATCCCCATTCAGCCATTGATATTCGGTGGTTCACAAGAGAAAGGCTTAAGGGGAGGCACATCAAATGCAAAAGCCGTAATCGAAATGGCAGACAGCCTGACAGACAACTACCAAAACGGCAAGAGACTTCGCAAGGATGAAGAGCTTGTTGCGTACTTAAGGACATCCCTTCAGAAATTCGACGTAGTATTTAATACTCCACCGCATTGTTTATCAAGTATATTATCTGTTTCTTTTAAAAATATTGATTCAGAAAAATTAATGATGTTCTTAAAGGATTTCGACATATTTGTTTCAGCAGGCAGTGCTTGTGCCGCGGATCACAAAGAACCATCACACGTACTCAAGGCTATCGGAGTTCCTAAAGATTATATCCACGGAACAATCCGTTTCTCGCTTTCGTCAAAACTTACTTCAAAAGAAGATATTGACCAAGTGATGAGCCTAATAAAACAGTTTTTGGAGAATCAATAATGAAAAGAATTGACAAATTTAATCTCGTCTTACACGAAATACAATCCATCTTAACAATTATATTTCTTTTCTTGGGTGGGTTGTTCTTCACATTAGAGATAACAATGCTTATCCAAATGGATAAACAAGAGCAACCGATAGTGATAGACGAGACAGAAGAAGTCATTGAAGAAATCGTTGTCGACGAACCAGTAGTGGTAAATATACCTCCTACAAGAGAAGAATTAATGTTCGAAGACTTCGAAGCATTGACTCAGATTGAGGATAAAAAGGACTGGTATCTGGCTTACAAAGGTTTTCTCGAAGACTATCCTGAGTTTGATAGAGGTTCGTCTCTTTATGACAGATACAACGATGAAGAAATTTATATGATGCAACGCGTTATCGAAACAGAAGTCTACGGTTGTGACTTCGACGCGAAAGCAAATGTTGCAAGTGTAATTTTAAATCGAATTGAAGGGGATAATAATTTCCCCGATGATGCAATAACAGTTTGTACCGCTCCCGGTCAGTTTGTTTACTCAAGAAAACAAATATCAGAAGACACTCAACTTGCTTTAGAGTACGCTGCTGAAATTGAAGACACCACAAATGGAGCCTTGTATTTTAACAGTATGGCACCTATGGATTCATGGAATGGTCGAACAAGGATTTTTACGGACCACGTAGGTCATTCATTCTACTAATATGGGTACGGCTGTAATAATAATACTATTACTTGTTATAGTGGTAGTTTTATTCTGCGACGATTGGAGAAAGAGAAAATGAACATACTGTATTGTGGAGTAAAACAAGAAATTAAAAAACTTGCGGAAGAGATTCATAGCAGGTTCGATTATAACGGCGAATATGTTGAAAGTGCAGAATTGTCGACCAGTATCAAAAAGCTGAGGAGGGCGATAAGTCGAAATGATATTCTAATAATTGACTTGAGTTTTATATCTTCGACAACTGCAATCCTAATTGCTCTTGCAGAAGAACATAACTTAGAAATTATAGGCTATTATTTACAAGAACCTCCACAGAAGACGCGATACTCTGATGTATGTGATGCCATACTAAACGTCGACGACATAGTAGATTATATTGAATGAGGTAAACATTGTGGATTTAATAGAAAAAGAATTTGATTTTTGCGGGTATCATTGCTTGATTACTTTTACAGAAGTAGGATATAGATGTGGATATGTTGTAATACCCGACAATGATTATTTTTACGGAAAAAATTTTTATGACATTAACGATACAAAAAAATTACCAATACCATTGTCCTATGCGGGCCGAACATTTCCACGGCAAGATGGCAATTATTGGATAGGATTCACTTGTGATAACAAAGGCGATAAGCCCGACACAAACAGAGTAAAAGAAATATGGGGAGATAAGGCGATGGTGTTAACCTTTTTGAATATGCAAAAGCTCCCCGTACTTCCAAAAGACGGAACGATCAGAACGACGGAATATGTCGAGGATAAGTTAAAGCAGTTAGTATTGGAGATTAAGAGATGCAATACGGAGACAGAATCCCGGAACTAAATTTTAAAATGCTTAATTATTCAGAGGAACGCTTAAAGAATTTAAGATTTCACAGAGTGTTAGATTCCCCTGAAATGTTTTATATTAAGTTTCCAGTAGACTTATTGACTGCGAGGATTGTTGTAAATACAAAAAACGGCGAAGTCAATTGTTATTTATACGGACAAACTGGAGAATTATATCAGGCATTCTTTACGCATAGCACCAATACCGATAGTTATATTTTTAAAATCAACAAATTATATGTTGAAGAATTGAAGAAGTTTGGAATAAAGGAGATAGAAAATGGCAAACACAGCAAAAAGAGAATGGAAACAGAGTGATTTCAGATTAAACAAAAAGGGCAAGCCTTTTCTCGTAAGAGAAGACAGGTCAGGCTATCAGCCTACGGAAGTTAAACGCAAAGAAGAAATAGACAAACCCAAGAAAACAGATTTCGAAATCATAAGGAGAGAACAAATGGATGTAACGTATGCAGTATTAAAATTCAAGAAACTTAAGGATGACGCAGAATTGCCGATGAAACCTACATTCGGCAGCGCGGGATATGATGTTATCGCTTGTGCGGATGAAATTATCACCATTCAGCCCGGAGAAACAGTAATGATTCCCACTGGTCTTACGGCATCCTTCAGGAAAGAATTTGTCGGCCTGCTCTATTCAAAGGACACTATGGCTACTAAATACGGTCTTGTTATTGCTCAGGGCGTTGCAGTCATAGATTCAGACTGTCGCACTGAATGGAAAGTCCCGATCAAGAATATATCTGACAAGCCTCAATTAATTCGTTCTGGCGACAGAATTGCTCAGTTATTGGTACAGCCCGTATGTAGAGTGAAGATGTTTGAAGTAGATGACTTAAACCGCACTCATTATAACAGATACAACGGAGGCGAAAATGAAGATGAGTAATGACGATATTAGAATTGATGACGTGTCTGTTGAAACGCTGCATTCCCCCACGCATGAAATCATTAAGTTTAAATGGACCGGGAATTTAGGTTTCGGAGAATATACTCTTTATGAAGACCACGGAATATGGCGAGCAGATTCCGAACATATGGATGCATACGATTTGAATAAAACATTTTTAAAACAACTTTTAAATAAATTTGCTGACACGGTAGACGTGGTAAGCTGAAAGGAAGTAAAGGATATGGAATTTTTAACAATCGAAGAAGTTCAACAAATCTTAAGAATAGGCAAGAACTCCGCTTACGATTTATGTAAACGCGAAGACTTCCCTTGTGTTAAGATAGGACGCTCTTACAGAGTTCCGAAAAAAGACTTTGAAGAGTGGTTAAGTAAACAGACTTGCAAGAAAGAGTAATTATGGAGCGCGTCGTATATAAATTGGGAGACTGGGTTGAATATATTCGTCGACACTACGTGGTCGAACGTCCTGAACCCGTAATTACTCACGAAGAAGGTGTTGTCACGAATATTTTCAGACACAAAAGAATAAAAGCAAAAAATCCCCCGAGAAATCGGGGGTATTTTTTTAATAGTGAATGATTTCATAGAAGTACCAGTCGGTGTCTTCTTCACACGTTGCATTGGGATAGTCTTTATAATAGACCGCTTCATGCCAGATGTATTCGTCTTGGAAACGATAATGGAATAATCCACCGTGATTATATTGTGGCCAATAAGGTTCATCTTGCATAACATCTTTAGCGGATTTATATGACTCATAAGTCGTATATTCCAGACCGCCTAAGATGCCTCTGATTGCACTATACTGCCAATAGGATTCATCACACACATCGTTGGGTATTCTAAAATAACCAATAGGTATTCCAAAATCAAATGATTGCCAATCTTCATGCGACCAAGGGAGGTCGTCATAATGAACTCCGCTTGGTGTTTTGCCCGCAGTATCAACCGCGTTGGCTAACGAAATAACGCCACTTGAATAATTATTGTGAGTAAGTACGTTTACATTAATAATTTTGGTGTATTGAAATGCCTGACTATATGCCCAAGCATTAATGGTGCTTGGAATGATGGCTTCATCCATATATAAATTATGACAATAACAACATATTCCTCCACATTCAGTGACACCTTCGGGAATGGTAACGGGGAAATTATAGTTTTTGCAACCGTTAAACATATTGGTGACGTGTTGAACCGAAGAAGGTATCACGATGTTACGATTCAGATTCTCGCATCCGAAAAACATCCCCTCAGTATCTAAACAACCAGACGGTATCACAATATCTTGATTGAGATTATAACAACCAGAAAAGCAATTGCTCAATATTTTTACAGTGGAAGGTATTCGGATATTCTGGTCCAAATTAGTACACGACGCAAATGTTCCTCTCATCTCAATTAACCCTTCAGGGAAAGATATATTCTGATTAAATCTCATATAACAAGAAGCAAAGGTTTGATATGCAAATTTCAAGTGGCTTGGCATTTGTACGTTCTGATTAAAATAACCACAACTGGTAAACGTACCGCTTAATGACTCGATATTGTCATCAAAAGTTATGGGGGCATTTAAACCATTGCATCCCATAAATATATATCCTCCGTCAGTATTAATTTCAGCTGTATCTCCATAGTAATTATAGTTTACAAAATACTCATAGTCAGAATAATAATTACTCGGATAGTAAGGCACATAAAAGGGCTGATCGAGGCTATAGCAATAAGATAACATTCCAGTCAAAATTGAATTGCAGGGTATCTTTATCGGTTGGTCTAAATTCGTGCAGTGATAAAACATACACGTGGCATCAACATTATTAGGCACCTTGATATTCTGATTTAAGTTTTCACAGTAATAAAACATATAATAGCAATTATTTGCCCCGTCTGGTATTTTGATATTTTGATTCAGATTATAGCAATAGTAAAAACACTGATAGAAATTTACAACGCTACTCGGGAATTGTATGTTTTGATTCAGCCTATAATCGTACTCAAATGCCCATGGCATATCTATCGGCGACACACCCATAAAGATAACATTGCCGTTGAAGTTATGCCAATCCCTAAATGCCCACGCAAAATTACCAGCACCATAACCGCCATTGCCATTACTATAGACATAGATATTGGCATTGTAATAACAGCCATCGCCTATCAGTCCATACCAGTAATTACAACTTGCGGGTATGTTAAGGTCTTGACTAAAATTATTAGCGTGAGTAAACATATTTTGCATCGTCTCGATGTGGCTACTGTATGGACTGATATGTACAGGCGAATTAAAATTCACGCAATCATAGAACATACCGTACGCATTGTTAACCTCATCAGGAATTGTAAACGGCGCATTATAATTATTTAGGTCATTAAACATATATGACGCATTATTATTTTTAATTCCTACACCACTTCCCAATGATATAGAAAAGGGAACATCCAAGTCCCTGAAATCATTAAATAACATTCCCATTTGAATGCTCCTTTCTATTCATAATATTCGTTGTCTAACATTACAGGATAACCTAATAACGTCGACGGTATGGTTACATCATAGTTGCCAAAGTAGGCGTGCCAATCCGCTGCTTTAATCTTTGTAATATACAGCACATCGTTCTCAATGTAATATTCAAAGAACCTTGTGTAATCAAAGGCGTCTCTCTTATACCATATTCCAGACATCTTCAAAATAGATATTTCATAAATCGAATTAGGTTCGAAGGTGGGCGGGCCGTTAAGCCACGACAGGCTTCTTTGAGATGTCTCGGGATATTTTAAGAATGTAACCTGAGGCACGGATTCGCCAAAGGTCAACACGAAATATGTGTGACCTTCAGCACGAACACGCAATACGGTGCTTTCTGTAATTGTCATATAATGCAAGGAAGACTCTCTCGCCATAATCTCGTCAATCGCATCCTGAGTGTTGGTTGCATCCAGTTTCTCGTTGGAAACCGTGATACGAGTAGCGGTAAGATTATCAAATACTTGCTGTTGAACATCGGGATATGCAGCGTCGAGTTTTTCCATATTCTCGTTATGCGTATCCAAGTTCCAATACTTACTTCCCAGAGGAAGTCTTAAATTCAAATTAGGTGTGTAATTAGCCATAAAACTTCCTCCTTAAATAAAGTTAAGTAAGCAAGTATATTTAGGAGGGACTTCAGAGCCGGGAGCAAGATTTGCCCAATCCCAATATAAATATACTATGCAGTTATTCGTGCCTGTATATGTTCCAGCCCAACTAAAGTACGGAGTTCCATTAGAGTTAAAATTCTGAACGTAGTCTTGATAATTACAAGGACCCCAGATGCCTCGGAAATTTCCTGAAACATATCCATCGCTTGCTCCAAAGAGCCAAGCGGCATTGGATGGACTCGGTCCTCCTGCTCCTTCTATTGTGTGAAAACAAATCTCAACATTGTATTCGTAATTATAGGTTCGGTAAGGGTAATAAGTTTGCGTAAAATTATACCATACCGTTGCATTATTGAGCATATTAATATGAAACAATGTGTCTCCATAAGATACCACACGACCATATTCATCACACTGAGCTGGGGTTAAGCCAGTTACATCAGGACTATAAAGCAATGGGTCTCTACGTGGTATAGGTTTGAAAAGACCACCATTAACCAAGTCATAAAAATCCAATACGTCTGCCTGTATGGTTATGTTTCGTATTTTTGTGTTCTGGCACGCACGGAAAATTCGGTTACAATTAGGACCAAACACAACTTCGGGAATATGCAAATTGCAAGAATTTAAAAATACATTTCTGGCATTGCGAAGATTAGTAAGAGGCAGTGTAATGTGCTGATTTAAATTTCCACAGTTCTCAAACATTCCGTTGACTTCTATAACAGATTCTGGTATCTGAATGTTTTGGTTGAGACTGTGACAATTTTGGAACATATTTACGCATCGCTCCAAAGTGCTTGGCAATCCAATATTCTGGTTGAAAGCATCACAATATGAAAACATATAGGAACTGTCTATTAAATTCGCACTTAAATGTATATTCTGATTGAGATTATCGCAATCATAAAAACAAGAGGTTGCATACGTGACAGTGTCTGGTATATAAATATTTTGGTCAAGACTCGAACAATGAGAAAACGCCGAGTACATTTGTTCTACTCCCACTGGTATTTGCAAATTTTGATTGAATCTTGAGCAATAACTGAAAGTTCCTTCCATCCTTTTTAACGAACTCGGTAATGTTAACAATGTATTAAAATTATAACAACTGCTAAAGGTAGATTGCATAACCTCTACAGTGCTCGGCAATCCGATAACACAATTCAGATTGATACAATCTTCAAAAGTTGCCCATAAATTCTCAACGCCTTCAGGAAATGAAATAGGGTAATTGAAATTACGACAGTTCCCTAATACTGAACCAATACCTAACCATCCTGATTCAAACACAACATCTGAATTAAAACTCGGACATGATGAAAACAATCCATTGGAGTTCCAAATGTGGTCAAATGAACTACTACCCCTGCACACAGGAACAAAAAACGGCTTATTCAAATTAATACAATTAGCGAACATATAAGTAATTTCCGAATTGCGAGGAATCGGAACGGTCACATTAAGATTTCCACAATAACAAAAACAATCAGCAGCGTTGATGTTATCTGGCATATGGATTGCTTGATTAAAATTACTGCATCCATAAAAACAACTATACATACAATTAACAGTATCTGGAATTTGTATATTTCGATTCAAGTTGTTACAACCATAAAACGCAGATGCCATATTCTGAGGATGAGTACCATCCATAAAACGAATATCGCCATTAAATCCACTCATATAAGAAAAGGCATAACTGTAGTTGTTAGGCTCTCCAGTTCCAGTAGTCGCATACACATTTACATTGGCGGTATAATTGCTACAGCCGTTTAATATATAACCATATGCTATTGCGCTCTCAGGAATATTTATGTCTTGATTGAAGTTAATACAATTAGAGAACATATAGTTCAATGCTCGCAAATTCTGATGATGTGGGTCTATAGATATAGGTGCATTAAGATTTTGACATTCATAAAACATATCCATCGAAGACATAACACAATCGGGAACAGCAAACGGAGCATTGTAGTTTCTGCAATTCGCAAAAATCCACTCTGCTCTATTGGAAACTATATGCGATTGGTAATCATAATAACCAGTAAACCCGACATTGCTTCCCAGATTCATAGAGAAACTATCTTGATTTAAGTTATCAATAAAATAGCCCATAGTTAGTCCTCCTTTCTACCAGTCCCACATATCTGTGACTATCACAACAGGATAGCCATCTAGTGTGTCTGGAATATAAATATCTAAATTGCCAAAAGCCGCCAACCATTCATCTCTTTTAACAGACGTCACCCACGCCTTGCCTTCTTCGATAGTGTAATTAAAGAAGTTTTCATAAGCGGGAGGCATAACCAATTGAAGAAGCCTTCGTCTTAACAGATTGAGTTGCGCGCTCATTAGTTTGTCAGGGTTGAACACGGGAACAGGAGGTGGCGTACCGTAGTTAATAGCATTCTCAATTCCAGTTCCGTTTGTTTTGTAAGCGGTTAATTCTGCATTTGTTTCAAATATCGGGATATTCGTCGATAAAATGCACTGGTCCATTGTCTTGACCAAGTCTTTCCAACAATACACATTTGCAGGCAACGCCGAACAATTATCTCGCGTGACTAACGTAATAGCGCTGTAGCTTGCCGGACTTGAGCCTTCTCTATTTTGAGTATAGATTCTGGGATTGCTTATAAACGCACCTCTTTGTATAATTTCTTGCATTGAAAATCCCAGTCGGCCAGTTATAGTACCACTCACCGTGTCGCATTGTGACATACTATAATCGTCATCATATTCTCTCATTTTATAACGAAAATACACCCGAGGATCGTTAATGTAATCCTCGCCTGTACAAAGAAATTCATCCGTGGATACGGTTATGGTGCTACTGTAACCACACCCTGTGGTTACTGAATAATCAAAATGAGCCATTATCTTCTCTTAAACCACATACAGTCTAACCTTAAGAAAGACAATTCATAAGTCGAGTTAGGCTGAAATGATGGATGTCCTCCTTCCCATCTAAAATCTATACCCGAATCGGGCAATGACTGAACAAAGTTTACAGTCGGTACAGTTTCACCAAAATGCAAAATTAAATATATGTGCGCCCACGTAGCGATAGTCAGCGTAATATTCTGGTCTACATAAACCTCATAGGTGTTACCGTCTATGAGAGTGCCAGCCAAACTGTCGACCGCTTCCTGTACGTTGGTCGCATCTAATTCACTCGCGGTGTTGTCATATCTAATCATGACCGCCGGGATGGGCGACGAACCGCCTTGCGGATCGGTAAGCAATGCGTACGCATCATCGAGAATACGCATATTTCTATTCCAAGTGCTGATATTAAAGTTTTCTGATTCTGCGGGTAATATTAACCCTAAGTTCGGACTTGTCTTTGCCATTATATTTCTCCTTTCGTTAATAATCTATGTAAAACAAAAAGAGAGCCGAAGCTCTCTAATTGTAATGTTTCCATTATTGTTTTTCGATTGAGCGAATCGCATCCATGAAGGCTCTACGTTCTACTTCCGATGAAGCATTCTCCATCATATGCTCAAGCTGTGCGATTTTGTCTTCTTTGCTATGTCTAGCATATCTGCCATAATCTCTTGTTTCGCCGTAAGCATAATTTCTGCCACTGTTCATCATTCTTCCTCTGGAATAATCGCCATCTTCATTATAGCCTTTCATAGCGCGGATGGTTTCAATATAGTTCAGAGTCTTTACAGCCTTGTAGACATTGTCTAATTCCGTAGGAGAGATTTCGCCCTTTTTAACTACCTGACCGACTTCATCTTCGAGCAGATAGCCTAAGTCTGTTAGTACGTGCATATCTTACTCCTTTCAAGCGGTTCTCGTAATACGAACGGAACCATTATTTACGTTGATTGTCGGTGTGGGGGTTGCTTCTTCTGACACGTAGCGCACCGCTACGGTGAAACAACAACCGCGAGGGACTGTTATCGAAGTTGTACTGGTCAAATTTCCAAGGGTGTCTACATCAATGGGTGAATAGGTAGCAATACTTTCTTCCTTTACTTCTCCATTTTCCGTAATTCCAATCGAGATAGGCACTGCATCAGCAGCGTCTTCGGGGATTGAAACATTACCATTGAAAGTGACAATATATCTTGCGAAACAGTTATTTGTGATTCCTCTGAGAATAAAAATTCCTGAACCATCTTCGTGATAAATACCACCATTGGTACAAGGAATAGATGCGTTAAACGGAATGGCGCTATTTAAAGCGACACTGACCGGGTTATTAGCAATATATTCTGCCATAGGATCACCCCCCTACATACCACATCCACATCCACCGTTAGAACAGGAGAAGATATTTGTCTTTCCATATACGGGAACTGCGGGTACGGGACAGTTAGATAATCTTGTATATAAGTTATCTACAACATTATTCTGTGACTGAATAAGTTGTGCTGTTTGTGCAGTCTGTGATGCATTAAGGGTTGCCATATTAAGTTGTGTTCTGAGATTGTCATTCTCTCTCTTGAAACCGTCTAACTCCAAAGCACATAACTTGTCCAAAATGGCCTGCGTATTAGCCGTATTACTTGCTATGATATTGCGAACGCCATCTGTGACCGCTGCCCTGTCTGCACAGTTTTCCGTTGCAACAGTATATTTCAGGTCTCCAATATTTGCTCTGTTTTCGCAGCAACAATTCTGAAGGCTCATTGCAAGTGTGTTTAACTGTCCTGAGAGTGCCTGACTATCTGCATATCTCTGGTTCATAGAAGCAATTTGATTGGTGTATGCGGTCTGCATAGCGTCCATTGCTCTGTTGCAATCTGATATCTCAGAAGTTGCAAAACCATTAGAGATTGATGTTTGAATGCCATTTAACTGGCTTGAAATACTTGCGGTATCAAAGCCTCTGTTAACGTCATTCTGGGTTGCTGTATTCCACATATAAGGAAGAACGCCTTCGTTACCGCCAAAGCCACCGCCGAATCCGTTACCCCATCCACCCATCAGAGCGAAAAGGAAAAGAATTACAAACCAGCCGCCGAAGCCGTCGCCGAAACCACCGTTACTACCACACATAGGAGATACAGGCATAATCATGTTTTGATTGTCTGATAACATAATTTGTCCTTTCTACCATTTCGGTTAGTGGCTCATCTCTTAACGATGAGTCAGTTTTTTATTTATAACTTTTTGCGCAAAGTAGTTATATCAGAACTTAAATCCAAACATTCGGGCTAATTGCATTAATTGATTTAACTTGTTTTGAGAAAGTTTCCCACTGTTCATTAATCTTTGTACGATCATCTGTGGGTTTTGTAGTTCTTCCTCGGTAACATCCGCGTTATGCTCTATTAAATATTGCATCGGATTGTTTTGAAATTTACCATATTCGCTCATTATATTATTATTCTGAGCAACATTAAAAAGATTATTTGGCATCCGCTTTCTCCTTTACTGATTTCTTTTCAGGTTCGGGTTTTTTATTCATCAATTCAAGCAGAGTGTCTAACTTCTCGTTGAATGCCGTAATGGTTGAATCCCATAAATCTTTTTCAATATAATTTTTGTCGTCTGACTTAGGAGTCGTGTCTCGTTCCATATAGTCGTATATCCTAAGTGGAAGAGGGCGGCCCATTATGTCGACTGATTTCACATAAAAGGTGTTTGCTTCTGAATCAAAGATAGGCAATGTGTGTCCGGGCGCTACGGGAAATGATTTGGCTCCCGCTTCTCCTTGACACCAAGCCATATCGTTGGTTTGATTTTGTTGATAATTTTGCTGATAATAAGGATTGTACATTAATTATTCCTCCGACCAATAGAATAGTGGAATTTCATCTCCAGAATCGTACGTGTCATAATAATTCCCATTGATAACAGAAATAACATGACCGTCAATATAGAGAATGAATTTTCCTCTAGCGTTATCTCTACAGAAATCTTTTACCGTGTAACAGTCGGGGCAAGTATTCGGTATAATGTGTCTTTTATAGCCGTTCTGTTTTAAGTATGCACCCCATACATTATTGCTTGAAGGCATATCTTTTAATATCTTACCCATCCGTGTTACATCGTCGTACACATCTACCCAATCCATATCCATCACATTGGCTATAGCTCTTATAACGCAATCGCCTGCGTGTTTGTTGTATGGATTTAGGTTTCGATAAATGTACATAATTACCTCCGGGGAAGACAGCGAACGAGCCAACCTCGTTTACGTAAGGACTAAATTTTTCCACGGTCTATTGACACATATCCCGTTCGCTTATCTTGAAATAATCATACAACAAAAAGGACTCTATGATTTACAGAGTCCTTTCATACTTTTTATCATAAACTTATAACAAACTTACAAAAAAATTGTTATACAAGTGGCACGAACTTAATTCTTGCACCACTTGATTTGCGCACATATTTACATTTCATGCCGCATTTAACAAATACTTCTTTAGAATGTATGTTGATTTGAGGCATCTTCTCTAATACAAAGAAAGATTTTTCACTAGCCCCATAAATCTGTACCGATGCAAATTCTTGCTCATTATCAAACTCAAGCATTATGTAACCATCCGTAGGAAAGACAAACATATCTGAGTCATTTGTTATCTCTACGACTTTTCCAAAATCGTTATGAGTTATATCAGGTTTGTTATCCCAATATTCCATATCCTCATCCGTAATTGACATTGTTGCAAACGGCAATTCAGATACTGGCCTAATACCATCGCCGATTTTTATTCGGGGAATATCGCCCAATTTATCATCCGTTCTATAATCCAAGTAAATATACAACACACCTTGCGTCGACATATAGTCCGGGATTCTAGTCCATTCAGACATTGTATGAGCAACGATACATCTGCCACAACTACCTCCCGCTTGTGTCATATTTGTTGGGGAGACATGAGATACCAGCACGTCAAATATCTTGCTTCTTATTCTCTTTAAATCATTAGCAACCGTCGACGACGATATGTTTAATTGATCCGCTATTTGAAAATCAAGATGCTCTGAAGCTTTGAGTTCAAATATCTGAGCTTCTCGTTCCGTAAAATTACATTCCTTACGAAATAAATCTTTTTGATATGGCGAAAAATCGTGTATCTTCATCCTTTTAATCCTTTCACTTAAATGCGGGGACGCCGATTAAACGCCCCCGCCGATCAATTATTCTTCTTCGGGTTCAGGTGTTACTACGGGATGAGCATACATTCTGTATTCCTGTTCAACACCTTCGCTTGTTAAGATTACCGCACCGTGTGACTCTACCGAAGAAATAGCGGCAGCCGCAAGAATGTTATGATAAGCATTCTGTGCTAAAAGATATGTGTCATACACATTAACAATAGTTGCTACTGTACCAGCATTATTCTGGATTTCCATTACAATGTACTTCATAATTAGTTACCTCCATTTAACATTGCTTTTATTTGTGCGAGTTCGTTCTTTAACTCGGCAAGTTCGGTTTTTAACTCAGTAAGTTCTTCTTGCTGAAGTTGAATTGTTTTAATGGCAGGCGCCATAAATTCTTCATAACGCAAACCATAACGATATTCTCCTTCAACAGGCATATCGTCTTTAATAGATACACCATTTTCTTCTCTCATATATGGAACTGTCTTTTGGTCTTTACAGAAACCGCCAAAGTCCTTGGCAGTCATTCCAAGTTCTGCCATTTCTTCTTCAACGTCTTGAGCGATCATACCATAGTGAGTTCTATCAGACTTGCCGTTGATATACTTATATGATACGGGGTTGAGTGCCATGATGAAATCTCTTGCAGATTCATCAAGCGGCTTAATATCTTTTTTCTCATTGCGGTCCGATGTGGAAATGGCTGAATTGGTTGAGTATATTTGTCCCCAACGGTAGTTAGGTCCGCCTAATAGTATGCCATAAGCCGTGGCACCGTCTGATTCAGGTGCAAGTGCCCAATATGCACTACTACCATTTTTTCTTACACCAAAAATAACAGCAAAGTTGGCCTCATTTGACGCTCTCAAATACAAGAGCTGACTTGACGGTGCCTCTATCATGCCATTGGTAGTGGTATTAAGTATTAACCTATGCAGACCGGGGTTAAAAATTAACTCTCCAAAGCGCACTTGAGATGTATCTTCACTATTATTTGCATTATAACTATATAAAACTCTATAATTTGCACTTGTAGAAGTGCTATTTCTTTTAACTTGATTATCGTGAGTGACATAACCCGGACCATTTGTAAGTTGATTAAGATTAGTTAAATTGCCGTTGTCAAAGAATGTTCCCGTTGTTTGGACCGTATAGCCATTAGTAGATTTGCCTTGCACGATGGCATATTGCATATGTATGCTGCTATCGTTAGGTAAAAATAAAGCATATAAACCTATATCATAACTTCCATTATTTGGTGCATTTTGAGACATCATAATAACTCTTGTCCAAGTGTTTGCCGTAATACCAACGCCAATGTTGGCAGTAATTTTAATTATACCGCTGAAACTTCTGCCATTACCTCTGCTTAAAAGATTTACGAAATCATTAAGAGAAGCGACCTCTAAACCAATATAGCAAGGAAAGGTTCTCTCCATTAGAGCCAATGTAGAATCAACACCAGTAGTAGGTAAAGTATATAGTCTGTCTGAATTATTTTCGGCGGGTAAAATATAATTGGCTTTACCGTTTGCAGCAAATAAGTTTATGATACCACGCACAGCACCAGCAGTACCATCTGCTATGCTATTACCACACCAAAGACCAGAATCTACGCTTGTAGTAGAGGTATGTTCTTTTGCTATTTGCATATAGCCATCATTTGGATTAACGCCAAAACAGTGATTTATACCTACAGGTTGGTCTTTATATCCGGACAACAGTGCCAAATACATCAGTCCCGATGAACCTGAAAGTCCATATACATATACTTTATTTGTAACAGAACTTATATATCCGTTTGAATATAAACCGATATTACTTGCATAACTCGAATAATCAATATAATTTTCAGCACTTGCTCCGGTCCATTCTGACCATTTAACTGGTGTATTTAATAATGTAACAGAACAGTTTTCACATCTAAAAATATCTACTATTATAGTTCTATAATTTTCTGGACCATAATTACCTGCATTAATGAGTATTCCTATTGCTTGTCCATAACCTGCTGTATAACCCACAGATGTCACTCTTCTAGGGATAATTCGATAATGTGAAAATGAAACTGCTTGATAGTTTCTTGAGCACCCCTCAATTGGAGTCTGTGCATCAGTCTGACTAATCTCCATCAAAGTATCTGTTCTCTGTTCAGGGTTATTAGCACAATATGACAAAACTCTACATTTAACACTCCAAGAAGCTCCATAACTATCTGGTCTAACAGACATAAAATACCAGCCTTGCGTATCCGCATCCCCCGACACAACATATACATTAGTGCCGTTATATTCTTTATGAACGAGCGCCGTTTCTATTCCATGGTTCCAGTCATACTTTTCTCCAGTTGTTACCAACGATACAGCCGTACCACTTTCTGCTTCTTGTTCGGAAGTATAAGTTGTATCTGTTGCAGATATAGTAATCTTATCATTAGTTGCATCTGGCGTAAGAGTTACATTACTTCCAGCAACTAATTCAAGCGTATCTGTTTTACTGTCTGCCTGAATAGTTGTGCTACCTACTTTAACATTAGAGAAAGCGTTTTGGTTTACTTCTCCACCTATAGACATATCAACCAAACTTGTGCCGTTATATTTGAACCAAGTGTTCTGTTCATACAATGTCGCACGTACGTTAGATGTTGTACTATCATATGCACCACCAACTAATACATAAACTTTGGTTGTATCGTTGGGCGTTTGAGTCCACCACACTTGGTCAAGGTAATATAAACCGTCTGTGACGTTGATGGTTCCCACTAAATAGATAGGAGCGTAAGGTGTTAAAGAACCAGATGCTCTTGTCGTATTAAATGCATAACGTGTATCAAAGATACTTATTGAACTATATACCACATTCTGACCAGCGATATTGGTGTTAGCATTATAATTTGTATTACAGTACCAGATAGAACTACCTACTTTAAAACCGTGACTATTTGCTATCTTAGTTGTTCCAGCCGTTCTATTATCTGCCGTAACCGTTCCATCAGATGCCGTACATATACTTTGATATGTTCCATTTATATCTTCCATAAACAGACCAGCATTCCACACGCCAACGGCACCTGTCTTGCCAGAAAAGTAAGCAATTCTGTTTTCTGTAACAGTATTGGCATCACCAGTCTCTTGCAGACCTCTATCAATCGCATTGAAGTAAGACAGGCTTCCGTAGTTAGTAGTTCCAGTACCAGTCCAGTCTGTCCATTTCACTGGCGTATCAAGAATGGTAACAGTACAATTTTCACATTCATAATAATCTAATTCGAATGTTCTATAATAACTTGCCGTCGTTGGTTTATCTCCATTATAAAAACTAATACCGATGGCGTGACCATACCCAGCCGTATATCCAGCAGATTTCAAAGGATGGTAGGGGATATAAGTGTGTGCTTTATTATATCTTTCATTCCAGTCACAATAGATTAATCCATCAGCACGACCACTTGCCGTTACATAAGTAATAGAGTCGTACGTTGCATCGGCAGGGCAATAACTACGAATTTTGAATTTTACTCTCCAAGGCTTCTGCCACGTATCAGGTCTTACAGACATAAAATACCAAGAGGTATTAGCCCAATCATTTGCAGTACCATAATAACTCGTACTTGCATAGGTTTTGCTTATCAAAGGCTTGAGGTCACCATAATGCTGAGCAAAATCTTCGAACGTACCTTTCGGTGTTAACGCCTTATTAGTTGTACTTCCGTCAAATGACACGGAAGTTCTTGCAACTTTGTTGCTATCTGAACTATCTGTAACAACAAGTTTATCTCCACTGGCTACTGTAATATCATTTGTCTGCAAAGCACCACCATTAGTAATGTTTCCGTGTGTATGACTTGTAGGTGTACGAGAGTCACTTAATCGTGTATCGTTGCCCATAACAACTTGTGTTGTACTTGCATTACCACTTGTCGGAACATCCTTTGTTGATGCCGTACCTAATCCACTTACTTGTGTATTTGCGATTGCAATATCACTAAAGGTTGCAGATATTTGACCATTTGTTTCCGATAACGCAGTAACTGTTTTACTTGTACTCGGGGTGCCTATTGTTCCACCGTCAAGGGCATTTATTGCACTTGTAATATCGCTTGCTTTGGCAAATGACTCAAATGTTCCTTTAGGTGTAAGGGCCGTAGAAGTGGTTGATCCATCAAAGGAAACCGACGTCCGGGCCACTTTATTACTATCCGAACTGTCAGTAACTACTAACTTATCCCCACTTGCAATAGTAATATCGTTGGTTTGTAATGTACCACCGTTTTGAATATTGCCATGAGTATGTGAAGTAGGTGTTCTCGCATCGCTTAAACGTGAGTCATTACCTTGACATGCTGTGTTCGCATCACTACCGTAAGTCACATTAACGGATACTTTATTACCAGTTGCATTAAAGCCTACTGTTGTACCAGTACCATTAACAAAGTCTACAGCACCAGTAGATATGGCATTACCTAATTTCTCAGTGCCATTAACTTTGATATTTCTCCAAGTATCTGATGTTGTTTCATCGCCCGAAGGAATGAGTAACCAACTGTATGTTGAGCCAGACGGATTATATGATACAAATAAATCCCCTACTTTTGCAGCTTGACTTGCATATGTACCGTCTGTAATTACTTTGTAAGTATAACCCTCATTAGACGCTGAAGCAGTAGGCAAAGATGTAATTGTACCGCCCGTACCCAAAGTACCTTTCATTACCATAGGTTCGGGAAGATTTGCTATTGCAGTATATACCGCACCAGATGTAACTAAGTCTGCACTTCCTGAAGTAACAGACGTTGTATAATCTTTTGCCGCCGCCGTTCCCAAAGTGGGTTTGTTCAAGATTTGAGCAAGTCCACTTGAAGCGTTCCAGTCACTTTGAGTATCTGTAAAGACGGCATTGCTGGGGACATCTTTTTCAACAGTGTGATTATTAACTGTTGCGGAATCGCCGTCGATGTCTCCGTGTATTTTATTTAAAAATCGGGCAACACCCGTAACAATTAAGTTATTTAACTGTGCCAACTGTATGTCCTCCTTTCTTAAATTTCTTTAAATTCCTGAGATAAAATATAATTTTCGTTGCCAACCGCATATCCATATTTTACATATGGTGTAGCGTGATTTGATAATTCTATTTTTACATTTCTTAAAAACCATGTGCTTTTATTGGTGCTTGCAGGTTTATCAAAAGGTTGTACACCCAAAGTCAAGTTCCCATACTGTTGCCATCCCGTTGGGATTTCCCAAGTCATAACGGCTCTTTTGGGACCACCAGAATATTGTAAATAATTGGTAAATGGATATGTTGTTTGGGAAGTCCCAGAAGCATTAATACCAGTCATAGAACCGTGTATACCAAATCTAACATAATTATATGCGGTTTGACCCATTTCATCTGAGTATCTATCTCCCTCTGCACTTACATCATAAGATAGCGTAAGAGACTCTCCAACATGTGCAGTAATAAATTCTGCTGGAATACTGGTATAGCCAGTCTTCTTCACACTGCTACTATATGTGACCACACAATCTATGTTATTATCTAAAAGATTCGGATTGACTTGTTTCCCTATCTGAAAATCTCTATCAATTAAATCGTTTTCAATAATATTGGAAAACGAAGTTACGCCACCTTTATTTATATCTAAATTACTATCACTCTCTGAAATTTCATAGCAATAATAATTTTTCTTATTATCTACTGAAGCAGAAACTTGATACAATGCTTTTATGTCGTCTGCCGACAATGCAGTTGCATAAATTCTTACGTCTGAAATATCTCCAACATATAAAGAAGTTTCCATTCCAGTCGCTGATGCTTCTGCCGCAATACATAAATAATTAGACGCATACTGTATTACACTTGTGGAAGAAACCGAAGCCGTAGACTCTAATTCTCCGTCAATATATAATTTCACACTAATGCCGTCAAAAGTACCAGTAATCAAATGCCAATCATTTAAAATTTGAGCCACCGTCGTTGTAGACTCTTGAGACACATAACCTGTTCCATTTACATAAACGTAAAAAAGAATGCCATTAGTCCCTTGTTTAATACTCCATCCGCCACTCTGAGTACAACTAATAGGTCTATCCCAAGTGGAACATTTTACCCATAAACTAACAGTAATTGCATCTTTAGGAAGATAATTATTGACCGTTTGTTGACCTATAAGATATTGGTTTTTTATAAAATGCATACAATTACTATTTCTCACACTACCATCCGTAATAGTAGGACTACCTACTGCCGTCGAATGATTATTATATCCACTGGTATCATAGATGGTTGTATCATTTACATCTGCCATAGATAAAGTGTAAGGTGTGGTTTTATCCCCAGCCTCAATCTTTATCTTGCGAATACTAATATCACCATTTTGGACTAACTGAAACGAAAATTGCGTATAAGAATAAACTGCCCCACTGGTGTATATTTGCATCATATGTGCTTGTGAAAAGAACTTTGATATTCTTGTCCATTTTCCACTTTCCACATTTGATAAGTCCCAAGTGGGTTCTATCCAACCTATTCTTGTACCATTCTCTTGGTAGATTTGCAATGCCCCCAGACATTTATGATTTATTGCAGACACGTCAGGTGTGTATAAATCAAAAGAAACTGTAACACCATTAGGGTAGTTATTTCCGTCTACTCTCAAAGTAGGAATAAGCCTCTGCCAATTGTTCGTGGTTGCACCAGTTCTGCTATAACTGTACATATACGAACCATCATCTGATACACTTTTAGTCCAACCATTTGCGGCTGTCCAACCAGTAAAATCAAGGCTATTATCAACCATATTAGGCACACCCATACCGTTATTATTAAGCGGATAGTGTACAACAAGGCCTTTTGCAAGTTCTTTGATTTCTTTTACAGAAAGAGCGTGATCGTAGATACGTAAATCATTCATACTACCTTTATAATCAACTATTGTGCCACTTCTGTAATCGTCACCTACTCTTATTTTGGCAGTTGATGTTCGTGTACTAAACCCACCACTTTGAGTGTGGGTATATATCAGAGTTCCATTAACATAGAATTTAGCTTGTTCTGCTGTTTTTGTAATCACAACATGACTCCACTGATTTACAGGAAGCGTATTAGTCGGTTGAATATCAGGGGAACCATTCCACCATAACCTTATTCTTAAAGTTGCGGTCAATTCAAAAGAAACATTACCCGAACCAGCCGCACTATATTCAGAAATAATTATTCCTCTTTTAGCTTCAGTAGGCTTTAACCACACGGCATAAGAAAAATCATTATTATAAAATGGTCCCAATGCCTTATCAAACTCAAGATATTGCTCATTACCACTAAAGGCATAGCATTTTCCTAATTTGCCTGCATTGTCAACCGTTGCACCATTGTTTGTGACTGTTAAATCTTCAAGACCGTTATTCCTTAAATCGCCACAAAGAGGTAGCCATACTCTTAAACTCATATAACTACCTCCTTATTCGAATACAAAATCTAAACTTTCTGTTGTTGTGTTGAATTGTAATGTGACACCATTATTAATCGTTGTCTTAGTCATCTTAACTGCACCAGTGCTGGGTTGACATTCAAAATTAGGAATGGCATATACTTCTCCAGTCATAGTATTAACTGCCTGACCAGAAGTTCCATATTGACCACCAAGTATTACTTTACGCCAAGAATCAGTGGTTGTTGCACTCTGTCTTACCTGAGTATCACTAAAACTCGCATTTGCGGGTACGTCTGCATTGACAACGTGACCATTGGTTAATTCAACCAATTTGGTACCGTCATACTTATACCAAGGGTTATCTTCATAAAGAACTATTCTACAGCTGGAAGTCGTACTATCATACACACCGCCAACTAATACATAAATTTTATCTGTTGCATTAGGTGTTTGTGTCCACCATACTTGGTCAAGATAAAATAAACCATCTGTTGAATTAATAGTACCCACAAGATAAACAGGAGCATATGGTGTCAAACTATTAGCAGTTAGCGTTACATTAAAGCAATATCTCGCATCAAATAATTGAGCCATACGTGACCTTGCAGAACCCCAACTACTAATGTTTGTATTGGCATTATAATTAGCACTTGAATAATAGATAGTTCCACCAACTAAAAATCCATTGGTATTGGCTAATTTTGTTGTGGCTGTAGTTCTATTAGCATTTGTGGCAGTTCCATCAGAAGCGGTACATATATTCTGATATGTCTTGTTTCCGTCTTGCATAAATAATGAACCAGCCCAAATGCCTTGAGCGCCAGTCTTTGCACCAAAATAAACCAAAATAGCATCATAGGTGTCGCTGTCACCGGACTCTTGTAAGCCTCTTGAGTTAGCGTTTGGAGCAGATAAAGAACCATAGTTAGTAGTTCCTGTTCCGGGCCAACTTGCCCACTTGACAGGTGTATCAAGTATGGTTACAGTACAATTTTCACACTCATAATAATCTATCTCAAAAGTCCTGTAATTGTTTGCCGTAGTAGGTGCATTACCATTGTAAATACTTATTCCAATTGCGTGTCCATATCCAGCATTAAACCCAGCCTGTTTTAACGGATAGAATGTGATATAAGTATGTGCTGTTGTACTTTGCTCATTCCAATTGGCATAAATCAAACCGTCTGTTCTGCCACAATAAGTTGCCCAAGTATATGAAAACCAGTTAGCCTGATTAGGGCAAGACGTTTTAACCTTAAATTTGACTCTCCAAGGTTTATACCAAGCGTCAGGTTTTACAGACATAAAGTACCAAGTTGCATTTGCATAATCATTGGATGTTGCATAGTAACTCGTACTTGCATAAGTCTTACTGATAAGAGGTTTTAAGTCCTCATCGTGATGCCAATGAGAACTTAAAGAACCACTGTTATCTTTGAGATTATAGGTTGTATTATCGGGCAATTTTACTTGTGTTATATTTGCCATTTAAAATACCCCCTTTATTAACTTACTGTAATTGTTGCCGCATTACCACTAAATGTAGGTGCTGATACATTACCAGTAGGTGTAACAGTGCCATTAATTTGAACCGTTGTACCAGTGAATGTAGGTGTTGATACATTACCAGTAGGTGTACCACTAACGCTAAGTGTTGCTTCCGTACCACCGAACTGTAAAGCATTAGGAACTGCGATATTACCAGTAACAAGTCTTACGCCGTTACCACTAAATGTCGGGTCTGTAATTTGGTTTACGCCCGTTGCAACCGTTGTTGCACTTCCAATTCCCGGAAGCGTACCAGCATTGAAGTTACTGTTAGATATAGTTAAAACTTCCGTTACTGCATTTACAGTAAATACGGGGAATATAGTTGTCGGGTCCCAAGTAGGTAAAGTACCTTGAGATGTCATACCTTTAATACTCGTAGTATTTAAAGTAACAGCGGTTCCCGAACATACACCAGCGGGTGTGTAAGTATTAGCACCGCTTGCAGCGGGACTAACTGTCGCCGTCCTATTTTGGTTGCCAGTAATTGTTACACTACCTGCGGGAGTATAGTTGCCCGTCGAAGTTAAAGCGTCGCCAGAAAATGTAGGTTTATTAAGCGTACCGTGGGGTGTATAGTTACCGCTCGAATTGTTTGTTGCGGTAATTGTAACCGAACTCGGATCACCAGTAAATGTGGGTTTCGAAACAGTACCTGAAGGTGTATAAGAACCCGAAGCACTGTCTTTATATGCTAAAGCACCTAAGCCACTCAAGTCACCGAACTCTTGCCATACACTACCATTGTAAATAAACTCTTTACTTTGATAGTTTGCGATATTGCCTTTCTTAGCAGTTACGCTTTGGCCTTCAATGGTAATCGGGTTTGTGGTACATCCGTCTGTTAACACGGTAGTTGTAACACCTAAATAATCTGTATATTGTTGCAATTCTGCAATTAAATCTCTTGCCCCTTGGTCAACTATGTCATAAGTATTACCACTGGGTAAAGTAATCTGTTTAATGTTAGGCATAATGTCCTCCTTACTCTGTTGTTAAAACGAGAATCTCATCTTCAAGTATCTGAGATTCATCACAAGATAATTTACCGTTCCAGAAAGTCTTTTCTGTTGTGTTTGTATGAATTGTTAAGTCATCAATATGATTCATTAACATAGATGTGTTGTCCGTTATAAACGGCATATCAATAAGATACGAAGCGCCATCTCCCACTTTTAAAGCTGGTATTGGATCACCAGTATCGGGATTGTGGTCGTGGTCTGTATATACATAAATCGTATTCGCATCAGAAACTAATTGAGCCTGCGAGTTCCAGTTTGCTTCTGTATCTTTTAATATCTTTGGGATAATCGCATCTAGTCTTGTCTTAAACCTCTGCAAGTGAGGTTTATCTACTAATCCTAATCCCATAATAAACCTCCCTTATCGTAAGTCTTCGTCGCCGTATAAATCGCCATTTAAGAAACCACTCATATACTTGTAAGTCATCTTATCACACTCGCCCGGTTGACGTTTATAGAGTGAATAGAATGTGTACATCTGAATAGTTGTGGTTCCGTTTTCAAAATCGTGAGAAACGCTCTGTATAATATAATCATTCTTAATCTTAGAGCCTTTCTTCTTGTAGTCGATTTTCATATAAGGCTTAGCAAACGGCATAAGTTTAGTTGTAATCGTTATATTGTCTGTTAATCTTGAGTTTTTCCAGTTTTCATACTGCGCACGTTCAAGAGCCAACTCGTTGGAAGTAATGTTATTAAACTCTCCGTCGCTCTTCATGTCCAGAAGTTCGCCCAATTTCTGTACTACATAAGGAGAGTTAGGACACAAGGTTAAAGACACCGTGTCGCAGTTATAGAAAAGTTCAAAATATCTCTGTGAATATTTATTTACCCATTGCCCGATGCCTGTTACTGGGTCTATATATTGTACCAGTTCTCCAGTGTTTCCGTCTGTTAACACATCGAGAGCGTGTGATTGTGCGACGCCAACATACCACCATTGGAAATTATAATCTTCAAATTCGGGGCGATATATTCTAACCAATTGGAATACGTGAATATGTGTGCTGTCCAAAATGCCTTCTTCGAGTATCTCTCGGGTTTCATTATCGACGATTCCCAAAGGCTCAAGGTCATTAACTTGCATAAAGTCCCACCATTCATATTCTCCCGCAGAACTATTTTCAAAGCGAACGCCTATTCTCTTTCCGTTCTGATATTTCGTAAAGCCTTCACACATGATGACAAATCTTCCATGACCACCGCCATATGTTTGGTCAATGCGTTCGAATACGAATTGTCCACCTACCTGTCCATAGGTCAACTGCATTATAACAGTTCCGGGAGGATATGCCGTATTACCGAAAAACTCTTGTCTGGTAGCAATGAATTGCAGCGTACCACTTCCGCTTCCGTTGGGAGTATATTTAATTCTTATGCCATGGTAGTCTTTCTCAAGGCTTGAGTTCGCATATATATTATATGTCTGAGTTTCCGTTGACGCAGAAGTCCATTCTACTCTGACGCTGGCTTGATAAATATTCTCTTCCGTTGTTCCAGCATAAATATAATATGTGATTAATCCACCTTTTCGTACGCCTTCGGCATAATAGTCGGCATCCAGAGCAGAACCCCAGACTTCACATACGTTTCTAACCTTCGTTAAATCTGTCGTTTCTTGTTCGGATATAAGCATATCCATATAGTCTTCATAATAAAAGTCGTTTTCTTCTGAAAACTCTGTGGGGATCATCTCTACTCTCAGAACACCATCTTCGTCATATCCAGCGTCATAAGCGGGGTAGAGAGTAACTAATTCATCGAGAACTTCCCATACGGTTGCACCCGCAGAGAACTCAAGGTCATACGGGATTTTATTCCATAACGGATGTTTCTTCCTGTACTCTTGATACCCAGTACCACTTTGAGGCATACCGTAATACTCACCTATATCTTGCACGTAATAATTATCTACGTGTGCAGATTTTAAAGTGTCGATTACTGCTTGTTTAATCGTGGTATAAGCAATAGGCTGCCCGGTCTCAGGGTCTTCTTCATAAGCCTGATAAATGGTGCTTAATGCGCCACCTATCTGTCCGTTTGTTGTGCCGTCTAATTGTACGGCAAGGTCGGAGAGTTCAATACTTAAGAGGTTGTTCGAAGCGTCAAAAGTAACATTTGCATTGTTGTATATAAAAGTACCCATCTTATACCAACGATATGTGCCCTTATAAGAATAGCCATTATGCGTTGTAGTATTGTTTTTATTACTTCTTTGGTCTAATATACCAACGCAAACTTCAACCCTTTTATTGAGCCAAATAAGAGACTCTTCGCCTATGTTATTAATTTCTTCTGAAGGTGTCAGGCTGAAAGAAGCCGTTCTCTTTACAGCCGAACCTGAATCTATATTTGTATCACCACCGTTAACTATTCCAGATAATCGTGTGACATCAGTTCCATCGCTATTCTTAACAAGCACTTCGACTTGTACTTGAATAACGTGTTGTTTTACTATTCGCCAATCTGATTGAGATATTGCCATATTTATACCCCACTCCAAAAGTCCTCAGGAACATTGATTAACTTATTCTCATATAAGTCTGCTTCCGAATCAACATCTCCGATTTCAAGCCATCCAAATTCAATCTGTCTTGCTCCGTCAATTTCTGCTTGACTAAACAAACTTGAATCTGTTATGCCATCCGTCTTAATTCCTACCATCCACATTTCACCAGAAACACTCTTGATAATCTTTGCATTTCCTTCAGTAAGGAAATCTTTGAAACTTCTTCTGTATTTCCAGTTGTGTTCGGTTTCAAACGTGATGTTGTTTTCAGGCCCGGTCATCTCTAAGAATGTACCAGTGCAAGTTCCTTCGTCATAATTGATAGCAGTTACATTGTAGTAACTGGGCTTTCTGGAATAGATTGGCTGATTAACGGCGTATGGTTTTATCGTGTTAAAGTTTATTGGAGAAATATTTAACGGAGAGTACCAAATAGCATTCGCATCGCAGACCACCAGAACATCGAATTGTGATGCAACATTCACGGTTTCTTCTGCGATCATATTGCCGTCGGCGTTTAAATAAACCACCTTGTATTGATACGTGTAATTATTTCTACAATATCTGTCTTCATAAGTAAATTGTAATTGAGTAGTGTTACCAATGCTTTTTGTGTACACAGAGGTAAACGCAAATTCACTTGATATTTTTCTCTTTAAAACAAGTCTTTTGACATCGGTGTATGAATCATCTCCGTTGGATGTAATAGTGATATATCCATAGTGCGGATGGTTCACAGCATTTAAAGTAATTGCCATTCGTTTCCTCCTTTCTAATAGATACCAAACATGGCGTCTATTTCAGCATTAGTTATAATATCTTGTGGTGTAATTGACGAACCCGGTCCGTAACTACCACTACCATCGTTCTTTGTTATTTTTGAGTCACCAGTTCTACTACCGATGATAAACTTTTTATTGAAGTCGCCATTAGGACAATGAATCCAGACTTGATCGCCACGTTTAAAGGCAACGCCACTGGCATTCGGTATCTTATAACTTGTCTTCTCGATAGTAACGTGATACACTCCTTCTTCGTCGGCATATTCGATAACACCGCCGATGTCCATATCCATTAAATGTTTGGTTCGTTGTTCTATGGCATAGTCTATGGTTTTTAATATATTATCTGTTACCGACATAATTATCCTTTCCAAAAGAATAGGGGAGGACGTTAATCCTCCCCACGTCTTTAATTAAAATATTGTGTTGCTCTTCTTGAGAGCTGTTCAAACTCACGGAATAGGTCGTTTGCTTTGCTTGCATCAGTGATGTTCGGCAAGGTAACATTAAACGTCTGGTTAATCGTTTGACCACCAGCGGGTGCTACCGCAATTTGACCACTCTTAATTCCGCTTGCTATTCCAACCGCCTGAGCCGCTATCGCATTCTGTAACGGAGAACTTGTTCCGCTCGCAAACGCGTGTAACATAGCAAACTTCTTCGGGTTAAATTGTTTCATGGGAACATACTTCGATTTAAGAATCTTTTCGGTTTCGTCCCCATTGAATACTTTTTCGCCACCTTCCATCTTCATCAAGGTGGGCTTATCTACGATTGAAGCAGTGCCGTCATTGTGAAGTACAATTTCAGGTTTCAATTCACCAACGAGAGCATCGCCTGACGGTGCAGAATCTGTGCCCGAATACAAAGCCTTAATAAGTTTCTTACTTGCTTCATGTTCTGCATTTTCTCGTGCTTTTTCTGCATTTTTCTGTTTCGCAGTTGCATCAGGTATCGAGGCTTTCATGGCTTGATCGTATGCTTTCTGTCCTTCTGCCTCAATATACTTATTACGCGCATCATTTGCCAGACCTATGGTGGGATATTTTGTGCCGTTAAATTCATACTTATTTTCGGGTTGTTTTGTTTCGGCCCTTTTTTCAGCTAACTTCCCGGGCGTTATGTTAGAGTTGCCGACATTTCCATTAGAATGTCCTGTCGGTGTGTTTCCACCTCCATTTCCGTCAGTGCCACCTGTACCACCTGTACCGCCTGTGCCTCCCGTACCACCACTGGTGTTGACTGTACCACCGCCACTTGGATTGACGGGATTATTGGCTTCGGCCGTTCTTGCATCAAGATAAGCCTGCTTCTGTAATTGTTGCGCGGTTACGTACTGCTCCGTGAAACTTTCGAGTAGACTCAATCCGTTCATAATATTGGTTTCCCAATCAGGACCCAATATTTCAGTCGCTCTCAAATTATTCTGCGCTTCTTCGAGTTTGGATGATACCTTTCCCCACGCTTCAGAATACTCGTTGAGTTTCTTGATTTGATCGTCTATCGACTTAGTTTCAGACTCCATCGCATCTTGCAAAGATTTGATTTGTTTTTCATACTCTGCAACCTGCTTATTAGTACGCGCTTTTCTTAAATTATCTTCAGCGTCCGATATTCCCTGCAAGTCTGCCGCGTAATAGAAACCTCTCGACTCTGAATACATCAGTTTCGTTCTTTGATTTTGAGCGCGTGCCAATTCGTATTGTGCTTTGCTCAATTCTAAGTTTCTATCTATTTCGTCATTCTCATCCTGAAGGGCATCTATCTTCTTCTGAATTACTTCAATCTGTTCATTGTACGAGTTTTCGATTGTCTCTTTCTGTTTCTCTAACGCATCTGTTTCGTCTTGGAATCTCTTTTGTACGGCGCTAATTACCTTATCGTATTGCTGAACCTGTTTCTCATAAAGACTCGCAAGTTCATCATAATAATCCTGCGCCTTAATCTTACCATCTCTGTAATACTGTTCGATGATTGCTCTTGACTTATCTACATGCGTCTGGAATGAAATAACGCCCGCATCAAGTTCGGCATCATACATCGCAAGAATTTTATCAAGGGCTTCCTTAAACGCTTCTCCTGCTTCCGAACCAGCATCTTTTGCAGAGTCAATCGCTCCGCCGTAGTCAAGGTTCAAGTCCATAGTGTAATCCAAATCAAATTGGTCATTGATTTGTTTGATGACTTCATCACTAATTACACCTACTTGTCCTAAAGCATCATTAGCCAGTTCTTGTGCCGCCGTAATTGAATTCCACTCTGCAACTGCGGCAGGATTTTTACCCCATATACGACTGTCATTCCCATATCTTGCCACGAATGAACTCATCTGGGCATCGGCTACTTTCTTTTTCTCCTCAAAGTTCTGTTGGTTCTCCATCAGATACTTCAATTTACTAACTTGAGCACCGCCGATACCAGCCAACTTAATCAACTCCATCAAGTATTCGATATCATCTTCGTTTCTCAATGAAGCATCTTTTGCTAATTCTTTCTTCAGGGCAAATGCCGCAACGGCTTGTGCTGATTTACCAGACAGGTCTGCCTCTTGCATAAGGAGTACAATTTCTTCTGCGGTAAGTTTATCCAGATTTTCAGTAGAAACAACTAAATCATCTCTACCTTTCTTCTCTTGAACTTCGGCATTCATTAACTGAAGAGTCGAACGGATTTCTCCTTCGATAGCCTCTTTGTTCTTTAATGCCGCTTCAACACTTTCCTCTGCGCTTTCTTTGGTAATACCAGATGCAATAAGTTGTTGTTTTACCCACTCCTTATTTTCTTGTGTCAATTCGGATAACGCACTCTGTTGTATTGCATATTCAGTAACAATATCATCAAAGTAATGTTGTAAATCCTTTTCTCCACTCATTACGGCTTGTTCAAATTCTTTGTAAGAATCTAAATCACCAAATGCATCTTGTATGCTCGATAAGGTAGAAGCATCAATAAACTCACCATTTTGGAATTTTTCATAAGCGTCTGCGAGATTGTCAACTCCGTTCTTATACGAATTTAGAACATCAACTGCATTCTGTTGAGACATCGAATTGATGGTATCAATCATGCCAGATAATGCCTCATCCGCTTCTTCCGCAGATAATCCCAATTCCTCGATCATCTTGTTATAAAAATCGTATTCCTTGAGAGTTGTTTCATCGAGTTTGCCTGCTTGTGCCAAACCAACAAGTTCATCTTTGACTTCTTGCCACGTGGTTGAGTAACCAGCCATGCCGTTAGAAGAAAGCAATTCTCCCAATCCTCTCACCTTGGCGTTCTGCTGAGCCGTGGCAAATGCTTTGTCGATGGCCTCTATGGCTTCGGTAGGATTCATAGAAGAATCAATAGCATCCAGAACTAACTGCATATTGTTGGCAGAATAGTCCTTAATCTTATCTTCCAACTCTTGTTTCTTTGTGTCTATCGTGCCGTTGTCAAGTATCTTTCGGATTTCCTGATTAAACTCATCATCTAATTTGGCATAATCTTCCAAGCCAGACGCTTTCTTTACTGCCTGCAAGAACTCTTGAGCGTGTTGTCTTTCTTCGTCGGTCGCGTCTTCGCCCAATTGATCCCACACTTGTCCAACGAGTGTGTTATATGCGTCTCCTAATTCTCTATACGTTTCACGATAATTTGTGTCTTTCGACTTATCTCCATACAACTTAGATAATAAATCTTCGTCCACGCCTTCAGTCCATTTAATAACTTCGTTAGTAAAAGCATTCATCATAACTTCGTCTGAAGCCATCTCTTGCTTAAATTCATCACTAACGTGACCTATAACAGACTGAGCAATCGTATGTTGATTATCCGACAACTCTATGTCGCCAATTTCAATATTGAAATCTAAAGTTGCCACAACCGACTGCGTATAATTATTCAGATATTCTTGAAGTTTTCTTCTGTTGTTATCCTGAATCATTATCGCTTCTTTTTGAAGTTGAGCATAAGCACTTTCAGAAATTTCGGTCTTATATCCTTCTGACATATCAACAGTCGTGTATTGTGATATGCCTTGGAATTGTTTATTGCCTTTGAGCAATTCCGTGTTGCCACGCATCATATACGCCAATACATCGGAAAAACTCTTTGCCAATAAGAAGTCTACCAAATATCCTCTAAGCGGATAATCTCGCATCTGCATTGTGAAATCATCATACGAAGTGTTGAGTATTTGATCCCAAATGGTGTTCGTTCCAGCCTTTATATTGTCATATCCCAGTACCTCGGGAGATGAATATGCTTGACGAAGACCGCCCTTTTGGACTACCATCTTTACCGCACTTATGGCTCTCTGATGCCACTTGGGGTTAAGATAATTGTTTAAGACATCCGCGTTGGCTTGTACGTTCTTAGGGTCTGCTGCTTCTTCAAGTCTTGCTCTTCGATATTCTCGATAGGCTGCTGTCAAACCTTCGACACTATCTTTAACATCAATGATGGCATTGCCTTCGTTTGTCCATCCAGTCACCATCTCGGGCATTCTGTCGGCAATCTCGTTAGAAATTTCGTTGTAACGAGCAAATTCATCCGCGCTTAGAGAAACATTGTTCCCTAAATCATCAACCTCTTTGCTTAAACGGACATACTCATCAGCGACATCTTTGATGTATTTATCATTGTCTTTTAATTCGTCAGTAATTTCCTTAATTTTGCTGGATGCTTCTATAGCCTTTTGCTCTAATTCGCTGGTGTATTTCATCAACTTTCTGATTCCGGCTACCGCTATAGAAATAGCAGCTATAACTGCAATAGTAGATATTGAAGCCATTACGGCATTAAACGCCTTGACTTGTCCTTCTGCTCTTTGTACTTGCGCACTAGCATTTTCTACGGCTATTCCGTATTCTTTCTCCGAAGTTATTCCTTTCGTCAAAAGCACCTTGGAAGACTGGTTAATTGCACCATCAAGGTCGCCGTGTTTCTCAATAAATTCGTCAATAGCCTTTGTGGGAATCGCGCCTTCGTATTGACTTAGCACTTTCTCTTGGAAGGTAGCATTGGCATATATCCTGCTCATATCTGCCGAAAGGGCTTCATTGAAATCAATACCCATCCATGGATTTCCAGCACCCACCCCAGCGAACTTAGCCAGTCCTCTGAACAATCCTTTTCCAGCCAGACCGCCCGTCTGAGCGTCTCCAGTGTACGTAATAAATTTCACGGTTTCTTTGTTGAAGTTCGCTACACCGAGGGCAGCAGAACCAAGTAAGGCTATTACCTTCGGCAAAGCATCTCCAAGGCCGTTGAATATTGACAGCAACGCTGTACCCAAATCAATCGTATCTTTAATCAACTCTGAGTCTAATGCGTTCTGCTCAAGTTCTTGCAACTCATTCTTGAACTGTTGAGTCTTACCCACAATACTGTCAAGATATTTTGCGTTTTCTTCAGCCGCACTGCCAGCAGAATCAATTGCCGAGTTGTAAACATTTTCCAACAATTCGGGGTTCATTAAAATGGACGCTGCAATGTTGGAACGTACTTTACCAGCAAGTTCTTCAACCAAACCTTTAGCACGGTTCGTACCGTACTTTTTATCTTCTTCCTGAATCTCTTTGTATATCTTCGAAATTTCAAGTAAAATCGTGTATGTGTTCTTTAAGTTTCCGTTCGAATCAAGAATGTCTACGCCTTGGCCATTGTTGGATGCAACTTTCGTATAATCCATAATGACTTTACGTTTCTTGGCTTCAGTGGAAACCACCCAATCATCCACTTCTTCTCCGAGTTCTTCGAGTTCTTGACGAATATCGTCATCTCCTTCTTTAACGCCAGCGATACGAAGTGAAATTGTTCTAATACCAGTACCTACTTTATTTGCGTCTTGGATAATTGCATTACCCGCGGTTACAAGAGCCGCAGCTTCATACAAATCGTTGCCTTGCGTTACCAGTGCCGCAGACGAAGCCTGTAAAGCGGTTGCTAACTGATCAGTAGCAATCGAATAGTTATTACCGATGTTGTTCAAAACGTCGATAATTTCTGTCTTATCAAGGTCTTTGTATGCCTGAGACATGGAAACGAGCGCTTCCGTCGCCTGATTAATATTTTCAAATTCGGAAACATTAAATAGCGTGGTTGCAGCCTTAGCCGATTTCGACGCCTCATCCAGACTTTCGCCCAATCTCAACCAGTCAGCAGTAGACTGTTGCAACTGGACTGCCGTAGTACCCAACGCACCAGCGGTATCAAATGTTGTCTTCTGATATTCTTTTAACGTCTTAAGGGACTCATCAGACACTTTTCTCATTTCTGTGAGAGCAGTATCGAGTTCGGTAATTGTAGAAATCATCGAACGCATATAGCGAATAATATCCATGAAACTGAAGTAAGTCGCTATAAATTTCGCGTTCATGTCTTTCAATCTTTGGCCAACTTGACCTAAGAAAGTTTTACCAGCCCTTGCGGCTTCCATTTCTACCTTGCGGAATGCCTCGGTAAGCCTATCTATAGACTCCTTAGATACATCCGTTTGACCTTCGAGGTTCCTCATCTGAGCAACTACGTCTTTCAGTTGATTCTGAAGGTCACCGGGCATATAGTTGGTCGCCAACATCTTTTCCGCTTTTGTGATATTTCTTTGCAGAACTGATTTATCACCAGTCAAAATCGCACCGCTCGGATTTCTCGATTCACTTCTAACTGCATTAATATATGTCAGTTCATCGTTAGTAAGATATTCTCCGTTTGCTTGGCGATTTTGAATCATCGCCTTAGCACGCGCAACTTTTTCTAAGTATTCGGGCATATAGACATTTCTATCCTTGCCTCTAACTTTACTGGACTCAATCGTCTCAAGGTCTTTTGCCAGCGCATTCATCTCACGTTGAGCCGCTATAGATGTCTGTATCTCAGCATTAATTTGTTTAAATTCTGCTTCAATAGAATCAAATGTAACAGCGTCTACCTTTCCTTGAGCTTGAATCTCTTGAAGATTCTCAAGGAACGCTTCGGCAGAAGCACGCGAACTTGCAAGTAAATCAGTATTTTCAAGCACGTTTGCCGTGGATGTTGCCATACTGTTAATGCGTTTAAATCTGTCTTCATCCGCTTTCTGAGAAGCCTTACGTTCCGCTACGTCTCGTTTATTGAGAGCGTCTTCCCACCAAGCAATATAAGATTCTTCGGCTTTCTTCCTATCTTCGATTTCTTTCTGCTTTGCTTTAGCGGATGCTTGTCTTTCAGATACATCTCTGTCGTTTAAAGACTTCTCCCACCACGAAACATATGAATCTCTCTCTTGTTGTTTCTTTTGCGCTTCCAGTTTTTGTTGTCTTGCTAACGAATTGCGCTCAGCAGCCTCTCTTTCGTTTAAAGACTTCTCCCACCATGCTACATAAGATTCTCTTTCCTGTTGCTCTTTAGCGTCTCTCTCGTCAAGAGCCTTGGTCCACCAATTAGTATAGTCTTCGTTGGCTTTGATGATCGCTTGAGCCTGAGCCTCTCCTTCTGCTTTTAATGCATCGTGAGTTGCCTGATAATTTTCTTCAGCAACACGACGTTTATCGCCTTCCACATAGTAGTCAATATCTTCTTGTGCGCGTTTCTCTGCTTCTATGGCTTCATATTGTTGCTTTGCTAACTCTTCTTGCGCTTCAATATTTTCCTTGTAACGCCGTTTGCCTTCTTCCCATTGCTGATTTGCAACGGCTTCTTGCTGTTCGACGCTTTTCTTATATGCATTCGCGCTGGCTTGATATTGCTTTTCGGCTAAAGATTCTTTTGCCTGCACAGTGTCTTTATATGCTGACAAATCTGCTTCATATTGTTTTTTAGCCGCTTTCTCTTGTGCCTCAATGTCTTTCTTATAGTCTTTATATCCTTGTGTATCTGCTATCTTTATTACGCCTTTTTGCAATGCCTTTTGTTCAAGTTTCTGATATCCTTCATCATTCAGTCCTTTGCTCTTGGCAAAGTTCTTCAGAGTTTTATATTTTGAATTTTTGAACTCACTCAGCAAAGCGGCGTATTTATCTCTGGGTTCTTTGTTGTTTCCAGTTGCAACCTGATAACCTTCTTGTGCAGTCTTGCCACCAACGTCTCCTCCGCCTTGAACGGTCTCTCCCTTTACAACGGCGTTAGCAATAATGCCAACATTTCTGTTGATGTTGCCAAGAAGTTGTTCAACTGTTCCTGTACTCTTCCCGGATTTAAGACCAAACAACTTGTCAATGTCGCTTAAAGGTACGTTTCTTATATCGTCGAAATCTAAGGTCTTCATCCAACTCTTAAACTTGGGAGCCTTTTTACCTTCGGCCGTATATACATCGCTTATTTCTTTCCAAGCCTGTTCCAGATTTCTTTGTAATCCGATTTGTGTTCTATCAAGCCTGTTTAAATCAGGAAATTCTTTTTGCAATGCTGCTTCATCAACTTCCATCTGAGCATAATACGTCATCACATCTTTGAAAAACTGTTTGTTTCTCTTGGCGATGTTCATATTAAGGACGGAAATTTGATTTTGAGATGCAATAAACTGCTTGCTGACACCTTCGTCCATCATTCCATAAAAGGTTTGCATGTCACCATGAGAAGGTACCGCATAACGAGACGGATGCCAGTGTCCTGCAACATTATAATCGTTGCCCTTAAAATAATCTGTTAAACTATTTAATAATTCAGCAGAAATACTGCCCGCTAATCCAGTGACACCACTAGGCGTTGCCTGTCCTGTTTTGGAGTTTGCAAACATGGTTCTTTCTCTGTCGTAAGACGCTTGAGAACCCATTTCCTTTGCAATACGTAACAGAGCATTCTTTTCCACAGCGGTTATAGGATTGTCGGTTTCAGAATCTTTTTCAATCTTAGTGTTGCCTGCAATAATGCCAGACTTTATCATGTCCGCAATATTTTTAGACATCTCGCTTCCGCTGGTTAAAGGATTAGACGTGTTGGCAATTTGCTTAACATCTCTCGCAATATCAGCAACATCGTTCTTGATAATGTTAATAGGCTCTTCGGGAGTATGTTGGTCTGCCTTTTCTTGAGTCACTTTCCTACGCTTGTTAACATACTCTTGGAATTTTTCCTTAGTCGTTTTTTCTTGAGGTTGAGGTTCCTCCACCTTACCCGACAACTGATCGTTGCACTTCTTTACGGCGTTTGCCATTTCATCTAAAGCAACTGTTGCAATAGAGATGTTTTCGGTGAATTTATCTAACGGAACTTCTGTTGTCGCGGTTTGTTTATCAGTATTCGCAGACAATCTTCCAAGTAAATCATACTGCGTAACCATCAAGTTGATAAACTTGCCTAATTCATCTAAGGCTCTAAATGCTTTTTGTAATCCGGTTTGAGGCAAAACCGGTTGCATTTCTCCGTTTTGATTTAACACGTGAGTAGGACCAAGAAGTTCATTGGCCAACAATCTCATCTCTGCGATCATTCGTTCTTCGACATCAATTAACTTTAAGGTGTCTTGCTTAACATCTATTTTTAATTTGTCGATGGTTGCCTGATTCATGTCGATGCGGCCAATGGAAATATGCAAATCTTCCAGCTTGTCTAACGCCCCTTGAACTATGTCGTGCAAACTTTCCACGTTCACTTCGGTGTTACCAACATTGAGATTAAACTGCATCTCTTCCATAATTTTTGGAATCTTATTCAGTTCCTGAATAAACGCAGCAATATGTTGAGATAAAATATCTCCGGGAACTTCCACTACCTTTGCGGCTTCTCTTTTTGCCTTTTGAATTTCATCGAATTTCGCGCCGACATCTCCCAGACCAGTAGTAAATTTCTTAAGTTTAGCAGGGTCTTCGCTGGCAGTTAACTGATTAATTGCCTCTACCATCTTCTCTACAGACTTGATAGACGTCTTCGTAGTGCCGCCAATGGCCTCCATAATGTCATTAAAATACTCATACTGCTTAAAAGTATCTGCCGTCAAATTGCCGTTTCTGGACATTTCAAGAAGGTCACTTCTAACCTTCGCCCAAGACGGCGCAACTTCCGACATTTTCTTTTTAATGTCGTCGACTTCTTTCTCAACGTGCGCTTTATCTATCGCGTCTTTCTTAATGGCAATATTTCCGATAGGAAGCGTCAAGGTTCCCATCGCGTTAAGTTCCTTTTGTACTTGCTCAGGACTAATCTTAACATTGACATTAACGGGCTGAGCCTCTAATTCTTTCTTGATATTAGCGATGGCGTCCTTACTGCCTTCTTGCAATTTCTCAATGTTAGACTTAACGGGAACTTCAATGGGCTTTCTTTTTTTCTTATTTAACTTGTCTACTATTTCCTCTATTTGAGCTGTTAATTTGGCTTCTTGCCCTTCGGCAACATCGAGGTCCATTTCGACAGTAGTCTTTTTGCCCTTGCGATAAAGAGTTGCCTTTATTCCATCGAGAACGCTAATAAATTGTTTAGTGTCTCCAGCGCTTGCCTGAAGGTTAGACAATTCTTCTTTGAGAGTGGCCTCCAACTGCTTAAAGATAGCGTTGTATTCGTACTCCCCAGTCTTTTTGTTCTTTTCGTATAAGGCATCACCTAAGTTTCGGAATTTTTCATCGGCAATGTCGGTAATTCTTTCAGCAAAATTATCATCTTTATCTTCTGCCATATCCTTATAGCGAGTAAGAATTTCAAGCAACTCTCTATTAATTGCCAATTTGTCCGAACCGTCTTTTTCTTGTAGAGCATGGAGTTCGTCAATACGCATAGACATCTTGGACAACATAGACTCCATGTCTGCGTCAGACATTTTTCTCATATCTTCAGTTACAGACGTCTGTTTGCCAAGGAGGTTCTCCAACTGCTTGATTTTTGCCTTGTCTACTTTCTGCAACCCTTTCGGAGCAACGTCAACGGGAGCAGAAAGCGTCTGTCTATATGTATTGGCAAGGTCGATTAAAGAATTAAATCCTTCCTCAACTTTCCCGATTTGTTCAAGAATACCGTTAAAGGTCTTCTCGTCGTTCATTTTATTAACGGCGGTATCTATTCTTTCCATCGTAGCATCAATCTTGGCGTTTTCGGTTGCCAGACTATGTGTCAAGGTAGATACTGCCTTTTTAACTTCTTCGATTTTCTTTTCCATCGAAGATATTTCGTCATTCTTAACTTTTTTGGGTTCTGCGCCAAACACTTTTTGCAAATCAGTTAAAGCCTCTTTCAGAGAGTTTGCCTGATCTGCCAGCGTAGCAAATTGTGTTTCAAGTCCTTCGGCCAGTTTTACTTGTTGGGCCTGTTCTTGTAATTTTTCAAGTTCCCGAATAATATCCTTAATTCCAGAAGCCTTGAAATCTATACCAACTTGTCTGTTTCTCATATTTACCTCCGATTATAGTACGTTATATTGTTCCGCGTTCGCCAAGATAATTGCCTTATGCAAAATCGGTTCTGGGGAAGACGCGATTTGTCGTTGTCGTTCTTCAATAATTTCGATAGGAGAAGGTTTCGTAATACGATAAGGAGCCGACGGTCTGAAATCAAGCTGATTCCAAGCATCCAAACCGTGAAAACCTTCCTCCATGACCAGTTCGAAAATAAATTCTGTACTTCCTCTGTAAATATCATCCATGTAGTCGGGAGACAGAATTATTCCACCAGTAAATGTTCTATCGTGGTTGTTTTTATAATATTTTTTGAAACTCTTTTTTTCGAAATTGTAATAATGCCTGTGGTATTCAATAGGTTCATAATCATTATAAAACGCTTCTACCGCTTCATATGCGGTTCGTGCTAAATCTTCGCGCGTTTCAATTGCCGCATATCTGGAAACATTGGCGGCATATTTAACCACGTCTTTTTTGAGTTCATCAAAAATATCATTAGCCATAATTCTTTCTCCTTTCTTGTAAAATTTAAAATTGCGTGGGCGAGGATTTACACCTCGCATGATTTAACAGCGCATCATTCTCACACTCATTACGGCGAGCCACCTACTGTGTTTTGTTAGCGTCTACTTATTCCGCCACCACGCCAGAGAGCATTACTCCTGAGATGCTCCCACAAATTGTTTAATTGAACTCGCTAAGCCTTTTTTCTCTTCTTCGGGCACAATTTCTTTCATAACGGCAGCAGTCTCTGCAAACGTCCTAACTGCCTTATCTACTAACTCAGAAATGTAAGCCCGGCTCGACGAGTGTTCATCGTGCCACGTATCAAGCACTCTGTTATTTACGAGAATGAGTTCGTTAATTTCTCTTTCTCCAATTAAATCACAGAACACACTGATAATGTCATATTGCTGGAACTGGTCATATAGCCCTATTACATCCTGTCTTTTCTTAGTGATAGGTTGTCCCTTGTCATCCAACTTAACATTGCCGTTCTCGTCTTTGACTTCATCAATAGCGATGTCAAGTTGCAAATCCGTATAAAGACAAACGATGGCCCAAGTAAAATTAATTTTGTTGGCGATCATATCAATGTATGAAATACCATTGTCTCCAACCTTTACACAACCATACACGAATCTCGTAAGTACGGCATTCTTCTCCCCGATGGGAGCATACGTCTTAATTAAATGCTTTTGACACCAGTCCTTTTGAGCTTCGGGCTTATGAAGATTATTAAAGCCCTGTACAAATTCGCTTACTAACATATTTGATTCTCCTTCTTTTCCTTTAACTGCTGACGCAGTTTTCTTACTTCGTCGCTTAATTCGTGAACAGCGTAAGTGTGTTGGCTTGCACGAATGTTCGCGTCCTTTTCTATTTCTTTATCGCTATCCTTCACAACAAGAACATCTCTCTTCCTGTCTTGAAAAGATTTCTCATAATACATCTGCTCATCAACCACCGAATACCCGCAAACTCCTTGATACGGAATAATGCCTGAAGGAATGTCTCGACCGGGCATCCAAGCACAAATATTATAAATCTTTTCCCAATAGTTATCCGTCAATGTCATTGTCACAACTTTTCTTGAAGGTCTAACACCATCCATTACTTCTATCGTTGCGATAATGTCCTGTCCTTGTTCGGGAAGATTTACACCGTCGGCAAACTGGACTACGGTATGATAACCGCAGTCCGTCGCACGTATGGATTTCTCATATAAAATAGGTTCCCACGTCATCCTTGTTCTCCTTAATACATCGCAACACCAGTTTTAATATCGTTATCAATAATTTCCTGAGGAAGCGCTGCACGTATCTTCTTAAATTCTTCATCCCCGCCATATTCCTCCGTTCTAACCTTGTTCATAAAGTCGAAGAAGGTGATTTCAGGAATGATGTCAATAAGGTCTTGCATTTTGCCAGTTCTCTGTACGGTGTACATCTTCTGCAATACTTCATCTTCGATTTGTGACTCAATCTGTTTATAACACTCGTGATAGAACCTCTTCGCATTAAAGAAGTTCTGCTCAGCAAAGACGGGTTTTTTGGCCAAACACTCGATATAAGTAAAGTATTGACCGATCATAATCTCTGTTACAAATCGAATAAGAGCGCCATTGAACGGATTTTTCTTACGGCAGAACTTAACCGCGTTAATTGCCGCTACCGTTGCTCCCCACTGGCAAAGGTCAAAGTTGTACTGAGGTATTCCTTTGTCATCTATTCCCATACGGGTAATTGAATGTTCAGAACCAGTCCTCCAGAAGTAAATAGGTGCTTCAATGACATTAATCTTTAAAGGACTTCCGTCTATTGACATACGTATCTTCCAGTTGAACTCGCCATCTTCCATAGCACGTAATTCAGAGAACTTAATATCCATCTGCTTAAGGAACTCTACTCTGTACATACGTCCAAATACCCAAGGATGAAACATATCGTTTCTGGGAACCGTCCTCACTCCCTTAGGATGATTGGTTATTTCCTGATAGAAGATGCCTTGAACTTCAACTACATCCGTTGCTATTCCACCTTTTAAATATTCAAGAGAGAATGCAGTAAAGAAAACATCGTCCGCGTCTATCCAAGTAATCCACTCGGTCTTGCACGCGTCCGCACATCGCTGTCTTGCTAATCCCGGACCAGTATTCTTTTCACAATCCAAGATTGTAATATCAAGGTCGGGGAATCTCTCTTTAACGAAATCGTAGTTATCTGTCGGATTATCTTTCGCAATAATAACAGATACTTCGTCTTTAATTGTTTGTGTTTGAATTGATGCCAAGCAATCGCTAATGTGATTCTCAGCCTTATAAGCAGGTATTCCTACCGTTAACCATTTGCTCATAAAAATGTCTCCTTTTTCTCATCATATTTCCTCGATGTCAATTTCGGTTCGAGGGTTCTCTTTGTCATATCCAGCCTTATATGTTAACGACGTTAAATGATTTGAGTCATCATCAACCATAAACCCAGACTCTACAAAACCATCCAAAATAAATTTAGGCACTTGGTTGTCCAAATCGTGCCGACGTCTTGTAGAAAAATATACCGTAAACGTAACTTCAAACTTTTCAAGAAGTTTATTCTGATACCCCATGTCATTTACCCACCAAACAACAAACTCTTTCCACTTCTGCTTAAGAGCATTCATCTGTGGTCTTTTCATAATAAACCAAATGTTTATTGATGGATGATAAGGATGTTCGATAGGAGGTTTACTTGCTCTGGGGTGTTGAGAAAAGTAATACGCGTTGTACCTATCAAGTACATCATTGTCTAATATTAACTTCATAGCCATTACCTAAAGCAACTCAAAAGCCAGACATTGCATCTGGCTTAAGGCTGCATATTCATTATTTTGTTAAAGCGCTCCATGTCTTCGGGCCTACTATTCCGTCTTTTTGGAGTTTGACACCGTTGGCGTCGACATTTTCACTCTGGAATTTTTCGACCGCAGCTTTGGTTTTCGGACCGAATTTACCGTCCACTTTCCCGCAATTATATCCCTTCTCGTTAAGGATAGACTGAAGAAGTTTTACATATTCACCAGTCGAACCTTTTTGCAATGTAGGATATTTCTTCTGAGGCGCAGGCTGTGCCGAATTAGGCGCCTTGTCTCCGTAACAAATATCCATATCAACGACAGAAACAATACCATTGACTCTGCCTTTACTGGAATACTGCCACATAAACGGATCATATTTGCCTTTACTTGTTGCATAATAAGCCAGCCACAAAGGATATTCAGACACGTCGTTGAATTTATTCTTGAGATAATCGGGGTTGGCATAAATGCCTACGTTGTAACCGTAGCCACTCATAGTCTCAAGGAATTTCTTAACCCATGCCGTTCTCTGTGCTTTACTCAGACCGGGTTTATATTTATCAGAATCGTATTCCCAATCAGCCCAGACCTTTAAATTAATCTTGCTTCTGTAGGGTTCGATAGTTTCCTGACATTTCTTTGCGTTGAGAATAATGTCATTCTCGTTTTTCGCATATAAGAACCAGTAAACACCGATGCCAAGTCCCTGAGATATTGCGCCTTCGATATACGTTCTGAACATAGGATCGACATTTGTCTTTCCCCAGCCCGCTCTGATAATTACAAAAGTAACACCATCTGCCTTGACTTTTGCCCAGTCAATCTTGCCTTGGTAATTACTTACGTCAATGCCTTTAGATTCCATATTATTCTCCTTTCTTAAAGAGTTGTTCTAAGGCCTGTTTTACCTTGTCATAGCCGTTGGTTGCACATAAGAAACCAAGGAATGCAAGAGCGATAGAACATACAAGATAAGAAGCACTAAATGGAATATTCTGGACAATCGCATAACCAACGCTCAACGCAGCAGAAAGTACAATGGCAATAATGCTTGCGAGAGTGTTGTCAGGTAAACTCTTTTTATAATCTTTGAGGATTGCTTTAATCGCCTGTAATGTAAGAGAAGTAAAGAGCGATACTGCCAATAATCCCGTAAAGAAAACTCCACCGTATTGAATAATTTCCATGGTTATTCTCCTTTCTTAAGCCATTCATCGTATAAGTCTTTCGTGTCTTCACGACTAAAGACAAATACGATTTTGGGTTCATTTGTTTCAAAATTTCTGGATATATAAATATCCAATGGCTCTACGCCACTTGACCAATAGAAAGCGGCCTGTTTTGGATTTAAAACTCGGATACTTCCAGTGGTCTGATATTTCTTATTTCTGTATTCAGAAGTAACTTCATTCATATCCTTTTTCTCCAAACTAAAAAAAGGGCACACATATTTATGTACGCGTACCCTATATTAAATTACTCCGCGCACCCTTCTGCCGGAGCCATAAGCCCAACAGAAGTATCTGCCTCAGAATCTTCTTTCGACTCTTCGACAGGTGTTTCTTTCTCCTTTGAGAAAGAAGGTTTCTTGTCTTTTTTCTGGATTTCTTTTATCTTCTCTTGAATATCATTTTTCAAACTGTCAAATTTAGAAGAATCTAACTGGCCAATCATTTCATTGGCTTCTTCTTTCGTAAGATTCCCTGCACAATAACTTGAAATAGTTTCAAAAACGGTCATACAAGTTTCATCGCAGAAATTGACGTGCCACTCGGGAAGTGGCCTAGGATTACGTTTATTGCATTGGAGGCAGAAATAATACTGTGTGCCACACGCCATGCATTTACAATTAGGCTTTTGCATTTATTTGCTTCTCCTTTCAATCAATAAAGAGGGGCCGTTAAGCCCCTCTTATAATTAATCTTACGATTCAGCAACTTCAGGAATGATAATCTGATAGAGAATCTTCTGGTTATCGCAGTAAGACTGCTGACACTGAATTGTGAAAGGATGGTTACCGTCTGTCGTAAAGCTAAGGTCTACGTTAGCATCGAGTTTTGCGTTAGGGAATACAAGGTATGCGTGAATAAGAGTTGTGGGATCACAAACGTCTGCACCAAGGATTTCCATAACGAACTTACCAGCCTTAGGGAAGTTAACAGCGTCACCTGTAACTGCTGTACCAGCCTCAAGGTCATAATCATACATAACGAAGATTCTGTCGCCTGCCTGTAATGAGGTAGGAGGAGTAATCTTTACGTTAGTTGAATCATAGAAGAACTCGTCTTCGTCAGCAGCAGTTGAACTTCTGCCGTATGCAGTACCAAGAGTACCATCACCATTCATCTTGTAAACAGTTGAAGGTGCTGTCTTAGGTGTCCGAGATAATGAGTAAGCAGTTGTACCACTTACAAGTGTAATCTCGTCGAACATAGGTGTTGAGATAGGAGCAGCCTGAGTTGCTTCCTGAACTTCTACACCGTTCTGTGCTGCGAACAAACCAAGGTCAAAGAGAGAGTTCTGTGCAGAGAACTCAGCAGATTTACCTCTGTTGAAAACAGCGATTCTTGAGCCAAGTGCATCAACTGCTTCTGCTGTTTCAGAAGTGATGTTTAATGAAGGCTCTGTAATCTGGTTGATGGACCACATATATGAACCATCAGCAGTAGAAAACATCATACCACGAAGAACGCGGTCAATAACAAAGTTATTAATTTTCATCTGGTTTTTCTCCTTTATAGATTTTTTAATAACGAGCCTATTGGCTCAACTAACTTCGCCTCATCCAGTCGAAGTTTTTCTTATCAATTTTACTCGTATCACAGAAACCACTATAACTTCCTTGCAGAAGCGATGTGGAACTAATATAAATATTAGCGCCTTTTACGGTATCCATAAACTCGTATAATGTGCATTCCTTTAACTCACTCGATTTATACACGAAACCCGGATATCTCATCATCGCAGAGATGAGAGGTATCAACTGACTTCCTTGCTTTGATGCATCTTTCATAGCCTTCGCCTTGTCGTCCCTATCAACCATAATCAACACGTTTTTAGTGTCTTTGTTTTTGGCTCGCTTAATCTTGGGTTCAATGCCGTGAATCTTGCGCAGATAGTTGACAATTTTGTGATAGGCTAATTTGTCGATGGTCTGACCAGTTTGTTCATTCCGCAAACACACTTCGTTATTCTCGGGATTAACTTGCACTTCCATATCTTCCAAACTTAAATCTGTAAAGATTAGTTTCAAGTCTTCTTTGTTTAACTTGCGCGTAAGCATTATGAACAAATCAAAGTCATCCAAAGTTTCCCAGTCAATTTTCATATCCCATAGCGTACTAATCATATCGCTGGGAATACAAGTTAAATAGTGAACCGCAGAGAAATATCTGTCTTCCCCGAACTCTATGATGTCTCCAACGGTGGGAGACACCATAGTAATTCCTTCATTCACTTGATACTCATATCCCGCAAAGTACATCTGGAGTTCGTTAAGTTCGAACATCGTTATTAATTACCTTCGTTGATTGTTCAGTACGCAAAATGTTCAACGGTGTTTGACTTTGGAATATCAGAGTTCTGCACGCGTATGAGTTATCCGAAACGGATGTCTTATCCGATACGCATACAATTTGGGTTCCGAAATAATTGCTCCAGTTAAACTGGTCGAGGATAAGGGATGCTATCAAATCATGTCTTGCCAAACCAGTAGATTCCTCTACTATGTTCTTCTGCTCGCACAGAATGGTAAACACAATTTGATTATATTTTATTACTTCATTGACTCTGCTCACTCTTTCAAAATTTGTTTCATAACACACATAGTTCTGAACATTCGTCTGAGTGGGATAAATGATGTAATACGGCAGAATATTCACGTAATAATATTCATCAGGTTCCGCGTCTGCATCTTCCAACTCTTTATTATTTAACACGTGAATGAGAATTTTGTTGCCAAGCAATAATTCTTTAATTTTTTCTTTGATACGAATGTCCTCGTTATCAATATTGTCCCTCCAAGCAAGGAGTTTCTGTTCGTCCTGTTCAGTCCATTCCATAATACTCCTCCTTAAAGTGATTTAATATCTAACTCTACACTCGATTCGACAATGTCTCCGTATATTGAAGCGGTGTTGGTTACAATAATAACCTTGCCTATATTTGAAGCATCGCCGATGAATTTAATTTTAATTTGCTGGTTCGTTAATCCTTCTGTTGACACTACAAGATATTCGCTATAATCGGGCAGCGGTGTTACCACGCCATTATCCCGGATAGCAAACGTCCACGTGCTTGAAGCAAAAGGCATTTCCTCTCCATTTTGATAGAACTTGGCCGTGAGTTTTTTGTAAGAACCATTGATTTTTACTTCGGGGGCTACGCCCGCATACAGAATTTCTGAATGAAGTTCCATCGGTTCTTCTTTTTCTTCATAAGGCTCAGGCTCTAATTGATTCTCTACGTAATAATCTGCCCACATTCCGATAACATTTCCATTGTCATCCAACTCGATGAAATCTTTATGTGAGTCAAATCTGTCTTGCGCAAGAGTAATTTTGGTTAATCCGTTCGAATCAAGACGGTTGACCTTTGTGATGTGCCAAGTTCTAGGCTCGGTCAAAACTTTATTGTCTATAATCATTCTCTGGTTATAGTAAAGTTTTTCCGTTTCTCTCGTAAGAGGTAACAGGAACATCTGTTGGTCTTCGACTTTCTCGATATTGTATTTAATCCAGATACCAGAGTTATAAGAGTTCTGACTTCTCAAAACTCCACACATTTGATACTTGACATTCCGATAAATCCATTGAAATACCTTGTCGCATCTCAGCACTTCGTATGTCGAGAATTGCGGATCATTATAGTTTGCCGTATCAACAATAAGCCATTTATTATACACACCGTGATTATCAGGTATAAGAATATACAACCCGGTCGGAAAAGATGCATCGTATCTATCCTGAAATAATTCTTCATAATAAGGCACGAGTTCCGTCTTCCCGTCTTCACTGGGCTTAAACTGAATATGGTATGTAATATTATCCTTGGCGTATGTCTGCGAACTATAAACCAGATACTTCACGTCTACGGGTACTTGCGTTGTTTCATCGGGTGTCAGGTCATTCATCTTGAGAGGTTCTGGGTCGTGATAATAATCGAACAGATAACAACGCTTTGTGGCCAAATCATTATACCAACTGGCTTCTGTAATTTGGTCGGCAATTGTTTTTCTCGCTTGTCCGTTATACTCTCCGTCCTTACGCATTCTCTCAAGATACTTGTCTAAAGAAGGCATAGTCTACACCTCCTTTATCTTTTGCACTGCGGCGCCCGCATCCAATACAAGTTTTCTGTATTTTTCAAAATCAAATTCGGGCATATATAATTCCCCTCTTGCCGACTCCAAGATGCTGAGTATCTCAACGATTTCGGCCGGATATGAGAGCAAACTGTTAAACCCATTGATTTTTACCATTAAGTTATCAAACGCGCTTTTAATATCTACATCGGGATATTGACCTTTTGTGGCAGGGTCAGCCAATAGGAGCAGAAAAAATATCTGCTTTCTCATAGTCTCTTTTGTTTCTCTGATTTGATTTGTATTAAATGAACCATATTTCTGCTTAACCATTCTGGCCTCCCAAGTAGGGATTATAGATATATCCCCTGTCGCGAATCAAATCTCTTTGTTTCTTGACAGTGGAATCATACACCGATTGAACGGTTGCCAGTTGCTGAGCTTGTGAATAAAACTTTGATTCCTTAGAACTGGTAATCATCTGTTGCTGAAGGAGTTTTGAGTTGAGCATAGGCTCAGTCCACTCAATTAACATTCCTAAAGCAAGCATTTCGATTACAAAATCATTGTCCTGACTGTCGTCGGTCCTTTGATTTAATTCATAAGTCATTTCCGCTAACTCATCATCAAGAGAAACAGAAGAAAATAACCTTCTGCAATACGGCTTTGAGAGAGCAGAGTGTAAATACTCTGCAAGTTGTTCTTCGGCATCTTCTCTGGACACGCGAAGAAAATCATAATCAGTGATTTTTCTCAAAAGAGAACTATTAATTTGCTCATAAAGCAGAGATGCCATATTCAACACCTCCGTTCATTTAATTACTTGCTAACTTAAGAAGATTGTTTGTTCCGAAGATTTCATCAAGTGTCTTGATTTTCTTAACACTGTCAAGAGTGCCTTCATCAATCTGTGTAGCAATAATTCCTTTAATACACTCCTTGCAACCCTTAGGAAGTTTTGCAATTTCTTCAGTCATCTGGTTGTCGGGAAGATTAAGAATCGCTTCAAAGTCTCCACCTTCCTGATAGAACTTACTGTAAAACTCTTCGAGTTTAGGGAACTCTTCAACAAAATCGGCATCAACAACAATGAAACGAGGATAATACAGATAATTGTTAGGGTTAGCACTTTGTGCTTCTCTCTTCAAATCTTCATATGCCACGTATTCGATTACGCCTTGGTCTTCCCAACGGTAGTTAGTACCGCTGTTACCCATGTACGAGAGTCCGCCACTCGTCACTGACTTGCAAGGAATCATGTCTTTATCGGAAAACTTTGAAGCAGGCTTCTGGAATGTTTTTGCCGTGGCCTGCTTCTTCGGTTCTACTTTAACTTCTTCCTTTGCCTCTTCAACCGCATCTTCTTTCTTAGGCTCAGCCTTAGGCTTGGGTGCGGCCTTTTTAGTAGGCTTAGGTTCGCTCTTTACTTCTTCGCGAATTTCTGCAAACAAATCGTCTTCTGTCTTTTTTGCTTTTGCCATTTCCTTTTTCTCCTTTACTTAATTACGAAATTGTCCATACACCAAAGTATTTAGAAAGAAGTGTACCTACACCAATCTTTCTCTGTACTTCGTAAGACTGCATATCGTTGAGTGTTGCACCGATTTCATTAACTTCGAGAATTGTCTCGCCACCGTTAATGTACTTGATGAACTTGTTGTCTTCGCCGAGAGGCATAATGAATAACTTAGTGTTATCAATAAGTCCGCCAGTTGCAGCAGAGAGGTCTGTGAGATAGTATCTCTGAGGCATCTCAAGAAGGTCTGTGCCTTCATAGTCACCAAGAATACCAGTGTGAGCGATAGCCTCTTTCTGTGAAGGAGCCATCCAGTTAACTGCGGTGTTGTTATTAACAAGACCATTGATTTTCTTAAGAGCAGTCTTTGTACCCATAATAACTACGGGAACATTGCCATTAAGTGATTCAACGAGTTCGATAATGTGATCGAATTTATCCTTGTTAGCAGCGTTAAGAGTACCTGTCTCCATAAGAGCAGCGGGCATAGACATTGTTGTTGCACCATTGATGAATTTTGTATAAATCATTTCAATGATGAGGTTAGCAAATGCCTTAACTGTTGCATCAATAAATGCAGACCAGTCTTTTCTTCCAGTAAGGAAGAGTCTGATGTCCTGACCAACCTTAATTCCATAGTATGCTGTAGGAACTGTGTAAGGTTCTCCGGGAGCAAGTTTCTGCATAATGAGGTCGTGATGAGAACCGGAAACTTTCTCAATCTGAAGGTATGTCTCTTTCTCTACCCAGAACTCATTCTTATCGCCGTCAGCAAGGTTGATTTCCTCAACGTATTTGTTGAAGATGTCAATGCCTTCAAGGCCCTGAGTAACTTTAACTTCGATAATCTCTTCGATAATTGCGAAGAACTCTCTTGCGCCTTCGCTCTTAAGAGCGCGCTTGATTTCCTTATCTGTGGACTTCTCATTAAGACCAGTGTACTGGAAGCAGAGTTCTCTGATTTTCTTATTAACTTCGTCTTTAGTCATGACACGATTATTCTCTGTGTCGAAAATTTCAATACCATTAGCGGCATCAAATAAAAGATTTTTTACTGCTACGTCAATTGCCATTATTCTTTACCTCCTTTCCTCGATTATGCAATCACTAACTTCTTGTTAGCAACGGTTGTAATTGCTACGTTAGCGTTAAGGTTATTGAGGTTGCCTTCGAAGCCTAATGCAGATACTTCGAAAATGTCGCCTGCATAAAGCTGATGTGCTCTTGCAACGTCACCTGCTTCAAGGAAGAATCTCTTCTCGCCGGAAAGGCTAAGGGGCTCTTCAACTTCGTTAATAGGTACGTTATAAACTAAGAGTGCGTCAAAGCCGAGGTCTTCCAGAACTTCAACATACCAGTTACCGTCTGCTGCCTGACCTCTAACGATACCGTTAAAGGAATTTGCATTTGCTTCGTCATAATTGTCGAAGGTATTGTATGCACCTCTCTTAATAATGTTTCCATTATCAGCAGCGGAGGAGAGGGTTACATTGTAGATGTGTCCACCGTAGTTAGTTGAAAGCAACTTTGATACGTTGGCGTCAGCGTGATTGTTTGTGAAATCAACTGCCATTTGTTTTTCCTCCTGTAAAAAAATTATTTTAAAAAAAGAGCAACACGCTCTTAATTTTCTGATGTGTTTGCAAATAAGTTACCATATCTGCCAACGGGTTTCTTGTAAACTGAAATACCTTTGTAGTGTTCAGCCTGCGTCTCTTTCTCGGAAAGAAGACTAAAGTTACCATGTTTTGCATAGTTTAAAAGAATAGCATCGGCCTGAGTTCTTACTTCGTCAATGCTTAAGTCAAAGTGATTCTTCTGTTCCTTGAGAGCCTCATACTCTTTAGTTCCGAATATCTTGGAATACTCTTCTGATTCAAGAATTTCAATCTTATCCGGCTCTTCTTCGTATTTACGAAGTTTCTCTTTGGCTGCTTCGAACTCAACCTTCTGTGCTTCGATTTCGGCCTTCTGTTCTGCCGTTACGAATATCTGGAAGACTTCTACTCTGTCTCCGACAAGAGTATAATTTTCTCCATCAAATTCATATTTCTGGCGATAATTGGAATTAGTTAACCAACCGTACATCTGGATATATCCATCTTCTTCGAAGAGGTCAACATCCCACCAATCTTCGTCGCCATAAGTAGCATAAACAAGATTATAAATAGCGCTCATCTTTTCAGAAACACTTAATCCAAATTCTTTGGTTATGCCGTCGAAGTTAACAGTATAAGCAATTTTCTTTGACTCGGCTGTTTCGTCATCATCAATCTTGATGTCTGCGTCGCCTTCTCCTGTGGTTGTCTCAGTTGTACCGCCAGTGGTTGTGCCACCAGTGGTTGTACCGCCAGTCTCACTCGTGCCACCAGTCGTAGTGCCGCCAGTTTCTTCTGTACCACCAGTTTCCGATGTGCCACCAGTTTCACTCGTGCCACCAGTTTCTTCTGCACCGCCATTACCGTCGCCATTACCGTCGCCGTCTGTACTACCGTCTGTCAAGTCATAGTTCTGCTCAAGTTCCTGATCCTGAACCTGCTCAAATTCTTTCTTCTTCACTTCTTCTACCTCCTTTCCCAAAGAGTCGTTTATATTAAGGTCATTGAGAACCTTTTGAAGATTCGCAACCGCCTCAACCAATTTTGCACTCTGTTCAAATTGAACAGAATTATTTTGTTCGCTGAAATCCACAATGTCTGCGCGAGCGCCTAACATACCCTCCTGAATTTCAGTGCCGTCTGCTTCACTTCCAAGAAGTGTAGAGCCGTTAACATAAAATTTTGTTAAGTCAAGATATTTCTCCTTAGCGTTATAAGACATTTCGTCAATGCATAATTCAACGCTGTTCTTTGTTCCGTTCTTGCGTTCTATGATTTCCGCAGCCTTAGTATAGTCTATAGGTATATAACCATAGCAACATATATAAGTTTTGTCCGCTTCTTCGTCATATTCTTTCCACGCGGGTTCGGAAGAGAATGAACCAACTTGAGATTCTATGTAATGAATTTCTAAGTCTCCATTTTCGTTTTCAACATATTCCATTTCATGACCTTCGAAGTCCCACGTGCCATCATCGAGCTGATGAATGGCCGCAAGGATAGGTCTTTCGGGGATAGTCTTCATCGCCTCGTCAGCAGCCTCTTCCGACACGAAACTTCCGTTTCGATTTAACAACGTATGGAACAGTTTGAATTTAAGTCTCATCAAACCTCTATGCGTATCGTCAGAATCCTCTGCTTCAAAAGTAGCGGGTACTTTGACCGCCAACTTATATCCCGTTGTGGAAGATGAAAAAGACTGGAGTTTGTTCTCTTGGCAGAATTTAACTAAATCCTCTAAAGTCAAGATAGTCTTTGTCATTTTGTTCCTTTCCTATACACATAAAGTGTTTGTGTATATTACTTTATTTTTGTCAAAGTCTTTCGTCTTTGACGCCGAGTTGATGAATACAAAATATTTACCCTGCTTGGATAATTCCTGATAGCCACCATCTCTTAATTTTTGAGCAACTCCTTCGTCAGAAGTTTTTACAAAATATCCATTCATTCCTTTACTCCTTTTCAGGCGGTTCTGTTGGCAGTTCCATAAATGATTTACGAATCCCATCCATAACGCCGTTGAGTCCGAGAGAATGATAGTTTGTATATACATTCTCGAAATTCTCTTTAGCGTAAATAGGCGCATATCCAAGGTCTGTGTATTTGTTATAACTCGCGATCATCTCTGCTCTTAACAATGCCTGAATACCATTTCTGATGGCATCCTGTTCGATTTTATACTTCTTCAGTTTGGTTGCGAAGTATGTAAACATTGCACCGAATACAGCAGTAGGAATACCAAAGTAAGCCAATACTTGCCAAATACTCATATTATCTTCCCCCTTTCTCAATTATTCCGACTCTTGTCTCCTTCAGGTGTCAAATCTTTGTCGTCTTTTGTGGGCGCACCTTGTCCGGTTTCGGGAGTGTAACCATCTTCTCTTGACGTAGTAAATGACGAACTCAAAGGATAAATCATTTTGTCTTGTAGTTTAAGAACTTCGGTTTCAAGATAAATCTGAGCAAGCTGTTCTTTCTCACTTACGCCAATAAGAGTACCGTAAGCAAGCCTGTTCGCATATCCGTATTGACAACTCTCAAGCATTTGCTTTGCAAGTTCTTCGCGCGTATATACTGAACATTCAAAGTGCTTTACTTTCGACGGCTTAGTCATCATATAACTTAACTGCATATTGCAGAAGCCATCAATCTGCGGAAGTAAAGGAGAGATAGCAAATTCCGTCTCTGCTTTCAACCACGCATTAAAGGCAGCAGTGCTTGTAATGTTATTAGCGTTAATAACAGCGCCACCACCAGCCGTCTGTAATATTTGGTTAGAGGAGATTTCGACACTGTTGGTGTCTTTATCAACACTCTTTTCAAAATCAATTGTTTTTAATTCACGACCGGGAATAACAGCCTTTCCGACATTGTCGGGTATCTGGCCAGTTTCACTCATTCGATCAAAATACGCACTCGCCAAGTCGGGACTTATTTCAAAGTCATCCGCCTGCTTCGTTCCCGAAAGAACATTCATAGGCATATATATTAATTTATATATTGCAAGGGCGTCAGCTTCAGCCTGAATGTCAACCAAGTCTTCCAATCCCGCCAATTGAAGATACAACGGAAGGAATGGAGGAACATTCATGTTAAACGTGTCTGTTCTGAATTTGAAACATACACTGTATTTTGCCGGGCAGTGAACATATTTATGAGACTGGTCTTTCTCGTACTCTTTGTACATAGACACCAGAGGTTCCCCAATCATTTCCAATAAGGTCTGCTTCTGAGAAGTTTTCCATTTGGACATATCTATGGAGAAACCATAGCACCCATAAAAGTATTTGCCATCAATAACACATTCATCAGGGTCTAACTGATAGAAGAACGAACCCATATCGTCTTGTAACAGAAGACCATAATAAACATCTTCTCTGAAGACCGTAATCAACGCCTCCAGCATATTCCCCTGAAGGTTAAGAACGTCTAAACAGTTTAAGGTGTTTTGATAAGAACGTAATATTTCTTTGGCCGTAGAATCAGTCGCTTCTTTCGTAAGGTCATAATTAGGTGTAATCTTACGACAGTCTAAGCAAAACATCGAAGCGTACCAGTTAATAAGCCTAAAATATATATTAGACCTATAATATAAATACCTTGATGTATTTCTTAGGTTCTTTTCATTACCGCCAACATTCTGAATCCATCTTTTTACTTCGTCTTTGTTGATAGCACGAACAGTTGGATTAATAATTTTATTAACGTCACGTAATGATTGGAGCGTTGAATCCATCGCCTTTTTAAACATTACCTGATTATTTGTTTCGACAGCCGCAGGGTTGTCATTTAAAATTTCGCCCATGGGCTACCTCCTTAATTTTTTTATTAAAGACCCGACGTGGTCCGCATCGTTGAGAGGCGTGTCGGGTACGTATCAAAATTGGACTCGACTTTGACGAATGCTTACGCAGTTATGGATTTCACATAAGGATTAAATATGAAAGCATTTTATTTTAACGCAGACTCGGCGGGATTTTCCCTTCTCCCCACAGTGTTGACTATACAGACTTTGCCTCGGTTACCAACCATTAACGCCCGCGATTAAAACTATGTTTTGCTGGTTTATTGAAGAACTTATTCAATAACGTCTGAGTGTCTTCAGCCTTGGGTTTTAATTGCAACTCAAGTTGGGTTGCGCACCAGAAATTATAAGCAATAGACGAATAACGGTCCTTACGCATACCCGATTGTTCGTGTACTTTTATCTTACCGTCTTTAACTTCGTGTTCGAGTTTGATTAGCTCATAGATAGCAAGAGTAGTCTGTACAAACGGATTCTTAATAAGTGCCTGTTCCCCATCTGACAACGATTTAAACTTCTTCATTGTCTTCTCAATCTTGTCATTACTTTCAGTCTCGTCAATAAGAAGATTGATTTTGCCGTTCATGATTCCAGTTCTTAATAAAACACAGATTTCATTGTTGAATGCCGCACTTGCTTTAACAGACCAAACTACCTTGTTGGCTTCTTTAACCTTACATCTTGCCGCCATGTCTTCATCATTGATACAAGTTAATGCTTTATATACCTTACCCGTTTCGGGATCGTATTGGTCTTTTATAATAAAGTCATATACACCTATACCCAGACCTTGTGTATCAAGTACGAGGTCGGTACATTTGTAACAATAAAAGTATCGCATAATAATAAGGCCGAGGGCATCGGTTGTCTTACCCTCGAAACTTTCGCCATAACAGAAATTAGATTGGTATGTTGTAGCATCTTGTTGTACCAATTCATTGATAAACAATGACGCCGCATCGTTTTTCTTTTTCTTGGTAGACTGCATCAACGCAACGTCGACCGACAATATTCTCTTGCCGTTATCCGATACTCTGGGTACGGGGTTATTGGCATTATAATATTTTAACGGCAATAATGCGTGTTCAATCTTTCGACAGTGTTTCAGGTCATCAAACTTGAATAGACTATCCCCGTCATCTCCGAACCAGAATGTTTCCATCTCCATCTTGAACAACAGTTCATTGAAGTTGGTTTCACTCATTTCGTCTTCGATTTGTTCTCTCGAAAGAAGTCCTTCGCGGATTGACAGTTGATACGGAAGACCGACAATAAAATATTTTCTCTTGTCGTCAAGGAAATTCAAGGTATAACTCTGAACTTTTTTCCAAGCCCACGAACTCTTAAAATAAGCCGAAGACATATAAATCTCTTGGTTACGCTCCATTAAATGAGCATACTCCGGCTTATTTAAAAAGTCGGGATGTCTTGGTGTTCCCAAGAATCTTCTGATAACCGTATTAAGAATGTTTTCGTCTACCATTCTGAACTCATCCACTACGATTAGGTTCGCTCTACCAGAACGAGCATTATCTGTACTAGGTCTTGTTCTTATCCACGAACCGCATTTGAATTTGATTTCCGCGCTTTGATTGGCCGGAATATTACATTTCGAAATCTCGTTTCTCAAGAACGCAGACTTTGGCATAAGTTCATCTTGAATTTTTAACAGAACTTCGTTTGCTTGTGGTATGGTTCCCGAACAGACAATGATCTTACTGCCCGGAAACAGAATACATCTGATAACACAAAAAATAGCCGTTAGATATGTTTTACCTAACGACCTTGCTGCGATAAATGCAAAGTAATTATAATGCATCATCGCCCATAAAAGAATCTGCTGAAACCACTTAAGGTTTAAATTCAGACAGTCTTTTGCAAATCTTTGTGGGTTGGCGCGGTAATAACCCGCGTACCAAGCAACCGTTTCCATTATCTTGTCTTTTTTAAGCTGAGCCTTTTGAGAAGCATTACTCATCTAACTTCCCAAACATCTTTTCAAATAATTCCTCATTGATTTCATCGTCTTCATACTCAGGCTTAGTAACCGTGTACTTTTGCATAAACCTGTCATATGAGGCGCTGAAAGCGTTTTTAAGTCCCATCATTTTTGCCAGATGTCCTTTAAAGAACACGTCAATAAGTTTTCCTATTCCATCAACGTCCCTAAATTCTTCTGACGGCTCAGCTATGGGTCTGGTATGCTCCCACACTTCAATCATTTGAGAAAATGTATTCGAATCTGTAAAAGCGTTGGAGGCATTTTGTGACGGCTTTAACTGAGCAGAACCCAACAACTCTTGAAGAGTTTTATCCAGTTCCTTTGTGTCCTTTCCGTCTTTCTGTGCCTTGTCAATTTCCAACTCTTTAAAACAAATACGCTTGAACAACAGTTCCTGAGCTTTGCTGTCGCAGGCATATCTGGCTGTCCAATCCTCGTATTCAGTTTCCAAAAATAAAAGGTCGACATTAGTGTAGTCTCTGCCAAATCTTTTCCGGGCTTTTCTAAGAAGTTCTTCGTTTTCTTCGAGTTCTTCTTCGTCAAGTTCGGTTGTAGTTATGGAAGAGCCAAAATCACTGTCGGCCCATGTCTTATCTTGCCACTGCTTGAGTGACATAATAGACGTTATATAAGTGGCGAAGGGGGAGTTTCGAGTCTTCTCTTTAACTCCATCCATCGCGCCCTTAACACATTGTTCATAAAAAGCATCGTCGTAAGGACGATTCAACATCTGAAGAACCTTCTGAACGCTCTCTTTGGTTTCATTGGGTTCATCTCTGTCTTTCTGTCTTTGTTCCACCATCTTCAAAAGACATTCCTTGCAGACCGGGTATTTCATTGTAACAAAGCGATTGTCATTATAAAATGACGTTTCGCGTTTTTTAAACTCCCCGCACTTGGGGCAAAGCACTATGTCCTTGTCAAGAATGGCGTTATAACTGTCGGCGACTTTGGTGTACTCTTCCGAAAGAGTAGTTATACCCCGCTTCGCCTTTATCTCCTGAATGTCAGGAGCATACATTAAACTTGCCATTTAAAAATCTCCTTTCAATCCTAAGAGCGCGTAGACGGGATTTGAACCCGCGACACATCCATTACTAATGGACCGCTCCTGCCGAACTGAGCTACTACGCTAACCAGAGGAATCGCTCCTCGCCCTTAAGCCGGGCAGACCGTATATAACAACGCCAAGGTCATTTGTCCTCAACGGAGTTATCGTCATCCCATTTGTATTCGGGATTGGTCAGTATAGCCAGTCGTTCTCCAAATCTTACTGACGGTTTAAATTTTATAACCGCCTTATAATCAGTCATTGTGTATTTACGATTACGCGCGCTGTAACACATACGCGGTGCTCTCTTTAAAAGATAAAATGAACCGAAGTTCTTGATGACGATTTCCTTATCATCGAGCATATAATCGATCATAATGGGGAATACGGTCTTAACAACTTCGTCAATATCTTCCCTTCGATACATCGTTCTCTTACCGAGTTCTCTGCATATATCCTCTAAATACACTTTTTCTTTGTCATCGCCACTCATAGTTTTACCTCCGACGTCAGAGGCTTTGTGTCCATAACAAAGTATGTATTAATATATTTATATTTTTTATTGCCGTCTTTATCCGTGAACCAGACTTTACCGTCACACTCAGGGTTGGAACAGGCAATAACATTAGTTCCTTTTATTCGAACGAATGGAAAACCACAGGCTTTACACGTTTGTTCCTTTTTCTCCTTCATAATTCTTCTCCTTTTAGTCCTAATCGGGCAGGCGAATTGCCTCCCTTCTATAAGTCACATTAGTCCATCATTGATTTGTCCAGAAAAATAGGGGCTTCGCGCCACTTTTAATCCGTCTGGTTGGGCAAATAGGTGTACAAAAAAACGTAAATTTTACATACTTTTTTAAATTTTTTTGGTGATTTTTTTCTAAAAAACTATTATATTTTATTTCTTTTCATATTATTTCCGTTAGATTTAAAACACTCAAGGAATAAATCGGGGTTTACAGTGTATAAAGTCTTTAATAACAACGAGCGATTCTTATTTAATTTAGTCTTAATGGTACTCTTATTCTTTTGAATCTCCGGCGTAATAAGGAATGCACGGTTGATTAACCATGACATAAGCGCTTTATAATTACGCGATATATACATAGCGCGAATATCTTCAACCATTTTATAGAAATCATATTGTAATACCAGATATTCCTCGTCGGCCTGTCCGATATTATACTTAAACACCTGAAGGGAATACTTCTCTATCATCTTCTCGACTTTCTTGGACTTTCTTCGATCCGAATCCAGAGCAACTGGTTCAAAGAACTCGCTCATTGGAATGGGCGGTCTGGAATCCCGGACCTTAGAGATGCCCACGTCATACAAGAAGTTCATCGGGCACTTTAAATCTTTATTTACATTGTCCATATTAAAATTCTTTTTAACGATGGAGAAGAACTTGGGGTATTTGGTTTCGGTTATTCCCAGTTCTTTTTTAATTCTCTTAATCTCTTGGGGAATGTCTATGTCAAAAGTTCTTTTTGTGTTATCAATGGCGGCCTGAGCCACAACACTTAAGATACAAACGTAGTCATCATACTTGTCATCGTCAAAATTGTACGTATATGACAAAGATAATTGTGCAAGATTACTAGATTCTCCGATTGCAAGCTGGGCAGCACCCAATTTATTATCTATGTTGGCAAAATCATCCATGGTATTGTCGTAATGATTCTTCTCCTTAGGAATCATATTAACGATAGTCGGGTAATTTTTATAACAATACATCGCGTGTTTAACAATGTCTTCCTGATTAGTTGTATAAATTGAGTCCGAATCCATATCCGAACCGTTATTTCTATCTTGGAAGTCTGTATGTATCATATTAACCGCGATACAAAGTCTGCCCAGATTAAAATATTTTTTAATAAGCGGGTGCAGATTATTATGTAAACATCCCATATTGTTACGCGAATTAAATGGCGAGCGAAACTCCGCAAGGTATTCTTTATCCGCGAAACGCTCGGAATAACATTGGATAGCATCCGTTTCGGTCTGGAATGTCGGATCGTCTTCGGGGTTCTCGCCTACGGCGTGAAGCAGCATAGCATAAGGACTGCCCACGATAGTAAGGTTATCCGCGTTCTGAATACTTCGGCCATTCTTAAAGTCAAGTACATACGCGCGTATAATATCTCTTTTTCTCGCGCGATAATACTCACTTCTCAAAAAGTCGGGGTTACGTCTTACCAATGCAACCAGAACCTCGTGGTCGTTACTAAAGTTGGCTGTGCGTTCAAGATATTCCAGAAAGATATAGTCATCCGTCTTTAATCTCTCGATATAGCGTATGCTCTTATCAATGACGTTCGGCATTATCTCTTCAGACAATGAATTAATCATCTGGTAAGACATACGTTGTACATTGCCCAGTTTGGAATGGTGGGCTGTCTTAACAATGCCAAACATACAGTCATTCTTTCTTACCCACTCCGACCAATAATCAAAGCCTAAATTAAACTTAAGCCATTTCATACTCTGGTCTGTGGTTACGAGTTTAATATTCTTAACACGTACGTCATTACCCCACATATCTTTGACTGTGGCTTTCTCATAGTTATCTCTGAAATAATCTTTAAAGAACATCTGAAGGTTGGTATTAAACGCTGCGCATTTACACATATGATGTCTTAAAAGAATATAACCATCCCCCCACTCAGGGAAGACAGATGAATCAATTAGCCCTTGGCCGTCAAAGATAGTATTCTTAACTTCATAGTCAGAAATTCTCTCCGCGTAACACTGACGCTCTTTATTTGTCTTTATTGCAACTATATTCGTGGTAAATTTAGAGTCGAAGTCATTTAATACCAAAATTTCTTCGGGCTTAATGCGAATCTTACCGACAATGGTAGAAGTGATGAGAGATGAATAAGCCCCTATTTCTACAATAGGTGCGTTCTTCTTTTTTAATTTAATGCCCATATAAAGAAAGTTGCGGGCTTTTTTATAGAGTTTCTCTCGGATAAACATACATTTACCCGCTTTGGCTTTTCCGGGCGTGCGGTATAACATACGATATACGATAGTTTCGTCACCTTTACGGCCGTGATATGTAATAGGAACGCCCTCGTTATAAAAAATATTTCTGATTTCGTCCTTGGAAACCTTTTTATATTTCTCGGGATTATTCTTAACTTCCAGATATAAGGTGGCGATTTTCTTTCTGGTCTTATATTTTTCTTCGCCATGGCCAAAAGACTTGGCAATTTTATAATTAAGTCTGGCTTCAATGGCGCGCTTCTTCAAATGCTTCAGCTCGTCCTCGGGTCCGCGGGTGCCGTAATTAAAGTCAAGACATATAATATCGCGCGTTGAGTCTTTTTTAACTGACAAACCGTTCTCCAGTAAGAAGTCGGTAAACAATGAATTGGTTAACATAGCCTCGGTATAATCGTATTGCTCACGCATTCCCATCATTACACCGTAAATTGAACCCGCTTCATAGTTATTTATCTTATATCCAAATTCAGACATTTATAATCCCCTTATACTATATCCGTTTTTAATTCAATTAATACCTCAGAAAGTATTTGTTGCAGTTCCAAATAGTTATCAGGCAAGTCATATTTATTATAGTTCCGTCTTGCCTGCGTATCAATTGCCTTTTTGACCTCTCCGTTAAGAAGAAATCGCTCGTTCTCCAGAGCTTCAACTACGTGATGCTGGTTATATATGATTTGGTAACATTGGAATACCCCCTCCCAGCACATCTCTTCTTCAACTATAAGGTTGATCCGTCGATAATATTCTTCTTTTAATTTGGGATTTATATATACCAGATATTCACTCTGTAGATTCAGACTGTTTAACACGCGCTTCTTTACTTCCAAAATATATTGGTGTTCTTCCAAGTCCGCTATTCGATACTGATATTGTCCGTGCGCGTCCAAATAATATATCTTATACGCATCACTATAGTCTATTAATACTCTTTTCTTTAAACTCTTTAGGGATGATTCCAGAATGCTTAAGATTTTTGCGTCGCAGCGTTTATAAAACTCCGCTATATTATATTCATCCATATTAGGTATTCTTAATAATTTGGTATTATCTTTCTTATACTCGATATATTTATTATTAACTAAACCCAATATTCTTATTAACTCATTTTTATTTATATATATGGCCGTATTATCTTGTTTAGATAAATAATACAACAATATATTCTGTATGAACTTAGTATATTTAGAATTAACATTACTCGGTATTGGATTATCATATATCTCCAGAACAATATATTTATTTCCATCCTTGAGCAAGTCCATATATCTGTCTATTTCATTTAACTGTATTTGCCTGCTCTTCCCGGTCGTAACCTTGAGATTTAATAAATCACACAATTCCTTGTAGTTCTTTATTATCATTCCCTCTTGTATCTTGCTTGTATCTAAATGCAGTATCATACATCCCCCTATCAAAGAAGAAAACTTGTCACTTTCGGCTCTATTATATATATTATATACACTATATTTATATATTATATATTTATATACAGTATATTAATGTTATACAGTAGATTTATATTTAATGTATATTTATATTTACTATACAGTCAAAAGTGACAACTTTTTGTGGTTCGACTTTATACTACCACAAGGTTTTGTGTTTGACAATAATTTTTTGTCGAATATTTATTCATACATTTCGCCTTTAGTTAATCAATTAAGCAATCGTTTAATCGTAATCTGGTATTATCTTTTTCTCCAATTTCGGGGATTTTATAATACCAATCTGGTCTTATTTTTTTATTCGCTTACGCTCATCTGGTCTTATTTTCGTACATGGCATTTTTATGGGGATGTCTCGGTATCGGGTTGGAATGGATGCGATAACGATGGAGCAGCTCCGTTCCAAACTTTCCGACGGTCCGGGAATGCCGTTTTTAATACCCCCGGGACACATTTCAGGTTCTGTTGACCACGATCCTTTTACACCTCAATTTTTTTATCGTGAAAATTACCATTTTTACAATAACATTTCATTATTTATATAATTCTCTTTTTTGCTTCTTTTTTCTCTTTTGCCATTTTCCAAGAAAAATTTTTTCTTTTTTTTGCCTTTTTTTCGGGTGCTATTTTTCGGGTGGGTTGAGTTTTGCAAACAGTCTGCTATTGTGGAATTGCAAGTTGATGACGCGGACATCACTTGAGATAACTATAATTCCGCGAGAAAGGTTGTGATTTTATTCGATAGTACGTTTTTAATAATCTGAAACTCTATATATTCCCCGCCGTGTGCGTTATAACGCCACATTGGGACACGCAAGCCGTAGCGATAGCGTCAAAGCCGTGAGCGTGCTATAGGGTGGATAAATTACATACAGTCATCATCCGTGTGTGTGTATCGGTTGCCAATGTTAGCCACAAACGATAGATAGCACGTCAAAAAAACGGGCTTCGTTCCCGAACGTGCGGAAAGATATGAGGTACAACACTATGACAACGATTACAGAATTACTCAACGTATGGGCAACATTGGACAATGCACAGAAAGACAAGGCTATGAGCATACTCAACGCTATGTCTAACGAAAAGACCGCAAAGGTCGAAGATAACACGCTGGTAGAGAACATCTTCGCTAATATGCCGAAGTTTAAGAAGAACGCGAAGCGTTTATTCCTTACAGAGCAGACACACCGCTATTACGGCATCCATAAAGCGCTTGTTGCTTTAGGCGCAGAGTGGATTAAGAAAGAAGACAGCGAGTACGAGTGCGGTTATTGGCAGTTTAAAGATACCGCGACTTGCGAAGACGCTTATAAGAAGCAGTGGGCATACGCTAACGGACAGAACGAACAGAACAAGGTCTATGACTTCGTAATTGGCGCGTTCTAAACACACATTTAGGTAACTTCGGCTAACATTGGCACACGATATAAGCACACGGATAGTGCAAGAATTAAAACCGCTTAGGTTAGACGGCTTATATGAACGTCACTCAAGGCGCACGTTAAGTGGCAACCCATCTTTAAGATGTCCATACGCAGTAGCGTGGTTGTGGATAATTCTCACACATAGACACGATATGCACAAGTCGAGTTGTTGCGAATGAGCGCACAACAAATGCTTGGAACAGATTTAGCGACAAAACGTATCTTGGCGGAGTAGCATTGGTGCATAAAACCCTTGTCTGTTCAATAGTGGGGACACGACAGAGTGTAAAGACAACGTGTATAGCGTGTTGTGGGACAAGATGCCTAACATTAGTGAATGAGTATTTCGTGAACCGCATTTATCACGGGAAAGACGGTAAGTTGTCGGACTGAACAAGTTTGCGGGACTTGAACCCACGTGGCAACCCTCAAGAAGTGTGTGCGTACTTCGACTGAACGAAAGAGTTAGTCAGTTTGGGCTTGGACAAGTAGGTTATGCATAAGTGAGCATCGTGGGCAAATAGTGTATGTGTTTGGGTGGCATACACTCATATTGGGACTGTCGACTTTGACACGTCGCCGACTTCTGTTCGGCGTAGTCCGTGGGTAACCTTTGGTTACGGCTATCCGTACCATTGGCACTCATTTAGAACCATAGGACAAGCGTGTACTTACGACTATCTATAAACAAGCGTGCAAGGATCACGCGTTGATAGGTGGCAGTTCGTGGTGTGAGAACGACAAGCAGGAAGTCGTGGGGTGCAGAATAGTGCGCTTTACTCACACCACACAAGATACCAAAAACTTCAAGGTGCGTGTGATGATGTGTTGCGTCATAACGTACACATCATTATTCCCCTTGAGCGTCACTCACGCCAATGAAAAAACGACGATAAAAGTGTGGAGCGTGAGCCGCTATAAACCATAGGTGCAACTTACCATTAGCAATAATGGTTTCCGGCACAAGGGGCAGTTGGAGTAGGTGCTGTCGAAAAAATTGGTGGACTATGCCGACCTTAACAGGCATAAGACAGTACACGAAAGTGTTGGTGCTGACCACATTAGCAACTGTTATCGGGTGCAACTCCCGATGGTAGCATTTCAGAAACGTCTAATAGAGCAAAGTGACTATGATAACACGTAGTTGCGTGGTCGCTTTCGCCGTAGACGTGCAACAACGGAAACGAACAAACGACGGAAAGGGGGTGTCGCTATGATACCGCAGACAACTTGGGCAGACATTATGGATGCATATAACAATACCGACAAATAACGCAAATGCGTTGGAAAGGAAACGAAAATGAAATACGTAATCACGCAGGACTACCATAGCAACTATGTTGCAATAGACAAGAACGGAAACGCATACGTACACCGTCAAGGCACTATGTGTTATAGAGAACCGAAAATGAAGTGGTTTAACACACTTGAAGAAGCAAGGGAATTTGCAAACAAGGTGGCAGACCATCCACTTTGGGAACGCTTATATAGTCACGGCATAGACATATGTGAAGCGATAATTACACGTCACGTTGACGAATACGGAAATCGTTATACAACAGTTAACGCAGGCAAAATCATTTCCAGCGTGCCTGTAAAGAAATCGGATTATAGCAAATACTGTTGGTAAACAACGGAAAGGAAACGCAAATGGCTATGACAACATACTTCTACGTTGACAACGGAAAGTCACATATGGTGATGACCGACAACAAAATGGAAATCGAACACGCAAGAGTTAGATACGGAAACGTGTTCTTCAACAAAAAAGACGCAGACGCTTTCGCTAATCAACCGCAACCGAAACGCGTTCGTCACTTGACGGATGAAGAACGGAAACAATGGGAACTTGAGCAAATGGCGTACGGAAAGAGCCAGACACCCGTAAGGGAAAAGGCAATAACGGAAATGACACCGTACGAACGCCTTGTTGCAGAGTTTGAGTTTGCTGCCCAATACGAAAATTGGTCGGAAACGGAATATAGACGGAAACGTAAAGCGTTCGATAGCAGACATTGGTACGAACGCAAACAATATGAGCGTGCAAGCGCATAGATGTTAGATACAACGGAAAGGCGGTGATGCCGTGGCAACCATAGAATACACACGTATCTTGGAATTTGATACAGTAGACAAGGCAAAAGAAGCCCTTGAGCGTATGCTTAACGAACACGGAAACGATTCAACGTACATAATAAGCAACGCAATTCAAACGGACGACAAAGTGATGTACTTTGAGCTGAACAACGGAAAACTATCAAAGACCGCAGACGTAAAGCACGTCGGAAAATGGAAACGCGGGTTTGATGAACGGTTTATGGGGGACAAAATATGAAAGGATATTATACGGGATATGCATACATGGGTTGGACAGGGAAATCATACAGGGCTTTTTCAAGCGAAGAAGAATATCGCGAGTGGTATGAAGAAAACGTGTACGATCCGGAATATTTGTAGGGAAAGGAGATAATATGATTATTACATACGAAATCGAAAAGACCACCACGATAAAGGTGGCATCTTTGGAAACTTTGGTTTATAAAACGCATACTGATGTTATTAAGTATATCGACAAAAAACGGAAAGATGTGCTTGAGGAATTTCGTAAAATGACAAAGGCATATTCTGGTTGGAATATAGATGAGTATGATGTTGATAATACTTGTCCGTCTTATGTTGCCCACACTACAACCAACACATCGAGCAAAAAGGTTGAAATCTATATGCGTTCTGCGATGTATTACGAGAACGATTACGAGGGTATGATGTAGGAAAGGAAGTGATTAAATGGGAACACCTAACAGAAAGAGAACGGAAACAGACTTTGTGACGGCTTATTGTTACTGCTACGGCACAAGCAGAGCGAAAGCAAAGGAAGTATATAAACGCGCAGATAACTCTTATATCAACGCCGTGATAGCGTCTTTTGAGAAAGATGTGATGTCGGCGTTTTGTGAAGATTAAGAAAGGTGGTGACGGTATGTACGCATACGTTTTAACCAACAAAGATACAAACGAAATACTTGGAATATACGCAACGCAAACAGCAGCAGACTATGATGACACAAGCGACGACAAGTTTGCGAACATCAACACACGAACGGAAAGAATTTTTGTGCAGAACGATTTAAGTCAACTTGCACACAGAATAACGCTTGCGATGGAGCAATTCGATCCTTATGACTTCGCAGATAGCGGTTATACGATAGAAGAAGCAGACGCGGAAAATTTGCGGATGTTGATGGAAGAACCAACGGAAATCATCAAAGGTTTATTAGACGCTATGGAAGAACTAATGGCGTAAAGGAGGTGCGATATGCCGAAAGCAATTTTCATCTGGGAACTTCCCAAAACGGAACGACTGACATATTACAAGCGCATTAAAGCGAAACTAATCGAAGAAAACGCGTTCTCTTATGAGAACCTTACAGACGCTATGAGCAATAAAATCGTAGATTTACCCTACGATATAATGTAGACCGAAAGGAAGTGATGATATGCCACTACAAAAACCCGTTGCGAGATTTGTATTCGGTTCTTTTGAATATCGCGTGTGTTATTCCGTGTACGAGAACGACGGAAAGTTTGAAGTCCAATGGCACACCGACGACGAAGGCGGTTGTTTTGGAAAGCCGTTCGACACTTTAAACGACGCATATATGGCGATTCTTAATCGCTTCAGAACAATATAACACGGGGAGGTGTTTTTATGAGAGAGATACCTATTCTCAACGGAAATGGCGGAACAATATATCTGCCAGAGGTGTTCTGTCCGCTGACTTGAACACGCAATAATTGAATAAGATGTCTGCGCTAACGGACACGCATACGGGCATGATCGAAAAAATGGGAGGACACATTATGAAATCCAAAAAAATTTACACGCTTAACTTGACTATCGAAGAACATTGGACACAAGACGAAGAAACGGAAGGCGTTGACATTAACGACTATGTTCGCGGTGTGTTTACATCTCTTGACAAGGCAATAGACGGCGCAAATTCAGTAATGGAAAGCGACGAGGATGATACAAAGGGAATCTTCATAATGGAATACGATACGGATAAAGTATCGTCGGGAAGATGTGTTGTGGGCTGGCTTAACGAAAACGGAAAGTTTTGGAAGTATTTTGAAGTAAAAGACGAAAAGCACTTTCTTTATAACCCAGACGGCAGTCCGTATTGTTCATACAAAAAGGAAGATTAAGGAGGAAACGGGAATGCGTAACGAAAAAAAGAAAACGATTAAAGGCTTTAGAAAACAACTGAATACGATTAAGAGAAACTATATGTCAACTGGCGATCCGGAATACGCTATGCAGATGTCCGCTATTCAGGGCGTGATGTATGGGGCGTTCGAGCCGACAAGGCATTTTAAGTAAGAATAAACATAGGAGGCACGTATGAATATTTATGCGTATCAAGAAAAAAGTAACGGACGCGGAATGATTCACAACAAAATGCCGAATTTATGTTTCGGCTTTCATTATCTTCACGGAAAACTTGAAGACATGAACGGTTGTGACCTTTTTGGGATTCGCAAAAAAGACGAAGAAAAGCTAACCAAACGCAAAAAGGGTTGCGAAAGAGTAACAGTCATATTCCCTGACGGAAATAAAACAGATGCAGACTTTTATTTTTGGACGCCAAAATATCAGGTGCATATTAAAGGTCTGGTTGTATTGCCAGACGATAATGACGCGGTGGAATATGCTACGGACTGCTATTACGCAGATGCAGCGGACATATAAGGAGGTATGATATGCTGAATTATCACAGAAATGCAGACACGAACGTGTTGACCATTTACGAAGGACGTCGTGTGCTTTGTACCTTTTCGGATGTATTTGACGACGACGAAGCGAAAAGACTGTTCAAGGAAACCGCGTACGAGTACAACCAAGAACATCAGCCCAAGTATGATGACGTCGAAGTGGCATACGATTGGTCTAATCCGTTCGGAGTTAAGGTTGACGGAAAAAGACTATCGATCAACACGCTTGAACTTATAAAGAACTATGTACGCGCTTCGGAAATCGCAGATTTTTTGTGGAACGAATTTCCTAAAATACCCACAATGGAAGAAGCATTAGATTTAGCCGTAGAAATTCGCGACTTGACTTATGAAGACGTCCCGGAAAGCGACGCCATAGCCGAAGTGCTTGACAAGTACGGATATTTGGAGGAGGTAGAAGATGAGTAGTGTTAGAGTAACGCAACCCTTATATAGAGTTGCCGTTGAATATACAGACGAGGGGAACTATCGGACATACGAATACTCATATTACAGCGACTATGACAAGGCTTCAAAGGTAGTTGAACATATAAAACAATATCGGTATATCCGTATGCAGTATGGCGCAACAAAGATAACGCTCCCGCACCCGATTACGCGTGTCATTTTTGAAGAAGTAGGAGTGTTTGACAGACCGTTTGCGTACGGAAGATTTGCGGAGGAGTGGTAAAAATGAAAGAGAAATTTAAAGGTTTTTGTTTCTTAAGTATTATGCCGTTGGTTATTTTATCGGCGGTATTTTTTGATAGCGGAATTACGAACGGATATGAAGTTATGCTTTTGCTTGGCTTTTTGAGTTTTATTATCGCAGCGTTTAATTTCGCAACGGTGCTGATATTAGGGAATTAAGGAGGATAAAAAATGAGTTATTGGACTTATGTTAGGGGGTACATTAAAGTAGATTGCGTTGGTAGAACACAGCCCGAAATCGAGTATATTCTTAAAAGTATTTTAGACCATATGCCACGCATTACTGGTTCAGAGGGAGACGTAACTGTCCACATAGTAAAGGCAGATGGTCACTCTTGTTCATCAAGTTGTGATGAGTATGATGATTGCACTAACAATCTAACTGATTGGTACGGAAATAAATCTTATGAAAGAGGTTGGTTAAGAACACAACCGAGATTTTATTTGCTTCTTGAGGGTTCATTAAGGGACAGACACTTCGAACAGACACACAGGGAAACAATGAAATTCTTATGCAGACTGGCAAAAAGAATTTCTGTTGAAGATATACTAATTAAAGTGCAAGGCTATCAGCAGAACGCAATAATAGATAACGCAAAACCTTTTAAAGAAATGAACGAAATGCCGAGTTGGTGTAATGATACTCACGAACCTGCTTGGTGGGAACATCTTATGTGGAACAGATACAAAGACTCCGCACTACCATTAAGTTTATTAGTCAAATATTATTATGACGAAGAAGCAGACGCAGAGTGGGACAAACAATTTAAAGTTAAGGAGAATAAAAACGGAGGTGGATGCCATGAATAGCAAAGGCAAAAGACAGTATTACAGATATATGGGTAACAGCGACGGATCGGGATGTCCGTATGGCATTGTGTTTAAATGCTACACAGACGAAGAATACGAATACTACAAACAATTTTACAGATTAGTGCCTGAAGTCAAATCAAGTACAAAGGCAAAACGCATAGCGATAGCAAAGGCGTCGTTGGCTATCGCGGGCATGATATGTGGAATTTCTAGAGGTGGATATGCAATAACGGAGGACAGATTATGATAGTCTACGAAGCGCGTTATTATGGTGGAGAATACGAAGATAAATTTGACAATTCACTTGGCATTTATGATGACTTGCAACTTGCGGTGGAGAAATGCCTGCGAACAATGGAACGCTTTCAGAAATCAACGTGGGATGACGTAGATTATATAGAACATAAGGAAACACGTTGCTTCTATATTCATGCGTGGGAAGTAAATGTTGGTATGTCGGAGCGCAATATACGCATTTGGCGTCGTCGAAAAGACGGAAAATTCTTTGACATCCCCGATACAGACGAAGAAGAAGAAGACGAATACGATCCGTGGACAGATAAAGAGGAGGAAAAATAATGACAGTATATCAGGTAAAACATTTATATGATACAGATGGCGGCTTCGGAGATGCAGTCGGATGTTCAGACACAATAGCGATTTTTTTGCAGCTGGAAGACGCGGAAGCATTTAAGAAAAAGTACGAAAAGCCACACGCTTACGACAAACCTTATTCATACTTATTCTGCGGAGAGTTAGAGGTTGTGGAAATGGAAGTACAGGAATCAATAAACGACATCAGCGAAAACGACGAAAAGTATTTTTGGTGGTTGCATAATCGCGAAATTGAGATAGTACATGACGAAGATGACGATTATTGGGATGACGACGACGAGGAGGATGACGAAGATGAGTAGAATTATTGCGGTTTTTGAAACAACATTAGATTTAGGCAAAATTAACTACTTAAAGAACGGAAAAAAATCTTGTCCCGTGGAAGTATTAATGGAACTGACTTTAAGAGCCAATGCTGAAGGCACGGAGTATTGGGAATTTACTGCGGTGGGGGACATCTTAAACCATTTAGGCACGAAGATATACCACGCTGGACAATGCCTTGATACCATTGCGGAATTTAGGATCGACAATAAAGACTTCCGCAAGGTATATGACTGGTGGAAAAAGTATCATCTCAACAGTATGAACGCTGGAACGCGTGAACAAATGGAGGCACTTGCGGAATATCGCAAGGCAAACCCGGAGCGTTCTACTTACAAGGATGAATGCGATTATCTTGAGAGTTTAGACCTTTACGAAGTGAAGTTCTTTGGTCACACCGAGAAAAAGAAATACAACGGAGAGTTGTATCGCTATGGCTCTGGTTGGGTTATCAACTTCATTCCCGACGAAGTGGTTGAAGAAATGAAAGACTTCGTCGGAACACACAATGGAACTGTCACGCTTTATGACGAAGAAGGACGGAAGACAGACGTAACAAAAAAAGTTTTCAAGGAGGTAGTGTAGTATGGTTAAGAGATTTGAGTTAGAAGCAGGTAAACGACAGTCGTTTTATGGCAAATGTTACGTCGAACAAGACGGAAACACTTGCACCTTGTACTCATACAATAGCCGTGTAATGGCGATAAACGTCGTTACAAGGGAGATTTGGAAGTACAGCGCATATAACTATTCGCAGACCACAAGACGCCATCAGAAAGCGTTCTGCGAGTTTTACGACATAACGGAAGAAGAACTTAAAAATGCTTATTAAGGAGGTATGCGTCCTATGAGAAAAGAATTACAGGCTTTCGAGATTTGGATGGGTAACGAGAGAGATTGTCCCAACAGAAAATTCATCCGAGTATCGCGTTGGATTAAGTTGCAGACCAACTACAACCCCAACAAGAGAAACGCATTATGGGATTATGTAACAGACGCGTATGGTTTTCATCCGTATCAAGCCGCCTTTAACGCAAAGGATGGTTTGTTCCTTGATTTCTTTAGGTTCAACGGAACCACCTATGCGCTTGAACAGTTTATCCGCTTTGGCAGTATTGCGGACTCAATAGGACACGCCGAAGGATATATCGAAGATAAACTGAAGCATTTTCTCTGCGGCTATGACGCAAACGATTACTTTCATCCGTTGTATATCGAATTTGATGAGTGGGGAGAATACGTCAGATTATATGTTTGTGAGGAGGGTAGATGATATGGAGTTTTATAGCATTGACAAAAATATGCTTGACAATGAAGTAGGAGATACGGTGTGTGTCATATTGACGATGGATGATTATGACTGGGCAACATACAACCTAAAGATGCATTTTCGTATCAAAGATGGGGCTATACTTGTTCTTGAAGAAGAATATTCTGCGTTTGATACAGCAGATTACAAGCTTAAGAGAATCGAAGGCGACACCATAACAGAAACCAAGTTTAGCGCGACTTCTGAATGGGCGACACGGCATATCAAACAGAATTTGAACAGACATTTAGACGTCTTTGACAAGGCAGAGTGGTTTATTGGCGATACGGATTTGTTTATTGACCAGTACAACGACATTATTGCCTTATTATGTGTCGCAGAACAGAACGCACCCCAAACAAAAACATATACGAAGGGAGAAAATGACAATGATTAAACATATTATTAGACAAGTGCCAGACGAACACGCTGACTGGAGATTTTATTTTGATGGGGACTGTTTCAATGAAAACAGCGGGGATTATAACAACACTATTTTCCCGAGAACGTGGGATCATCATAGGTGGTGGGCTTGTGTAAACGAAGATGAATTTAAGACCATCCACAATGAAATGGTAGATGTCTTTTATGATGTCAACGAGAACATTGGCTACGGCTACAAGAACGTAAAGGAAGTTATGCACGATTATAAGTTGCCATATAATCCGAAAAGCGCTCACGAGTTAAAGGTAATTGCCGAACTTGACTATGACGATTCGGAAGTTATCGCAAGATATATGACAATTAAGACGGGCAAAAAATGGGATGTTGCTGGAGGTAATGGATATTGTCAGGGCGACTTTTGTGAGATGGTTTACTGTACGGAAAACTACGACGAAAAAGCCGCAAAGGTTCTTGTTGATATGGTGCTTGGTTGCGGTCACGAATATGGAATTATCGAAGTCGACGAAGACGGTAACGAAGGAGAATCTTGTTGGGGCTTCTTTGTAACCGACACAGAAGCGTGGAGAGATGAAGACATTAAGGCTCTTATTTGCGACCGTGAAGGACTTAATCCCGAAGAAACGCAACTCGAAATGGTTGACGGAAGTACAACGCACGTAACATATTCATACAGAACAGCATAAGGAGGTCATAAGGAAATAATTATGAGAGAGATTTGGATTATTGGTTGCGGTGGTTCAGACGCTGACGGCGTTGGCTTTGAGTTTGCGGTCGGGGATGTTGACGACATTAAACAGATTCTGTTTGACAAGGTAGAGCGTGACAGAGAGTACGACGAGGAAAATTGGACTCACGGCACGGAAAGTGTTGACGAAGTCGCAGAAAGAGTGACTGGCACAGTATATGCGTTCAGTTGCTTTAACGATTATCATATCGACTATGAAGCAAAACCTTTAAGAACGATCACAATGGATGCTTGTATTTAAGGAGGTATAAGTATGGAACCCATCTACACAAGAAAAGTTGGTAATGCAGTAATTAAAGTCTACGAAGACTTGACCGACATTAACACATCTTTGTTGTTGCCGTCTGGTTTAATGATAGCAACGTATGAAGATGACACCACGGAAACCTATCTGTCTTACGAAGTACAGGGCGAAATCGACATACAGTTTAAGGGCGACTGGTATGAAGACCCGACCGAATACCCCGACGAATTAGTCGAAATGCTTAAAAACGGAGCGGCTGGAAATGAAGACATAGTTGTTATTGAAAACAACTGGTTCGAGGGGATGTTTTGGAGCGACAAGGGATGGTGCGGTACTTGTTTTTGTTCGGATGTGGTAGACATTGAAGGGATGTCGCCCGAACAGATGGCAGATGATATACAGGAGTGGGCTAAAGCATAATAAGGAGGTGCATTATGGATAATTTAATCATTAGGGAATTGACACCCGAAGACATTGCAAAAATGGAAAGAAATATTTTCCACGAAGACAAGGCAGAAACGGTCGCCAGACTGTTTGACACTCTCAAAACAACGAGAGCATTTCATAACATCTTAACAGATATGACTTATGAAGAGCGCGACAACGGAGATGAAACCGTGACGTGCTTTTTTAAGTATAGCAGCGGTTCGGCTGACGCCGTTCGCATTAACGTAACGGCAGATTCTTGCGTGGCTTTAATACAGGACGTGTGGAAGCGCCTTTACGAAATGATTTAACAACTGAATAAGGGAGTCGCTCAATAAGTGGAAGTGCGATAAGAAACGTAAACAATTTATTTTATAAGGAGAACAAAACTATGCAGAAATTTATTGATGATTTATTTAACATTATGTCAGAGAGATTTGACGGAACAATTACAAAAAGGATGATAAGCAGAGCAAATGTCGGAGAAACGACTGGGTTTGTGCTGCGCAAAGAAGGAAGTAACTGCGCGCCGACAATTTATGTTGAGAGTTATTATGACGCTTACGCCTCCGGCTATGCAACAGTAGAAGAAATCGCAGATGAGATTTTCAAATCGATCGATGAAAATCCCGAACCTACCACAGATGTAGACATTAACCAGCTTACCAACTGGGAGTTTGTCAAAGACAAGATTAGACCCGTGTTAATTTCAACTGTCGGAAACGAAGAATACATTAAGAATTTGGCATATTCCAAGACTCGAACCGACCTTGTTATTCTCTACCAGATTGAGTTAGTGAATGACGGAAACGCTTGCCAGTGCATTAAGATTCAGAAAGCCGCATTAAAGATATACGGAGTTACAGTAACGGAACTCAAAAAGGTAGCATTTCAGAATTTGGATGGACACATCAGATTCTTAAATATGGCTCAGGAATTAGGTTTCCTTCTTGGCGCACCCGAAGAAGAAGAAATGGAAGATTTTCCCATGTGGGTATTGTCCAATGATGCTAAAACTTACGGAGCAGCGGCTATCTTCTCAAGCAAGGCAATGAAAGAAGTCACCACAAAAATGAAGACGAACCAGTTATATATTTTGCCGTCATCTATTCACGAAGTAATAATCTTGGACGCCACAAAGCCCGACACCGCAGGAAAGACAGAAGAATTAAAGGCAATGGTTAGGGAAGTGAACGCCACACAGGTCGCACCTAAAGACAAACTGTCCGACAATGTGTACTTCTATAACGGAAAGACCATTGAAGTTGTAGAATAATTAAATCGGGGCGGGTAACCGCCCCTTTTATTCAAGGAGGTTTATATGAAAACATTATCGCTTCAGAATTATGGCACAAAACACAAGTTAGTTGTTAGCATTGACAAGTATGCGAACAATGGAAACCTTGCCATTTCACTACTGGAAAAGACGGAGTATGGATATGAGCCGTACGCCTTTCTTACGACCAACACGGGACTGTTCTTGCCCGACGATAACCTCGCAGTTGTCGACACCAATAACTGCCCGTGGGCTGAACGCTTAATCGAGAGATACGGACTGGGCGAGTTCTTCTCGGTAACCGCGTCTGGTTTTTGCAGATACCCCGTTTATTCGTTCGATATGGAAAAGTTAAAAGAGTATGAATTAAAGGAGGCGTAATTCTTATGAAAGAAGTATTTATGCAAGACATTATGGCGGCTTATGAAGAAAATAGAGCCAATGATGAAGATCAGTTTAAATTAGAGAACGGATATATGTAACTAAAGGAGGTGCCTTATGTACACAAAATTAAAAGAAATCTATGTAAAAACAAGGCTGGATATGTTTGCTATGGCGGTCAGTTATCTTATTGATACTGGGTATAGCGCCGTAGAACAGATTACTGACGAAGAAATTGCCGAAATGGAAGGCAACGGACTGATGACAAAAGAATTTGTGCAAGGGCTGGTAAAACTCGCGAGAGAAATCACACGAGCAACCGAACACGGTACGGAAGTCATACAGTTTTGTTCTGCTTTAAGCGTGTTTGAAACCACATACTACACAAACGGAGAACACTTAAATCACAACACGCTCGAAGAAAGCGCCGGGAAACTTCTATCGCACATAGTGTACGACGAAGACATTATTATGCCCAGTTCTTCTGAAGAAGAAACCAAAGAACAGTTAGCGGATTTGCTTGATATAGATATTGAGGACATAGACAAACTGTTAGAAAGGGGGTAAGTGATGGCTCATAATGAGAAACTTGACCAGATTTTAGTTGAGCAAAAGAAAAAGGGCGAAAATTATGCAGACTGGCAGAAAGAACATTATCCCGTCAAGGCTTCTCACACGGCAACAAGGGACTTTGTAATGTCAAGAAGCGTAATGCGAAGATTAGAAATTCAAAAAGGAGAGTAAAATGGCAGATGAGATCAAATGCGAAGTCATAAAAGATTATGGCGTAATTGCAACAAAGGGCGAGTATGAACTTAAACTTCAGAAGGTGGCGTGGAACGGTAGAGAACCCAAATACGACATTCGCGCTTGGAAAGGCGAGAAGTGTGGTAAGGGCGCTACTTTTACAGACGAAGAACTTAAAGGTCTGTATGACAAACTTAAGGAACTCGACAAAAAGGGTATCTTTAAAGAATAAGTGGCCAGCACGCCTCTTAACAATGCGTACCAAGTTTGGTCAGGGGAGCCTTTGGCGCTCCCCTTTTTCTTTCAAGGAGGAACATTATGACAATAGAATACAAGGGACAAGTAAATGTATATCCCTACAAAGGAGATGTCGTGAACATAGAAATCCGCAGATATGGAGTTGATGATTACGAGCTGGTAGATATTGACAACGACACTTCACAGCGTGGGACTTTGATGGATATATTCGATTACATACAACAGTATTAAAAGGAGGTTTTTATGATGCGAATTTGTGGTTGTGTTGATGTTATAGCGGTGGCTTTAAACACTACTTTTGCGTCCGACGAATTACCGAAAATAAATATGCTCGAAAGATGCAAAGAGGATTTTGAATACCGTCTAACTTGCTGGGATAATGACATATTGTTCGACGATTATTATGATATGGCTGACTTCATTGTGGAAACTGAAAATCTTTCCAAAGAAGAGGATGCCATATACGACAAGGCAGACGAGTTATGTGCCTATATCCGCGAACAATGGACAAATAAACTGCCCATTATTACAGAGGTTGAGTTTGGTTCATTAGAGGATGAATGTTGGGTAGACACGATTTATATCGTGGACTGCGATTATAAAGAAATGTACAAACAGATGAAAGAAAAAGAAGGAGAATAAAACTATGGGAAACAGAGCGGTAATTACAACAAAAGAAAACTTTGAGAACAACGGAGTTGGTGTGTATTTGCACTGGAACGGCGGTAGAGATAGCGTTGAAGCGTTTCTTACCTACTGCGCCTTAAAACAGTACAGAGAGCCGGAAACTGATAACTATGGATGGGCAAGATTATGTCAGGTGATCGGAAACTTCTTCGGAGGTACTTGCTCAATAGGTATAGACACAGTCAACAGATTAGACTGCGACAACTACGACAACGGAGTTTATTTTATTGAGAACTGGAAAATCGTAGGCAGAAAATACTTCCGCGGCAGAGAACAGGACGCGTATAGGCTGATAGATATGCTTGTCGAAATTGATGAGAAGCAGCCTAAAGATGAACAGTTGGGCAAAAGAAAAATCGAAGAACTTTTAGGAGGTCTGGAATAATATGGATTTAGTAAAGATTACTTGTTACGGAAAAACAGATGTGATGGAACGCGCTGACGCAATAAAATTATATGCTGAAGGCGTGTTCGCTTGCGAAGGAAGTGAGCGTGAAAGATACGCAACGATACTTGCGGGATTAAATGCCGGGCTTAATGAAGTAAGTGATGAATATTAAGGAGGTGCTTTAATGTTAAGGATTGTTTTTAGGTACAGAGATGAACTGAGCGGATGGGAATGGAGAACCCAGAGATGTACCGTGTCAAGTGTTGATGAGTGCATCCGAATTTATGGTCTAAATGACTGTGATTATGAAATTATAAGCACAGAGGAGGTGTAAATATGGCAGAAATTAAATGCGAAATCAAAAAAGATTTAGGAAGTCTTGGCGGTAAAAAGAAACTGACATATACCGCTTGGAACGGGAACGCTCCGAAGTTTGATATTAGAGACTGGTATGAGAACGGCAATGCTGGAAAGGGCGTGACTTTGGACAAGGCAGAGTTGGAAAGCCTTTATAAATTATTGCAGACCGTCTTTGAGTCAGCCGAAGAGGAAACAGAAGAAGTAATCGAAAATCCTTGGGATGAAGAAGAAGCGAAGCCCGCACCGAAAGATAAAACACTGGAACTTTTAAACAAATATCCCGACGAGGTACAGCAGAAATTTGACGCCCTTGATGAATTATTTAAAGGCTTTACGGTTGAAAAGGCATACGGCAAAATGCCCTTTGCAGACGGAAACAGACTTCAGTATTCAGTCAAGAAAGGAAAGTTTCCGATATATGAAAGCACGTTGACAAAGTTAGGACTTAATTGGTTCATAACAGATATTGGTAACTTATATATTTATACACTGTAGGAGGTGATAATATGCCGAACTGGGTTTACAACGATTTAACAATTAAAAAAGAAGACAGAGCATTTGTATTAGATGTTGAAGGAAACCCTGACTTTAATGTTCTTTGTCCTATGGCACAGTCTTTGTGCGACACCATTTCTCCCGTAAGAAAAGATGCAATTTATCTTTACTTGTCAGAGAAGTGTACAAAGGGAGTTCATCATACATTGATCGAAAAGCACGACATACGTCCTGAAGATGTCAAGGCTGCAAGAGAACTTCTTGAAGAAACCGAACCTCAATTCAGCAATTTAGGTTCATGGAGCGACAGAAAGAAGATTCCCCACGAAGAATACGTGGAAGAATATTATACCATCGGTAAGAACTATGTAGAGAATCTAGAAAACTACGGAACATATACGTGGTATGATTGGGCTAACAGAAACTGGGGAACAAAATGGAATGCGGGCGACGGTTACGTAGAAGAAGTCGGAGATTATTTACACATCCATTTCGATACCGCTTGGTGCTACCCTGATGGTTGGCTTTTTGCGCTTTCAAAGAAGTGCCACTTCCACTTGGCTTGGGAAGAAGAACAGGGCTACCGCGGAATTGTCTACAACAACGAAGATGGTTGGGGAGAAGTCGATTTGCCTATGCTTGAGTGGGAAGAAGATGAATACGGAGATTGTGTGCAGTCCGAAGACGAGTATGGCGACGACTGGATATATGTCGACATTGATACCGTATTCCCCGACTATCCTAAACGAGTGTAAAAAATGAATGATGATTAAGGAGGTGTAGTATGGCAAGATATAGAGTAATGATTGAGTATGAATATCCCGAAAAGGAAATCCCTATTAACAACAACTCAACAATGATCGGTCACTATCGACCAGACGACGTCATTGTTAAAATCGGATGCGATTTTGTAAGTGCAACGGTTTTGGATAATCAAATGGCAGTAATGCAGGAGGAAGATTATGACGATTTTCAATAAATCTGAGTATACTAAGGAGGATAACACTATGAGCGGATTAGAGAAGTTTAAAACAGAGATTCAGGCAGAAGTCGACAAGGCTTCGGATGAAGCGAAACAGAATGCTCAGGCTCAGGCAAACACCATTATTGCTCATCTTGAGAGCGTGTGTGATGCAGAGTATGACGGTCTACTGAATCAGCCTCACAAATCATTCCGTAGAATGTGGATATTTGTGAGAGAAAAGGCAAGGGAAAGAGCCGTAGATGGTTGCGCTTTTATTGATGACGCAACAGTGTTCGGGTGGATCGACGAATATGTTGGGCTTGACGACAAAGAAGAAGTTGAAGCAGAAGAAAAGACAGAAAAGGAAAAGGCAAATAAAAAGCCCGCAAAGAAAACTGCTGCCAAGCCGACAAAAAAGACCGAGAAGTTTGATGTCGAAAAGGAAATCAAGAACGTACAGGCAGAGATTAAGAAACAGCACAAGATTTCTGAGGCAAGGCAGATGAGCATATTTGATTTGATGTAGGAGGTGGTTCTATGAAATTGACCGCGTCAATGAAAAAGTTTCTGAAAAATGATGTCGTACCGAACTACATTATCTATTCAAGAGATGAGCAGTATGCATATTGTACGCATTGTCAGAAAGAAGTAACCATTGAATTTAAAGGCACAAGGCCCGGAAGAAAGATACAGTGTCCTTCTTGTAAGAAGATGACAACGCTCAAAGCAAAAGGAAAGACAAAAAATTCTTTCTTTGACAGTGGCGTTGGTATCATTATGGAGAAACTTGACGAAGTCATTATCCATTATTACGACGTTAACAAGACATACCACAAAGATGGAACGCTTGCTTACTGCGACATCCACGAATGTTTGAGAGAGTCGTTCGACGAGAATGGTTTAATAGAAGCGTGGGATAATTCGTGGTCATACGGCTGGAAGAAATGCAGAATAAATGAATATTCCACATACACTACCGCCAAAGGAGAGCCAGTATTACACATCAACACTAATTGGCAACACACAAATATATACACAAAGAACATTAAAGATGTCATCGTCGGAACCGCTTGGGAAAAGAGCTGTATGGATGGCATTTTCAAACTTAAAACGGAGAATTATTACTGGCGCAACATTAGAAATTTCCTTTTGAGTTATCCTAAAACAAAAATAGACGAATATCTCTACAAGGTAGGGTTCTATGAACTTGCTTCTTGTTCGGTGTTTGGTTATTTACCCGAAAGGGCATCTGAAAAGACATTGCCCGAAATGCTTATGGTCAGCAAAGAACATTATAAAGCAATGCTGAAGCAAGGGAATCCTACTTATGACGAGTTGCGCAAACGTCAGAGAATGACGCAGTATAACTTCCCTGAATGTGACTGGGAAATCTTTAAAAAATATTTTGAAGACCACTCATATTACGATCCGTTCGGTACAACAACATGGGACGAAATCAAAAAGTATTTTCCCAAAACGCTTCATCAGTTCGGGAAGTATGCTAATACTATCCCGGGCTTTGACACAAAATATTACAGAGATTATCTGGATATGTGCCACCAGTTAGGTTATGACTTAAACAATACATTCGTTTTATTCCCCAGAGATTTGAACCAAGCACACGATTTATGTGTTGACGCAATTAACAGAAGAAACGAACGCAAAGCAAAGAGAGAAGCACGCAAGCAAGCAAAGAACTATGAGTCTTTAAGACAGAAATATGTTGAGCAGTATTCATACGACAAAGGAAACTTATCTATCATAGTTCCCGAAGATACGGAGGCAATAAGCAAAGAAGGTCAGGCTCTGCGCCATTGCGTTGGCTCTTATGTTTCAAGAGTGGCAAACGGCGAAACAATTATTCTCTTTGTGAGAAGAAAGAAATCTCTGAAAAAATCTTACTACACTATGGAAGTGAAGAACGGAGAAATCGTTCAGTGCAGAGGTTTTAAGAACGATGACTGCAACGCAGAAGTCAAAAGATTCATTAAGTCTTTTGCAAGGGACACTCATTTAAGAATGGGAGATATAGCATAAAGGAGGTGTAACAATGGTAAAATATGCTTACGACATCACGCTTGATGGAAAACACGTTGGAGATAGCGGAGATATATGGTTTGATACTTTCGAAGAAGCACAAGTAGATTCGGATAATTATATTATCTCTTGTCTAAAAGAAGAATATAAAAGACCGTATCTGGATTTTGTTTGTGAAATCGGTGGCTATGATTTGGATGATGAGGAGGATGAAGAATGATTTTTGTTTTAAGAGATAGTGATTCATTAGACGTTGGAGCAATAATTACGACGGAAGACCCGTGGGGCGATGAACTTCAGGACATCATTGACAAGGTTAAAGAGAAATGGGAAGAAGAAGAATACCCCGACGATTTATTCACAGAGATCATTGAAGCATTGCCGGACAAGTACAAGGTATATGTTGGGATGGACGGCGATTTTGACACGATTTGGTATTAAGGAGGTGTAAATATGAAAAAAGAATTTTATGCAGTTAAGATTTTAGCAAACGGAACAAAGGAACTGGAGAAAAAAGAGGGAGATTATGACACAAGAGGAGTGTTATTCCACAAGGAATCGGACGGATGGGCAGTCACTGATTCTTATACTGGAAGCGTCATCATAGGAAGCCAGCCTACAAAGGAAGACGCAAAGAAAACACTTGCTCAGATGATGCCGAAAGTCAAAAACTTAAGACAGGGCGAAGGCTATCTCAAAGCGGTAATTAATTATCAGGAGAAAGTTGCCAACGCAAAATAGAGGAGGTCAAGGGAGGAAATTCAAAGTGGACGTGATGAATGCAATAACTGATCTGTATGATATGACCGACGAGGAATTTTCTCGTTGGTCAAGTGAACACGGCAACTTGGTCGAGTACAGGTTTGACGCTTATCACGACGTCAAAGTGTACGAAGACGGATATGTAGAGAAATTTTACATAGGAGATTAAAAATGGAACTGGTAGTAAATAAATTAAAACCGTTTAAAACTATCGACTACTTAATGTTCGGACCACACAAAGTTGATGTAATCCACGCCGAATATAACAGAAGCGAATTGACGGCAGAGTTTGACATTGACGATGACGAGAACAACGAGCTTCTGGAAACGATTCTGGATTACGATATAACAGAAGCGGTTCTGTATGACGAAGAACTTGAACCATTTACCGTCCCGGCTGACGAAGTGGCAGAATACTTTGAAACGATTACATTCTACGCAAACGGACACGAGTGCATATATGCAGTATAAAGGAGATTTATATGAAATGGAGAAGCGCACAAAAAAGAGATAAACCTTATCGCGTTGTAAAAGAAACGAGATGCAATGGCAAGTCATATTACACCGTAATATTTCAACCAAAGAACATCGGCACAACTGCTTGTCCTAAAACGAATAACAACAAAGGAGAATAACTTATGAATATGACTAACGCAGACTTTAAAGCAATAGAGAAAGCACTGGCACTGCTGCCACAGGGCGAAGCATTTGACGCTCTTCCTAAAAAAGACCAAGACACCATCATACAAGCAGATATTGTTATGGTTAATCTACTGAGAAAAAAGAAAAAGGATGTGGCAAGACAGGTTGCTTACATCAATAACAAAAGAAAAGAGAATCCGAATTACGGAAGGGGACAGACAATGTATAAACGTAAGACAAGAGATTACTGGAGCATTCATTCGCAGTACGGAGTTGAGTGTAACTGCGACACATATCCCGAAGCAAAGGCAAATAAAAGGGATTATGAAGAAAATGTTGATTATCCTGTGTGGATTGAGAAGCACAGAGAAAGGATAAGTGATTAAATGAATGAATTTATTTGTTGTATCTGCGGCAGAAAAGTAAAAGAATGGGGCAATGATCCGTGGCCCGTTATGTTAGATGATAACGCAAAATGTTGTAACAAGTGTGATTTGGAAGTGGTACTTCCGGCGAGGTTAAAAATGATGGAGGATAAAGATAATGAGTAGAATCGAAGAACTTAAAGATAACATTTATGATTACTTTAGAGAAAACGAAGATGAATTTGTAACTGCAATCGAAGCGCTGGACAGTTATTGTGGATATCTGGGAGATGACCGTGTCGAATATATGGATGCAATTAACGAATTGTTCTGCAACACCGAACCTCTCACTGTTCTTTATCGTGCCTTTTATGGACACGATGGCGATAACTGGTCGACAGATGAGCATGGAGATGTTCACTATGCAGAGTTCAACCCTAATAGAGAATATTTTTACTTCAACGGATATGGAAACTTCGTGTCGACCGATTTCAAAGACTACAGCGACCATCTCGATAAGTATTTTATCGACAAGGTAATTGACGAATTTAATAACATCAAGGACGATTTGCCTTCAGAAGTTGTTGAATGGATCGAAGAAATTGAAAATCTCAAAGTTAACGGAGGTGATGAGGATGAACAGTAAGGAATTATTAGAAAAGTTCCCGACATACGAGGAATACAAAAGAATAAAGCAAGAAGAATTTAATGCTCTGCCTATCTTCTTTGCTTTTAGTAACGACCAGTTCAGAGAAGCAATGGAAAAGCGAGGACTTACTGAAAAAGATACCGACAAGATATACAGTTTCGGAATGGGCGGGTTCTACTTAAGGTCAGACGCTCAAATCATTCGTGATTATATGAACAAAGAAGACGAAATCAATGAACTTATGAACATCCCGGACTTCGCCGTCAGCGCTTTCGAATATGAAATGCACAACCACGAATACGGAATTAACTGGCAAGGAGATTATGACGTCTGCGAATGCTTTGTTCCTTGTTCCTACGGGGATTCAAAAGACTTCGAAGATTATTTGGACGAAGCCGGAAAGTCAGACTGGATTCCATTCTATGCACAAGCAAAAGAAAATTATCACAACTGGGATGCCAACAGAGAGGAGTGATAAATATGACCAAAGAAGAACTTAAAGAATTTCTTGATGAAAAAATAAACGAAGTCTTCCTTGAGTATCAGACAAGAATGGAAATTGAGAGTGGGGACATTCATCCTTTGGAGGCTCTGGCTCTTGACGAACTTGAAGATCAGATGACAGATTTAATATTAAGAGTATGCGAACGCAATATGGGCGTTCGAGATTAAGGAGAAGCGTATGAATGTTATGGTCAGTAAAATAATGGTAAATAAAATCAATGCTTTCTTCAAGAAAGTTGGAACAAATTATCACGCTGCATACGTAGAAATGCCACTTGATAGATATTTGTTATATGTCGGAAGTGGTTATGACAACAGGTTGGATTTTAAGCCGTCGATCAATATGATGAAAGCGATTAGAATTGAATATCCACCTTCAATGTTTGCTATGAACCGCTTTTTAACAACCAACGATTTGTCCAAGATATTTCATAAATGCGACAAGACGTTGGATGGTTTTATGAAAGAGTTGTATGCAGAAGTAGAAATCTAAGGAGGCGCTTATGACTACTGTTAAGTTTTACCGCAACAAAAGAAATGAAAACAAGTATATCGAAGTGCATAACGACGGACATTATCACAACAGCGTAAGACAGTTTATGCTCTGGTCTTGCAGAAAATGGAGAACAGTTCAGTCATTCTGCAAGAACTTCACTGGAGATGGACACTTACATCGCTGGAGAAAATGGCATTTAGATGAACTGCTCGAAGATTACGAACCAGTAACAAAAGAAGAATTACAGAATATGATTATTTAGGAGGTGCGCTATGGCAAGTAAGAAACCGAAAGCAAAATGGTGGTATGTGTTAGTTATGACCGACAAAGGTCCGACATTTGTAACTTATTTAGGAGCAGACAATACTGCAAAATGGGAGAAAGATAAACCTCCCTACGAGATGGGCGAATACTGGGCTATGAATGTAGCAAAAGGATTAACGTGGAATGGCAATATCGCTTATGCGGTGAACAGCGAATTTGATATAACCCATCAGCCTTATCTCTACAGTATGGGACACTTTGAGTGGGTAAGGGAGGAAAAAGATGGTAACGATGAGGACAAGGGAGAATAAAGGCTTTGAAATTCAGTTCTATGATTTTCAGGGCGATTCAAGTTACGTCGTTGCTTGTAAAGACACCGAGGAAGTTGCTCGGTGTCTTTCGCAATGGTGTTGGAGCAGAGTACACGGTAATTGTCCGACCGTATGGTTAGACGGAAAACAATGGATAGGTAATGCATTATGATGAGAATTTATTTAACAGAAGAACAGTGTAGCGTTGGTATTACTGCTTTATATGAAACGATTTCTATGATTCTCAACGGAGAGCTGAGGCCGAACTACGACTGTAGAAAGGTTAAAGTAGGAGATAAAGTAGAAGACGCAATAAGAAACTTTTATGAAAGAGAAGGCTGGGGACTGGCAGACATCAATATGGCGTGGCTTATGTTTGGTCCGAAAGCAGAACTCGAAGGATATGCCGTAGAAGTAGAGGACGGATGGTGTGACGGGAAAAGCGATTAACTCAAGAGAAGCCAACAGATTCCTTAACGACCACGGATTCTTTATAGCGAGAGTCAATGGTAGCCACGCTATTTACAAGGACAACAACGGCAGAACATTTACAATGACGACTGGGGCAATATCTCAAAAAACTTGGAAACGAGAATGTAAAAGATTAGGACTTATGGAGGTTTAAAAATGATTCACGACCAGTGTCCGTTTACCGAAGAAGATATTAAAAGAATTAACCAAACGGAATTGAGAAAAGTAATAGAACAAGTTAAGAAAGATATGAACGGTCCTTTCGCCGGGATATTACACACGAAAGAAGAATATGAAAAAGAAATCGCGTATTTATCACAGTTTTTAAAGGAGGAATAACTATGGGAAGTTTTAGTTGGATGAGAGCAGACAAGACAACAAAAAGAAGTAATTTAACAATGGGCGATCCGTACAAGATACTTGTTCCCGAGGAATACGGTGGCGGTTATATTTATGACAGATATTACGATTATGGATATGTAAACCACGATGGTGATGCATATTATGTAGACGGAAAAGGAAACAAATACGACGATATCGAAGTGATTGCCGATTTGTATGGCATACTTGCTTACTGGAACATGAAACAGTCATTAAGACTGCCGTTAAGAGCAAGGCTTAATGATACACGGCCAATAATGTTACAGATATGGATTGACGGAAATACTTGCGAGCAGGCAACAAGATGTATGGGTATTGATATTGGTTGCTACGACAACCAGATGGATGCATTAGATTATCCGTTAAAACTAGTATCTGCAAGTTACAAAGGCACTTACGAAGAATGTAAAGACGTAAGCCACAGCGATCCGGAACAAGGTTTTTATAAAACATATTGGGAGGATTAATATGAAAGCATTTAAAACTGCAACCAAAGACAGCAAGACTGGGTATGAATTGTATTTGTCCGAAGCCTCATACAATATGGCAGTTGAATGGTTAAACCTAAAAACAAAACAAACTGGTAGGTGTGTTTGGAAATGCAAAGCAGAAGATGACGGCTTGATTCATATCTATGTCGGCAAACAGGAAGGCAACCTTGAAAAGATGTTCTTCTATGATGAAGAACGAGGATATTTATTAGGAGAATAAGGAGGAGCGCTATGAAAGAGATAAGATTTATGATTAATTACGGTGGTTATATCGGTGCAGAAGACGAATATTCAATTTACGTCGACGATGACGCAACCCCGGAAGAAATCGAAGACGCAGTCGAAGAAGAGTTCCTTGACTTGATTAGAGATAATTGCAGATGGGAATATATCGAAGACGAGGAAGAAGACGACGAGGAGGAATAATTATGCCTTTAACCACATCTGAAGTAATCATCAACTTAACAGAAGACATTGAAACCTTATTAGGATATATCAAACACGCTCAGGACGAAGGGTTCGATTTCGGAGAAAGTTTCGAGATGGATTTGAGCGGTATCAACCACGATTTAGAAGTCGTATATGATGAAGATTACTGCGATATAGAATTAATGGAGGACGACGTATGACTCTTGGTAAATTCAGAGAAGAAACCGCGAATCTTTCGGATGACTACGAATTAGTTATGTGCATCCGTGCGAAAACTGGAGAGGTTAAAGACGTGGGAGCAATTAAAGACGTCCCGACAACGAAGACATCTCATGTGGACTTCAGAAAAGAAATCTATATATTTGATTAGGAGGTAGTGCTATGTACAAAACAGTTATTTTTATCGAAACCAGACGTGATGAATATGGAGTAAGTCCGCTTATCGACAGAACAATGACAGCGGGCAGATTAATTGAAACTTTAAGTAACTTTGATGAAGACACCCCGGTCTTACTCAACAACGACAACGGATATACGTACGGTATAATCGACGAAGACACCATAACTGAAGAAGATGTCGACATTGAAGAAGATGAAGATTACGATGAGGATGAAGATTTTAACGAGGGTGAAGCATACGAAGTTTTGCAGGATGAGGAAGATGAAGGAGACGAGGAATAGCCTATGAAAGAAATCACTTTAGATGATGTTAAAGAATTAAGAAAAAAGTTTGACGCCTATACGGAAACGGCAGAGCAGCACGAGTTTCCAATGCTTGCCATTATTGACGGCAAAATGCAAGAAACAATGATGAAATATGAAGAAGCCGGAGAGGTCACAAATCAGGAAGATGCCAGAGCAATGTTCAGAGTGGTGTCAAGAGTTATCGGAGAGAGTCCGAAAGAATATATTGATACGAACGCAATGGAAATCTGTTGGCGAACGGGAGCATATTCTGATGACTGCATTTGCGATGAGTGTATGCACCGAGAAGAATGTTCCGCATCCAATGTAGACAATGATGACGAGGAGTGATAAAATAATGCTAACTAATTTACCAAGGGATAAATCGGTAATGGTTCCGGCCGCAGATTTGGTTTCCGAATATGTACAGAAAAGCCGTCTTGAAGAAATAAAACACATTAGACAGAAGGTAAATAACATTTTGGGAGACGCCAGATTTGATACCGGGCTTGATAAAAGAACGTATGGCATCATTAAGGCTCGTTTAGACACGATGTTTGAAGACAGGTACGAATCGATCAGGGAGGAAAGATATGGGACAGATAATAACTCTTAAAAATGGAGAACAAAAATCTATACTTAATATGTCTGACGTAATGGACATCGTTGCATTTCATCTCGGAACCGAAATAACGGACTGCATTACAAGTGAATTTGCAGAGTGGGAAGCCGAACTTGAGTACGCTAATGATGTCAAAAAAGATTATGAGGATGAGTGCGGACGATATGCCACGGCAATATGCAAAGCACAAACCGAATTAGAACTTACCCTAAAGAAATTGACCAACTTCAAAGGCAACATTGCTCCGACAATGCAAAAAGAATATAGTTCACTGCTTGATGAAATTTCTCAGGTCAGAGATTTGCTGGAGGAAACATAATGGATATATATATGATTGCTTATATAGCATTAATAGTTGTGCTTATCATAATCGGCTTTTCAATTATTTCATTCTTGACAATTATATTTGTAGCGGTGTTGTTTATAATCTTATTGAGCATTAAGATTTTATTGAACATGGATGACGTAATATAAGGAGGTCTGTTATGAAAGAATATGACATCAAATACAGAATGACCGGGGCTAAAAAAATAACTCTGGTCGCCGACTCTAAAGAAGATGCTGTCGAAGAATTGGCACGAATTATCAACGGAGAGAAAACCGTACACGAAGAAAACAATTGGATCGATATGTGGTTTCTTCTGGATATGGAATGGGATTACGATTATCCCATAGAGGACGACATGGAAAAATTAAGAATTAAAATAACCGAGCGCAGTGGTATTTATACTGCGACATTGCAGATGAGATACGCAGACGAAAGATGGTTTGATTCGGATGATTTCTACGGTAGAGGCATTAGCCGTAGAGACGCTATGAGCAATTTAAGACAGATTGTTCGTAATCACATTGAATTTTTAAATCAAAATCTTCTGGATAACGACGACATCACGGTTGTCGACCAGAACGGCGGTCGGTTTGAAGATTACGAACTATAAAGGAGATTAATTATGTATTGCTTGGAACTATTTATTTTAGGAAAGAAATCTTTTGAAATAACAGTTGACTCACCAGACGAAGCGCTGGTTGTTAATAATGCCATTGCAGATTTCGTTGATTACGCAATGGAAAACGGAATTATATCCAAAGACTTTGAGTATTATCCCCATCTTTCCGAATACGACGAAAGCATTGGAGAGTGGGTAACTTGGTATGATGAAGACGGACGTGATTTTAATGAACATTTTTCAGGAGATTAAATATGGCAAAACCAATACCGTGTGAAATAATATTTAATACCCGCTGGGGATATGAAATGCAGCCTATAAAATGTGCCAGCATTGCAGAGGCTTTAAGGGAAGCAAAGGAACAGGGTATGGCTTTTAGAATCGTAGTCAACGGAAAGGTTGTAAGAACTGGATGGTTCGTATAGGAGGAACATTATGAAAGCATATTATAGTTGTTATTATGACGGTAATGAATGCGAAAAGGCGATTCCGAAGTTTAATGACGAAGGATATTTAATCCCGGAATCCAATAAAGAAATCAAAAAGAAATACTCTCACATCATTTCAGAACATACTCTGGAAGAGGGCTGGGATATTTGTGATAACTGCCCCAGAAACTTCTCTATGAGCGGTTGTTGTCACGGAAACTTAAAAATGGGAGAATGATTATGACAATTGAAAGCGCAATTAGAATGTTATGTGAACTCTATGGTAAGGCGCTAACAGATCAGAGAATTAACAAACCAATATCCTATGCCTTATATCATACGTGGGAATATTTTGACGCAAGAGAAGATAAAAAAGAAAAAAAAGATAAGCCGACTAAAAAAGACGAATTGCCCAAGACATTTTACTTGGCTTAAAGGAGATTAATATGAGCGCATATCAAGATGATTTGAATGATTATGCTTACGAGTTATGGGCGAGCAGAGATGAAATGAACACGGACAGATGGAGAGAAGACCTAGCGGAACAAGGGATATGGCTATCTCAAACCGGGCCGATTTACATAACAGACATGACCACATCTCATATAGAAAACTGTTTGAATTTCATCAAGGGAACAAAAAACGAAAAAGTTTACACACCCTTATTTAAAGCGGAATTAAAACGGAGAGGAGAAATATAAATGAATTTTGATTACAGAAAAGTCATACACGGAATTGAGTTAACCGAGAAAGAAGCAAAGATATTATATGATGCAGAAGAAATCTTAACTACTGCTCACAACAAATTAAATAATGTCGACGGAACGGAAATAGACGAAGATTTAATTCCGTCTATTGATAAAGCTCTGTACCCATTAGCCGAATGTAATGCAAGACTTAATGTCCGTATAACATTAGGAGTAGATTAAGAGTAGATTAGGAGGTAATTATGCAGGGCAGAGTAGAGAATGAAATAAAAACATTCAAGGCAGCAGACGCGGTGGTTAAAAGCCTTCCTCGGTTTGCAAACGAATGGTACTTCAATATGAAAGCGTCAAGAAAGACGGCATCTTCTTGCTATGACTTTGTTAGAAAAATCAGACGCTTCTTGGAATATATAAACGAAGACACAATGAGCGTTAATCCCGAGGACATAACTCTGTATGCTTGTGAAAGTTTTTTAATATCTTGCCAGACAAAAAAAGATGAACACGGAATGGAAGTTTATACGTCCGATTCTTACCAGCAGGGAATGTGGTGTGCATTAAACAGCTTCACAAAGTTCTTAGCAAAGAGAAAATATATAGAATATAACTACATGGAAGACATCGAGAAGCCAAAGAATAGGGATTTGGACAGAATAAACAGCGAAAGAGTTCTGCTGACCCAAAGAGATTTCAACAAAATTCTTTCTGCCGCAAAAGAAGGAAGCAATTATATGGGCGGATTATTGAGCAACAGAGATGTTTTGATTCTCTTGTTGTTTATGACTACTGGTATTAGAAAAACTGCACTATCAGAAATTAATATCGAAGACATTAACTTAGAAGATATGACACTATCGGTTGTCGATAAAGGAAATAAGACGCACATTTACAACCTGAATGATCAAGTAGCAGAGTACCTTGCTAAGTGGCTGAAAGACAGAGAAAAAATCAAAAAGCAAAATTCCCCGTCCGCATTATTTTTACAGAGAGACGGGACAAGGCTTGGCGACGATTCAATATACAACATTGTAAAGCAAAGTTGTTATAAAGGAATTGGCAAAAAATTATCACCGCACAAATTACGTTCTGGATTCTGTTCCATCCTTTATAGCAAAACTCACGATGTTGAATTTGTAAGACGTGTGGTAGGCCATTCTAATATACAAACAACTCAAAGATACATTAAGACAGAAGAAGAAGAACGCAAACGAGCCGCAAAAATTATGTCTGATTTACTTAACGTATAAACAAGAAAGGTGGTGATGATATGATATTTACGGTATTAAGCATTCTGGGCTTGGATGCTTTCGTTAAAAAACTAAATACGCGTAGCGGAAAATATGACGCGAACGAATATGGAGTATATCGCGACGGCAATGGAAACTACAGGTTGCAGAGTAACGGACACTGGGTCGTTGATACTTATAATGGTTTTGGAGAACACATTATAAAGAATGTAAAAACAGGTGAGACAGAAATAAATATCGACGACATCGAAGCCTATAAACGAAAAGCAGAAGCATTAAAAAATAATCAGAAATATTATCTTTTCCGGCCAGAACATAATCTGTATCATCACGTAGGGAATAACGAAATTAAGGGTCACAGATATGCAAAAGTAAACGGTCCGGGTCTATATGTGGTTAGAATAATTAACTTTAGGCCGAGCAAGACGGAAACAAACCCAATAATAAAATATTATTGCGGAGAGTTCTATATGGATATGGCTTATAACATTTGCGAAGAAACCGAAAGTTCCAGACAAAGAAACATAACCATTTATGGTAATCAATATAATGATATAACGAACTTTATCATTAATAAGGCCAATGAACATATAGGTTATTTTGATAATAAAAGAATGTTTTTCGGTGCGAACAAACCGATCAACTTAAGCGGAGCATTGGAGGATTCTTCTAGGCTCGCGAGCGACTCATTAAAAAGAAGGAGGATAATAACGTGTACAAAGAAATAAAGAAACCTACTATTCGCAAACTGAAAAAAGCACATAATAACCACTTGAAAAATCCTAACTGGGATTTAGGACGCTACATTTTCGGCGCCGATTCCGACATCATAGTGCCGTGGAAGTACGCATATAATTATAACTTTGACCTATTTAAAGAAGACGTATTGCATATATACGCACAACGGAAAAAGCGTGACGAAGAATTAAATCTCAAAGCCAAACAAACGATTCATACATCTATTATTGATGGCAAGTATTATCATCTGGACGAAACAACCACGTCGTTTTACTGTATGATTTTTTACGAAATCTATATGGTTAATGATGTCAAATACTTTATGATGAATTTTATCACGACGCCCGGAAGTAAATATGACGATAAAAAACATTGCATCAATTATTGTGAATACAGCGAAGGCTTCCGTTCTTTAACAAGAAAAGAATATATACAAATGTCAAAAACGGAAGGCAATATAAATCACTCTTATCAAATGGTTCTATCAGAAATGCTTAAACATGATTTATATAATAATTTGGTTGATGCATTCTTGAATAAACCAATATCCGGGAAGTGCAGCGCAGAAGAAGCGTTTTACTTTAATGATTTGTTAGTCAGAGGCAGAACGGAGTTGAGCTTTGATGATTTGTCCGAAGACACAGAATGCGGAAAATATTTTTGCTTTGGTTTGGACGACGACTACCAGTATCAGGTAGAACATGACTTTAAACTTAGCGAATAAGAAAGGAAATCTATGAATTATAAACAAATTCTTGATGACATTATTCACCAATACGAAAGCAAGTATCTATTTGCACCTACGGTTGATGTTCAATCGTTTGCCTTATCTCGACAAGGAGTTATTATATTGGATTTCAACCTGTTAAAAAATCCAAATGCCTTTTTTATTTTTTCTGTTTTACATGAGATAGGTCATTGCGAAACATACAAACCAAAACAAACGAAGGCAACAAGGGAATTTTTAGCAACGCAATGGGCCATAAAGGAATTTAATGCACTGGGATTAAAACTCACTAAATCAAATCAAACTGCTTGGCAAGAATACATATATTCATTCGCCCCAAAGAATAAGAGCAAGTACAAATTAGACTGGAATTTAAAATGAGTTTCACTTTTGACACTTAAAAAGTTGAACTCATTTTTAAAAACCACACAAAAATGATACACAACAAAAAACGAATTGCACTTGAAAGGAGATTTTATGACAGTTGAATTATTTATACCATTAAAAGCAAAACTTAAAAATGGAAGACAAAACCAACCGCTTGAACCAGATAAATTATATGATGTGCATTATATATCTACTGGGCAATCTTATACTACTGTGTATTTTGAAAACAAAGACGACAATTCAGTTCAATGCGGAGTTAATTCAATTCATTTAGATTTTTATATTAAAGATAGGCTGGTAGATATTCAGAGAAGTTATTTGTTTAATCCGTATATTGGACTCAGAGAAATACTTAACGGCGCACCCGCGATATGTTTTATGGACGAAGATTAAAGGAGGCTGTATGGCTACACCAATTATTAAGTGGGCTGGAGGCAAACGACAGCTACTGCCAGAACTTAGAAAGAGAATGCCAAAGGAATTTAATTGGTACTATGAACCGTTTTTTGGCGGAGGCGCTTTGTTCTTTGATATTAACCCTACTGTCGCAGTTATTAATGACGCAAACATACAATTAATGAATGTGTATGAACAAATAAAAAAGAACTGGGTTAACGTATGTTTGCAATTAACGTCATTTGAACATACCTACAACGGAATGACAGACGAAGAAGACCAACTTGAATATTATTTTAAGCTGAGAGAGATGTTTAACAATTGTATAAAAGAGAATGAATTATCATCTCACAGTGCAGCATTGTTCATCTTCTTAAACAAGTCCGGGTATAACGGTTTGTATAGAGTGAACAAAAAAGGTGAGTTTAATGTTCCGTCAGCAAAAAAGAAAACAGTTATTTCTTTTGATGTCGGCAACATAAAAATGGCGTCTAAAGCGCTTCAAACAACTATCATGCACTCTGGAGATTTTACCTATGCTTGTCAGACCGCAAGGAAAGACGACTTTGTATTTTTTGATAGTCCATATTATGATACGTTTGATAATTACCAAGCGTCAGGGTTTACGGAAAAAGATCATTTGCGTTTGGTAAAACTGGCAGACGCACTTACCGATAGCCGAGTAAAATGGATGATGACATACAACGACTGCGATTATATAAAAGCATTATACAAAGGATATTACATTGATGAGGTTGACGTAAGACGCAACATTAATTCAGATGCAACCAAGCGGACCGGGAAAGAGATAATTATTAGAAATTATAAGGAGTAATAATATGGATTATTATGTTGACAGAAACTATTTGTTAGACGCTTTAAACGAAGCGCAAATTGAATATGATGAAAATTATAAGGGGCTTGGCAAGGCAAAGGAAATCGCCTCAAACCTTCCAACCGTAAGCCTAGTCAGAAAATTTGAAAAAATAAACGAAGACATTGAAAACATCAGAGATTTCATAGGGTGCGGTGACAAAGTATATTTCAGCGCTGACGCCGTACACGAGATTATTAACCGCACGATTAAACAATTAAAAGGAGAATGAAATATGAAAACATGCAGAGACTGTGCTTGCGAAAACGTATGCAGCATACGACATAAGTTGGACGAATGTGCGTGCAATGAAGCATTTTTTAAGGTAGATGCGGCTAAGGAACTGACAAAACTAAAATCGCACATCGAACATAAATCGGTTCACATTAATTTGTTTGACAATCTAATGATTGAAAGTTCTGAATTGATTAACTTTATAGACGAAAGAATATCTGATCTGACAAAGCACAGAAGCAAATGTGATGGATGTCATCCATCCTGTAGAGAAGAATGTTACAACTGTGATGATTAAAGCGAGGTGATTAATTATGTGGTATGCATTTAGAATGGACAGTTTTATCACAAGCGCAAAAACAAAGAAAGAATTAATAGCAAATCTGTATGTTGAACAGTATCAAGTTAAAAGAATATCTTGTGGCGCTTATGAATTGCTTACGCCTGCTAGCGATTGTTTAACATATTATTTGTTCGATGGTTTAACAAAAGCGTTTGACAACGGATTTAAAACACAATGGGAAGAGCATTTAGAGTTAGAAGCACTCACAAAATTTTTAAATGATATTGAGAGTGTTGCGCAGAAACACGGGTGGAATATAGGAGCATACGAAAATAAAAGCAAAAAAGAAGATTTAATAGAAGTTGTCTTTATACCTGCTCTCGGTTATGATTCACAGTTCAGAAAGTTTTAGAAGGAGAGAACAATAAATGAGAAATTTTGAAGAAATAATTGTTACATATTATCCCGATCATATGATACCTTATCCCGAATATAAAGGAAAACCATATTTCTCGATTCAGTATGAAGAAAATGGCGAACACCATGTTGGCTATGGTACGTTTAGTCCACAAGTGTTATCAGGTTACATTAAAGATTATTTTAACGGTAGAGCAAGCATTGTTGAAGCACTTGAAAATCAAAAGACAGGACATTGGATAGAGTTAGGGTGTGTTGGAAATGATAATTACGATTTTAAATGTTCAGAGTGCAATCATTCCGACACCCACTCAAAAGCCGTAAAGGT